ATAAGTAATAAAAGGAATTTTGAGACTATATAGATAGTAAAGAATTTAATTAATAAAGCAATATATTATAAATGTCAATTAATTTCTATTGAAGATTTAAATATTAAATCAAGTGATAAAGTGTTTGGTAAGAGATTTAACAAGTTAGTTAATAATTCATGGTGTAGGAATACATTTGTAAATAATTTAATTAAACGATGTAATATATTCAATATAAAGTTATTAAAAGTTAAACCGGAATATAGCTCATTTATTGGTAACTTTTTATACCGTTCATTAAATTTACCTGATATGGTATTAGCGTCAATAGAAATTGGACGTAGAGGATATGAGTTTTATAATCAATATATAAGTAAAACTAAAGAGATAAAAAAGAATATAATTCAACCTGATTTAAATATGTATCAAAGGTTGTACCTTAAGTCATTGGAAGAATTTAAGTTACAACCTACATACAAGGATTTGATTGGACTATATTACTTCTTCAAAAAGTCGAAACTTAAATATCGACTTTCTACAGATTAGTTTAATCTGTAGTTTTACAGATTTTATTCAAATGTAAGTTTAATTACATTTATATAAATTATAAATGTTATAATTTAATACAATAAAATTATTTAAATATATGAAAACTAAATAAAAACATAAGATAAAATAAATTTAATTATGAAAACTAAATTATTGATTTTTTTAATGTGTGCATTCAGTTTTATAGGATTTACTGGATGTTCTACAGAAGTAGAGAACAACAACACTATCATTATTCCAGGTTATAATGGAACTGAGGTGGTGAAGACAGGTTCTAACTTACTTGTCAATGTTGGAGAAAATAAGTATGGTGAGAAAACACAAGCGTTATCAAGAGTAAAAGCAATAACACGTGCATCTGTTGATAAATCAACTATTTCGATTACAACAGATGATCAAATTAATACACCTACAATTGGTTTGTATTCAAACTATGCATGGAATACTTACACTAATGGTCAGCAAATCTATGTTGGTGCAAGCAATGGTTATCTTTTTGCAACAACATCATTGACAACACCTTACAAAACCGAATGGAATGTTAATAATACCATAAGTAATGGTGTACTTACATTGACATCACAGATGTTGGATGACAAATATGCTAAGCCTGTTCCTGTGACATTCTGGGGTAATCATTCATTAGTAACATCAAGTGTAGAAAAAACAATCTTTGATCCTAATGATAATGATTGGAAGAATATGGCAGTGACAAGTACAACAAAGTCTGTTGCTATCTCAAAGTCTATTGAATACGCAAATTCAGCTGTTAGAATGAATTTGACATTAGGAACAGAAGGTGTTCTTTGTTGGTATGACAAGTATGATACATCAAAAGATGAAGCTGATGTTACAACAGTAAAGATAACAGAAGATAATATCAATACTATGCCAACTTCTGAGACAAAGACTTATGAAGTAAATGGTAAACAATATAAAATTATCAATATTGATAATATTGGTAGCAAGACCGTAGGAAATTACTTGCATTACAAAGCAGGTTATGCTATAAAGATTGCACAAACGGACAAAGGTACAGGAAACTGGCACTTCATTGGTCCTAATGAATCAGATGACATCAACTATGAAGTTCTTGAAGCACGCATTGTTTCATCTAAATCTTGTACTTATAAGAATGAATATCAATATGAACCAAGTTCAGATGAAGTTACTTATAAGTATGAGTTGAATGAATCACTTCAATCAGGTGAGAATGCAGTATTCTCTATTATGCCAACATCAGAAAAATCATCTGTTGTCGTTTTGAAATGTAAAATCACAAAATTCCCAACGCAAGATCATGATAGATTCCTTTGGTATATCAAAGAATCAATAAAAGATAATTCACCTTACATAAAAGTTGGTGATAACTCTACATTCTATATCATTGGAAAGATTTCAACATCTGACAAGACAATACCTACAGGTTCACCTTACTCAACAACATGGAACAAAGGTATTTATTGTCCTGATGTAATAACTAATGTAAATGTACATATTGATGATCTCACGGTAAATGGTTCCGTTGTAGTTGATCCAGATGGTTCAGATGAAACAGATATTAATAAGATACATTATAATTTCGATTATGAATATGGTACTATGGATGGTGTTTGGACAACAGGAAATACAACAAAACATTAATTATTAAGTTATTATAAAATTAAAAGGAATATAAACAACTAAGTTTATATTCCTTTATTTTTTTACTTATGACTTTCAATTTCTTTATTAATATCATCAATAGAAACAAGTCCCACCCATTTCTTTAATTCTTCACCATTATCACCTTCCAATACAATAACAGGAACATTTCTGATATTATACTTATCAATAACTGCAGATGTTTCATCATCTTCATCATCTACATCATATTTCTTTAATTCACATGTATTAAAGTTTTCCAACCTCTTATCCATTACATTACATGGACCACACCATGTAGCACCTACTTTAATTAATCTCATATTATTTAAAAATTATTTTTACCAACATTCATAATCTGTAATATCTTCAGAATCACCATTTTTGTTACATACAATACGTATACAGCTACCAATACCAGTTCCTCCTTCAATAAACGAAAATGGAAGCTTATATTTACTTTTTACATTCCAATTATCTTTATTGTAATTCGTAACATCTTCAGATTCATTACATGTTTCACATACATATGTATGGCTAAAACCACAATTCCACATATCAATTAAATATACAGAACCTCTACCACCATTGCACACTGCTTTATGCTTTACATAAAAATTATGTGCATTCTTTTTCTCTATATCATCCATTTCAGTAAATCCATGATTATCTTTCAATAATGCAATAGATGTGATACAAGACTGTGTACCAACATCATTCTCATGTTTATTAATAAATGATATAGACATTTCTAATTCTTTATCTGTCATCTTATTAAAATTAATTCAATATTTTATATTATATGAAAAAAGGTAAGATTTGTTTCTTAATCTTACCTTTATATTTTATTTACTATTATTACCAAAGTGCGGCTGTATAACATAAGTTAGATGTTAATGTAGTATAACCAATAATAGATATAATTCTATTACAAGGTTCAAGAATCATTTTTTCAAATTGTTTATCATAATCTATTTCAGGTGCATATTCTATTGGATAAGCGCCAGGTAAAAATGCAAAACAATCATAATTTCTATCCTTTGCATAATACCACTTAACTTTATCTGCTGTCTTAATAGGATTATACTTTACCTTATATTTCTTATTCTTTGGTTGATTCAAAATAAAGTTAGCAATTCCTGAAGCCTTAACCTGAATAGGACAATGTTCTCCGAATACCAACTTATTCTTATCATCAAGAACGAACTTTTGATAATTTCCTATTGAACTACCTTTTGAAATCTCTGATGGATCTTTAAACATAAACTGTTGTTTATATCCCTTTATTTTCGCAATAATATCTTCATATGGTGGTCTTTCCTTATGTTCCTGATACCAATGCAACATATAACATGTAAAGTCTTTTTGACATTCTCTTGCAAATGGTGGTGTAGAACCTTGAACGATCTCAAGTCCCTTATAAACGACTTCTTCCATTTGCTCCAAGAAAATATTAGGTTCCTTAAAACACTCTGCCATTGCATAATGTTTCTTTGAAGTCAAGATAGTTGTATCTGCAATTTTCTCTAACTCAAGATTCTGAATATTTACATCACAATTATATTTCTTTGCATATTCCTCATATTTCTGTTGCATATATGGTCCACAACCATAATTCCAAAGATCAACAACAAATTGTGCACATTTAGACTCTGGAATATCAAGCTGTTGACAAATTCTTCCAAATTCTACATATATTGAGTTGTGAGCCAGTATCTCATTTGCGAAGAATGTATGAGTATCATCTACCTCAATATCATATACATACTCATCATTAAAATCTTCAAGTTGCTCTATTACATCAATATCCTCTACTTGTATATTGTAATTCATCTTTTTTCTCCTATTATTAATTGTGTATTTTCAACATTATTAAAATGTTCTAATATATAATTATATAAATAATTTTTTATATTGTTTTTAATATCTTCTCTATCTTTATGTGTTTTATAGAATATCCAGTTATCAATAAAATATGGATAAATGAATAACATATTTAATTTATTATTTTTTACATCTTCCCATTTTTGAATATCAGTTTCTGCCCATGTATGAATTAATCCATCATAATTATTTTTCGTATTTGTTTTAGAACATTTACTTAAAAAATAATTATACTTATCTTTATCTAATTCTTTATTATATAAACATTTATTATGCCAAAATGATCCTTGATACTCTATATATAAATTATACTGTTTTATATAAAAATCGCAATTATGATTATATTCTTTTGTTTTATAACATCTTATAACATCTTATAACATCATCACCATATAATTCATTTAAAAAAACATATAAAATTTCTTCTTCAATAGATGTTTTATATGATTTATGCTTATTATAAGATTCTGTGACTTTATCTTGTATTTCTAATAACTATGAAATATAATCATCATCTATTACCATACTAAATTATTATGTTCATTTTCATAATTCTTTTCATTATAACAACACTCATCGAATTTTTTCACTTTTTCTATATATTCATCTATAATATCAATACCTAAATATTTTGCATATATTATTTTTGCATCTGATATATCACATTTATCATTCATTGTAATACAATTAACATTATTATTCAATGCAAAGTATATATCTTTATATGTTGATATTATTTGTTTTAGAAAATATTTTAATAACGTATTATGTTTCTTAAACATATTATTCCTTATAATCCTTATTTTTGAACGATAATATATCATATTTCAGTTATATCATTTAATTGATCTTTATTATTAATCATCTATATAAGTGATTTTATAGTTCCTTTCTTATCATTTTTATATGTAGATTCCCAAACTATTATAACCTTGCAATTCAATGTCTGTTGAATATCTTCAATTCTTTCTCTATCATGATTCCATTTATCTTTAACTGAACGTCCGTTTCTTAATATAAAATAATTTGTTTCATTAGCATTATATTTCTTTGGATTAAAATAATAAAAATCTCCATAAAATTCTATAACAATATTTAATGATTTATCGTAATAATCTACATGATAAAAATTATTATTTAATAACTTAACTGTATATTCTATATAAGTATCATTATCTTTATAATATTCTTTTAAATGAGAAAATAACTCTAATGATATATTTGACTTATTACCTATTAAATAATATTGTTCTGAACGTTTTTCTACAAATTCATTATATTTTTGTGTTCCATCTTCTTTACCGTATTCTTCGATAAAATAATCTAATGTACATGTATATCTCTGACGTTCGATATAAGCATTCCATATTTTTAAACCATCTATTTCACCATGTCTTTTAATAAGATTTTCCTTTGTTACCGCTCTAGATTTATTGTATTCATCAAATTTATCTTGAGACATACCATATTTTTCATGTTTATATTCATATGTATTTGTAACTGATTGTTTATTACAATATGAATTCCATTTTTCTAATCCTATATCTTTTCCATATCGTTTAATCATTTTTTCTTTGGTAACACATTGTCTTTCTTTTGCTACAGGGTTGAAATCCTTATCAGGTACTCCAAATCCATACTACGTATATTTTGCAGCTTTATGCGCAAATTTAAATTTTACATCTTTAAAATTTGGAAATTTCTTGCATACACAATCATAACACCTACATAAATGATATTCATTACCATTATAATTTCTAGTACTTAAAAATGATAACTTATTATTATCACATACTATTTTATGTGTTTTTGAGTTTATATGAAATGTACCATTATCATATATAAGAAATTTACCACATTCTTTACAATAACATATTGATGGATCTATATTATTATCTTTACAATATTGAACTACGTTCTATTCACTTAAATATTTCATTATCTATCTAATGTTATAATTTTATCAGATTTTTTTATTTCTCTTGCAGGAACAGATATTAATTCATTATTTCGTATAACCATTATACTATGATCACCTGTAACTATAAGCTCTTTACCGGATTTAGTTTTTAACCTAAACTTATCTTTAGTTACTTTATGTCTCATTATATAATTAATCGGTCGTGTAATAGTTTTATAATCATGATCCTTATATGATAATGTATCGTGATTATGTACAGGAATGACTTCAGACCCATTTTGTAATTTTATAACAACATCGTCATTTTCATATTTTGCTTTAGTAAAAAAGCCTTCCATTGAAAATACTTTATTATCTATAACTACTTGAGTATCAGCAGTTTGCGAATCCGTATCCCCCGCTACAGTTAGTGATTGGTTTCCATCAAGATACGAAAACTCGGGTCCGTCCAACGTACCTGTTTCAGTTGTCTTACCTTTTGCGATACTTACTCGTTTTGCTTTCTCCGAATCAATACCAAGTTTCTTATGCAATTCTGTATCATTCTGAAATATACCACTGAAATACGCGTTAACAGAATTCTCAGAATAATGGTTCAAATCCTGACCCTGAAGAGTAATAGACTCTGCAACTGCTGTGTTATGCGCAATGAAATACTTGCTCGCAGTTGCTCCATAAACACTATTGATAAATTTCTTTAACGCTAACTGTTTAGTCTCATAAAAATCCCCTAAATTTTTTAATCTTTCTACTTCTTTTTCAAGTTCTTCAATACTGCAATTCTCAGGGTCTACTTGGCAAAATTTATAATTCTTATGTTGTTCTTCCATTTTATTCTAATTAACGATTTAATTATTATACAAATAAAAATTCTATTTGTTTATTAAAAACATTATTAACAATATTTAATATAAGATATATGGAAATTACAGATCAAATTATAATAGATAAGTTAACAGTATTTAGACATAATAAAATACAATTAAATACATGTAGAATAAAAGAAACATGGTTAAAAGATCATGGTTTATATGAGTATTTAATTAATAGATTTAAAACCATAGATAATATTCAAGAAATTATATATAGGATATATTATAAATTACCGGATAATTTACAGTTACATTGTAATACTTGTGGTAATGAAATACCTTTACAATTTAGAGGATTCTTATATGGATATAATCAATATTGTTCTTATAAATGTTCTTTAAATGATCCAAATAAAATACATAAATTAACAAATGTAAAACAAAAAGATGATATAGATGATAATTATGTATTGAATTTAATGATTAAAGACAATAGATTAGTTTCAGAATATTGTAAGAATAAAAAACTTAAGCAATTTGGTATATATGATTATATGATGAATAGATATGACGATTTACAGAAAAATAAATCTATTATTCAAGAAATTATATATAGAATGAAATATCATATAGATAAATCTCCTCGATGTCCAACATGTGGGAAATATGTTAACTTTTATAGATTTAGTGAAGGATTCAGGCATTATTGTTCAAATGAATGTGCAAATAAGAATGAAAATAATGTTAACATAAAATTAAATAATAAGCATAAAACTATAGAAAATAAATGGTTAAACCGTGGATATAAAATTAAATATACAGAAAATAAAAATGAATTTCTTGTATATAATCAATGTAATTTACATAATCCATTTAAAATTAAAAAATATACATTCTTTAATAGACAAGGAAAAGATATAATTATGTGTCCTATTTGTAATCCTGAAAAAAATATGGAGACTTCTATAGAATATAAAATTAGGTTAATATTAGAGAAACATAATATAAAATTTACGCAACATGTTAGGTATATAATATCACCAAGGGAATTAGACTTTTATTTACCTGCTTATAAAGTAGCAATAGAATGTAATGGGATTTATTGGCATTCAGGGATAAACGGTAAAAATAGATTTAAAGTTAAATATGAACTATTATCCAAAACTGATATATAGATGTTAACTTTTTGGGAAGACGATATTCATTATAACATTGATAAGATAGAAAATATCATATTAAGAAGTTGCAATTTAGAAAAGAAATTATTTTCAAATGATACTGTTATTAGAGAAATAGATATTGATATATGTAAGTCATTTATTAATAATAACTCAATTAAAAAATATATTATATCTAATATAAATTTAGGTTTATTTAAGGATGATAAATTATTATTTGTTATGACATTTTCAAATAATAATGATAATAATTATACATTAAATCAAATATGTTATAAAGATAATTTATATGTTATAAATTCTGAAAAATTATTATTATATTATTTTTTTAATAATTATAAATTTAATAAATTGATAACATATTGTGATTTAGAAATTGAAAATAATAAATTATATGAAAAATTAGGATTCAAATTAAATAGTGATAAATTAAAATTTAATCTGAATTATTATAATTATAGAACAACTGAACATAGAATTAATAAGAAAGAAGTTAATCAATTATTGAAATTAGATGATTCTGATTCATTAGAAGATTATATGAAATGTTATTCAGGATATTTAATATATGAGAAAGAGAATGTATAATTTAAATTTATATACATTCTCTTTTATTATTTTCTAAATATTCATTTATTATAGTTTTTATTATTTCTATCTTATTGCTCCATATAGGAAGATAATTCAGATTATTCATTTTCGCAGTTTGACATTTAAAAGGATCAATGATTGACCAAACATTTACAGCAGATTTATATTGTTTTGATATTTCTGCTTTTTGTTTCCACTTATTTAATAAATCAATATCATCTTTATTATCTTCATCAAATAAATGTTTCCCATGTGTCCAAAATGCGTTTATCTCTATAAATAAATCTAATGGTTTTATATAGAAATCTACATGGAATGGATAACGCTCATCAACATTTACATTAAACTATATATCATCTTTATCAAATATTGTTTGTAAATATTCATATGTTTGATATTCTGGTTTTGACATACCAAAATTATCTTTATATTTTTTCTTTATTGTTTTTACATATTGATCAAACTAATATTGATGAAAATTTTCTAATGAACCATATTTTTTAATAACAGTTTCTTTTGTCTTTTCTTTATTATTAAATGTTGGATCCCCATATAATTCTAATTTTGTTTCTTTAATTTTGTTTTTTATTTCTTCATTTTTTGCATGGTTATCAACGCCATATTTTTTAATAACAGTTTCTCTTGATTTTTCTTTATTATTATCTGACTAAAAACTATATTTACACCCATATTTTTTTAAACATGTATTAATTGATTTCTATTTAACTTCTTCATTCTATCCTGAAAATTCTACACCATATCGTTCTAAATTAGTTTCTTTTGTCTTCTATAAATATTCCGATGTTTTTGTATATGATGAAACTCCATATTTTTCTAAACATGTTTGTTTTATTTTATCTTTAACTGATTTTAACTACATTTGATGTTCAACACCATATCGTTCTTTTAATGTATTTTTTATTTTATTCTATACATTAACTGAATTCATTACACATCGTGAATTTGAACAAAATTTACGAAATCCTCTACTATAACAATTAAATCTCACAGGTTTCCCACATGTTTCACATACTGGTCTTATTTCTATTTTATTTACAATACGGTATATTGTCTCCTATATAGATTCGCTATCATTATATCTATTAATTAAATAATCATAAATATCTTGATGTTTATTTAACCAAGATAATCTTGTATAATTTTTTGCTAACTAATTCTTTTTTGTTATAAATTTTTCTTTTATGTAGTCATCATTAATAATCATATCTAATAATAAATTATTATTATTTTTAATTATATAAAAAATGAGGTAAATAGTTTTTAACAGAATTAAAACTATTTACCTCATTAATATATTAATTAATACTTGCTTCTTTTATAGGATCTTCATCATTATCATTTTCATCTGAAATACCCATTGTTTCCTCCAAATCTTTAACATCATCAAATGCAGATTGATCTGGTAATTGGAACATTGGGTGAATAACATGCTCATTTATATAATCAAGATATTCTGGTGTAAATACCTTATCAGACCAAAATTCAGTAAAAGGAACTTGTTCATTAAGATGTTTTACTACAATATACCTTGCTGTATCTTTCGGTAAACAATAATGTGTTTCACCATCATCTGTTGTCCATGTATATACTTTCTTTTTATCTGAATCTGATAATTTATCATATTCTTTTTGCGTAAGTAAATTTCCTCTACAAACACCTGAATTGTCCCATGTCATAAATTGTTCCAAACCAACATATGGGTTAGGTTTTTTAAAATATGGAATTTGAAATTTCACTTTAATTGGTCTGCAAAAACGAGACTTAACTGGTTTTGCTGTAACTAAAACACCATTCTTTGTACCTGCATCAGAACCTTGTCTTGATTTTGCAGCTGAATCATTCTCTTTATCTTCCAGTTTAGCAGCACTTAATTCAATTGTAATTGATGCATTATATACAATACCTGAATTATGATTTATAATACCATTTGCAGAAACATAATTATGTGTGTCTTTAACTGTTAAATCTATTACATCCTCACTTAATTCTGACTATATCTTCTTTACAATCTTTAACTTTCTATATTTCATCATTTATATATTGCGTTATTTTTTTATATTCTAAATATTTAAAAACTGTTTCTGAAATTCTAACAATACCTAATACATTATTATCTATTAATAAAATATCATTATCTCTTTGCTTATCCAATTCTTCCTAATGAAATACACCTTGTCCACCATCATATTCAAATATAATTATTTTACCTTTATATTCTAAATACCCATCACATGCATAAAATATTTTATTTCGTGTTTTATCTGATATTTCATCTGGAATTATTACTATATATGGTTTATGAATGATTTTCTTATCGATATATTTTTGTAAAAATTCAAAACATCTATTTTCTGATTCTGATATATTTGTCATCCAGCCACCTTTTATTTTACATAAAAAGTTATCACTATGTTTCCAATTTTTCCAAATATTTTTTGCTAAATTTGATTGTAATTCTTTTTTCTTTAAATAATCTTCATATGATTTATAACCTTTATATTCCTCACATGATGGATTAATTTCATGCACTTTTAATTTAGCTTCATCATCAGAATATCCTAACTTCTTCCAATAATTAAACGTCCATACACTATGTTCTTTTGCATAATATGAAGCTTTCTTTTTTGCATCCTCTATAGTTAGCCCTAAATTTAACCAATATTTTGTTGTGCTTTTAGAACATGTTGAATTATTCTATTGAACTTTACTTACTTCTATTTTTGCGTCTTCTAATGTATAACCTTTATTTAACCAATATTCAACACAACGCGGTGATCTATTTTTATTTGATTCTCGTATAATTGATTCTGCTTCAGTATCACTATATCCTCGTGCTAAATAAAACGATTTACTACTTTTAATATATCCTTTATTCTACTTATCAGGATAATATTGTTTACACCAAATCATTAACTAATCATTAATATCTCGTTCTGTTATAAAATCAGAAAATGTTATGAAATTTATAAATCTTTTAATAAAAGAAATATTATTCAAATTAAATGAATATTTATTATCTTTAATGAATGAATTAAATATATCATCTTTATTAAAATATACAACTGTCTTTTTATACTTATTTAATATAATTTTTTTATATTCATCAAATGAATATCCTCTAACATCCCAATATAAAAATGTTGTATTTTTATGTTTATTTGTAATATTCTTTAAATAATTTAATAATATATCTATTATTTCTTGAGAGCCATATACTTTATTTTCACTAAATAACTATTGTAACTTATTAATATACTATGTATTATTTGTATTAATATTAAAATTATAAAACTTATTATATTTGTTTATAAACTATATAAACTCATTTATATCAAATACATTTATTTCTACTTTTTTCATATTAAACATTTCAAATTTTTGATTATTTTATACCTTATAATATTTATTCATATATAAAGTAAAAATAATCAAAATTAAAAAATATTTTATGGTATTATTCAGAAATTGCATAAATTTCATCATTTTCATTTAATTCTGAAACTATTTTCCATGAGCTATCCAACTCTGGTTTATCAGGATTAATAAGAAATCTATGTGTATTTGAACATGTAATAGTCTCTCCATTATCAAATGTAAATGTATATGTCGGTTTTTTAAAATGCCAAAGTTTCTCTACATCATGATATTCACCATCATGTGACAATACTTTATCTCCAACAACAACATCTTTCATTTGTTTAATTCCATTATTTGTAATAATTTTTTCATCTGGTCGTAAACAACCCATTGCTTGTATATTCTGAGGAATAAATGACATAGATTGATATACATGGTTCACTACAATCCAAGGAATTTGCAATTTTGCAATTGGAGTAGCACAAACTCTAAACATTGCTTTAGTATCTTTTGCTTTTGTAAAATCTGCTTTTTGTGAACCTGACAATGTATCTTCACGTTCCTTTTCAGATGTTAAATTTCCGAGAGAATCCAATACAATAATAACTTTATCATGTTGACCATACTTATCTTGTTGTTCTTGCAATTTATCACATAAATTTGCAATAAATTGGCTTGTCTCCATAATTGTATTAACTTTTTTAATAATTAATTTAGATGGATCTACTCCAAGACGCCTAACAAAATCAGAATCTATTGCACCTTCAGAATCAAGATAAATTGGAATATAACCTAATTTTTGAGCTTCCCTACAACATGAACATGCTAAAAAAGATTTACCAGAACCAGATGTTCCTGAAAATGTTATAATACGACCAGTCGGAATAGCTTTATATATGTCACCACTCATACATGCATTTAAAATATAATTACCTGTTGAAATCCATTCTTTTATATTTGAATACGCTGAATCTGCAATAATTTCAGCTTGATCATCTATACTACTTACCATTGACATTAATGAACCAATACCACCTTCAAAATCTTCGCTTGACTACTTTTTCTTTGCCATAATATTAAATTACGTTAATTTTTATTTTATATATTATATATGTTTTTTATTAATTTGTTTAGAAAATAATAGCATCTAAAATTAATTTCTAATCTTAGATGCTATCTTATATTTAAGCTATAATAAATTACATAATACCTCCAAGAACATCATCAAGACTCATTCCTGCTGCTGGATTTGTAGGAGCTGATGGAGCTGGTGCACCTGCATTCAAAATAGAATCAAGTTCTCCTGTACCTACACCAGGAATATTAGCAGCATTAAAACCACCAGGAGTTGTCTGATTCATTGATGTAGCATCACTACCCATTTCAAGACCTGTTGCTGGTGCAGATGGAATAGGATTTGCCGGAATTCCTGGACTTACCTGCGGTTGCATAGCTGGTTGCATATAAGGATTTGCTGTAGACATTGCTGCTGGTTGCATACCGGTTGCAGCTTGCATTGAAGCCTGAGGATTTGTATAAATCTTAATACATGAATTAACAAAATTAGTTGTTTCCTGTGTCCATGCATGATACTCATAAGGTTCAAGTGAAGGACAATTCTCCTTAAGATATGTAAGAATTGTAGGTTTAATATCTGGATTTGATTCAATTACTTGCTGAGTAATTGGTTGCCATGTCTCCTGACCTTGTGCATTCTTAACCTGAATACGAAGAGCGCCATCTGCTGGTTGAAGATCAATAAACTGTGAATCATCAAAGTTATTGAAATTAGACACCAACTTACACTTTACATAAAATGGACGTCCAACAAACATATTAAATGGATTTCTTGGAGTTCCCATAGGTGGATTCATCTCATTGTAAATCTTCTCATGAATCTTGATACCATAACGCCATACAAGAATCTTACCTACCAACTGAGGTTCTGACTTACATGAAAGAATCTGTACAAGTGAAGCATAACGCTGACGACGTGAAAAATGCTTTGAATTTTCTTTAAGAACAGGATTCTCACTATTACGAAGTGCAAAGAATGTATCCTGTAGAATATCTGGTTGACCAATTGTAGATGGACAATCAACTTCCATCTGTGCATTTGTCAAAGGATTCTTAAGGAATACTGTATTCTTAGAAACGATAGATTTATTTGAAGGATCCTCTGGATTTGGAATAAAGCGAATTACTGCATCATAAACCTGTCCCTGACCCTTCTTAGCTGCAGGTTTCCATTCAATAATTTGCTGTTGCTCTACCTAAATTGTAGGAGCTGCGTTAAATAACTCATCGAGTAAATCTTTTCCTTGTGTGTTAGCCATAACTTTAAAATACTTTAATTTTCTTTTTTAACTTTTACTTTAAAACTTTAATTACTTTAAATCTTTTTGTGCACTTAAACTTAAAAAATAATAAATCTTAAAATATAATAAATTGAACTGACGTTATTTTTTGAGTTATTTACTTTTTAACGCCTGAAGTTCTAATTTATATTTTATATATTATTTATCTAAATTTGTTTTATTTTTATTTAAAATTATCTAAAAATATTTTATATATTAAAATTGTACAATATCATTAAATATCTCATAAAGGTACTCTCTATAATTAGTAGTATCATCTACGTTTATAAGTTTCTTATTATTTAATAATGACATATAAAACGCGTTCTGAAATAGATTAAATTCTTTAATAAGAAGTTTTTCATTTGCCTATGATAGTGACATATTATCATCATGTGCTATAAGAAACTTTGATGTTCCAACTAATACATAAAGATATATATTTTCCCGCCCAAATATATTAGATATTTTATAATCCATCACAATATTATCCTCGACAATATCTTTTGGATCTCTATTCCTATACATTGGTCCGTATACATATTCTGATACCCATCCTCTATCTAATATTATATAATCATATTCTCCTAAATCATAAAAAGACTTTAATGTATTTACAAGATTTGTCGTATAATAATTATGCGAATATTCCGGTATCTCTTCTTCTGATATTTCAGAAGGTGGTTTCTATAGATGTATTGTATGAATTTTCATTTTTAACTAATCCTATAATACAGATGTAAGTCTATTAATTAATGTAGTCTTACCTGTATTATCCATACCATCTATAATAATAAGTTTTGTCGTATTATCCATAATTAAGAAAAATAATAATTTATGCGTATGTTTTCTGATGATATATAACCATATGTTTCATCAACCAAATGATGGATAATTGTAATCTCATCATTTAATGTTTGAATATCATTGAATTCCTCTTCAAATAAAGTATCGATATTTACTTCATAATCATATCCTTCATCATCTTCTAATGTTATGTTATCATTATTTTCTTTATTTGTAGATGAATCTTCGGATATATCTTCACCATTCAACTTACTATATATTTTATCTACTTTTTCATCTATAGTCTTAAGTTGCTTATTGAAAATGGTATTTTTTATCTTATTCTTGAATTCTTCAATTTCCCTATTATATATTGAACATAATTCTGATAATAATACATTAGTTCTATTATAAATATATTTGTCATCTAAATCTAATTCTTTTATTGTTTCTTCAGAACAATCATCAGGAATTCCTCTCTCTGCAATATTATACTTATCCGAATACCATTGAGAAAGATATACATCTCTTATTGAACCTCCATTATCATAATAGTATGTTTTCCTCTTTAATTCTGTTTTATCAACCAAAAAATCAGGTTTATCAGTTTTGTCATGAATATTATTTGGAACCCAATATTTAAATAAATTCCATTTATAATCACATGTTTTCATTTTTATCCAATGTTCAGGAATTCCATCTATTTCATGCGCAATATGATATTGTCTATATGGATATTCAGAATCTGAATTAACCTTATAAATTGACCAAGGTTTTAGTGTTTTCTTATCTAACTTATCTAAATCCTTCTCTTGCCATACATATCCATCAATCTCTGGAAGTCTTACTTCTATTACTCTTGTTACATATGTGCTCACTTTATTAAAAATATAATTTTTCTATATTTTATATTTCTATTAATTACTAAAGTTTTATTGAATAAATAAATTATAAGAAAAAAAAAAACTAAATTATGAATACAAGAAATAAGAAAGCTTTATATGAAAGTATAATGAAGAGTGTTTCAAAAACAGTGAAAAGAAAACTTAATGAAGATGCTGATTTTGAAGCAGATGAATTACTTGATACATTAACTGATGATGATGTATTTTATATTATGGAAGAAAGTACCGCACGTAAATTACGTAATCAAATGTCAAGTCGTGGTAAATGTTTTACTATAGAAGATAAAGTTGTATTTGTACCATCTATTGATGATCAGAATTTTTATGTTCAACTTAATCAAGTATTAATAAAAAATAACGATTATAATTTCTTTACTGTTGCAACATGTGCAACAGATGGAGACGACCTTATTGGAAATATACGTATGTATTGCAATTTAATTTAATTTATAAAATATTATGGTGATTACTATGTTTAAGTAATCACCATAATTCTTTTTAAATAAATATTTAAAATACATATTTTCTAATATGGAACTTAATGAAGTAAATACTATTATAGAAAAAATATATCCAAATCAAATAAACTTAAAATCATTCGATTTTAAGAAAAAATTAAATCCAAAGATTTGGAAAAATGGTAAGTTAAAAGGTAATATAAGAAAACGTTTATTAAAGATAGCACAAGAATTTATTGAGACAACTGAATTAAATATAATTCCAGTTGATATTGTTATTGTCGGTTCCATAGCATCTTATAACTGGTCTAAATATTCAGATATTGATTTACATGTAATTGTTGACTTCAAACAATTAAATGATAATGTAGATTTAGTGAAGAATTATCTTTATTCAAAGAAATGTGAATGGAATGATAAACATGGTAATATAAAAATATATGGTTATGATGTTGAATTATATGCGTAGGATATAAGTGAATAGAATGAAAGTAATGGTATTTATTCTATTAAATATAGTCATTGGTTAAAAATTCCTGCATATAAGCATAAGCAATTAGATAAAAATGCAATCAGAGAAATTGCATCTATGTATATTAATAAGATAGAATATTATAACAGGAAATTTGATGAATTAAACAGTGATAAAGCTATTTTGTTATTATAGTCAAAAGTAGATTATTTATATGATTAGATTATTCAAGGAAGAAAGAAATCATTACCGGTTGATGGTGAATAGGCAACAGGAAATATTGTATTCAAAGTATTAAGAAGAAGTGGTCATCTTGAGATGATTAATAAATTAAAAACAAAATTATTTGACAAAATTAATTCAATAGAAGAAACATTTAAAGTTGATGATTCTTTACTTAAAGTAGAAGCAAATGATATAAATGAAGGTATAGACATTAAAAAATATTTAAAGAAATTTTGTTTAACAGCAGCACTCGCAACATCTATATTTACAAATGCTAATGCAGTCGAGACTGTAAGTAATAATTCTACTATTGTATAGAATACTCAAGAGCTTGTATAGGTTGGAGAAAGAGAAACAAATTATGATAACATTATAGAAGTATCAGGAATTTCAAGGGATGAAATGTTTGCTATGAATAAAGCAAATGCACAAGCTATTAATAAATGTGTATAGTTAAATAAAGAAAATAATAATGCAAATGCAAAAATAATTAATATAAAAAAATTTTACAACAAATAGAAATAGAGTTATAAAATTGTATATATAATAGGTTATAATAATTAAAATAAAAGGGATTTAGTAATAAAAAACTAAATCCCTTTTATTTTTTAAGATGTTCTAATAACTGAATATACCCATCCTACATTACTGAAATCAACATATACCTGCGAACTTCCTGAAGGATCTATACGTAGTCTAACAGTTCCTTTATCTGAATCTTGGTCAATTACATAAAAAGTAACCTGCCTGCCACCTTTTGAATCCGTATAAGCATTACCAGTTTTATAAACTTTATATACTTGTGTCTTTGGACTGTAAATTGTAATAACATCAGTATTAAGGTTAAAAGTAATTACAAGACTTGAACTTTGCCAATCACCCCAATAATAAGTTCCATTATAAATCTTCGCCTCTGCGAATGCGGTTGTCTTATAATATTGAATCTGAGCGTTTGATGATATTACAAAACTAAACATCATCAAAAATAAAATTAAAAACTTTTTCATAATTAAAATATTTTCTTAAATAATCTTTTTATAAATGAATCTTTATTTTCTTTTTTATATTTTATAATTTCTGTTATATTAGATATATCAACGCCAAAAAGATAATCATCATTTTCAAACAATAATGTTACGCAATCATATATTGTACATATATCTGTTTTATTATCGTTTGTAAATTTTAATAAAACTCTTTCATTAGGATCATCTATTTTTTGTAATGCTTTCTTATAATTAATATATGATTTACTTTCAAGTTTAATAACTTCTGCTGGATATTTAGATATATTAGTCATTACTTCATCACCAATATGTAAATCTTCTAACTTTATCATAATTTACTTAAGTAATAAAATTTCTTTTAACAATTCATTTATAAGATGACTTTTATATTCACTATTGTATGTAGAATTATGTTTACTCATAATTACTTTATTAATATATGCTATAATATCCAAAAATTTATCTTCATGTCTCTTATCATTAAGAAAATCTGATAAAGCATTATAAATCACCTTATTATTATACTTATACTTATCACTAAATATAAAGTTAATTAAAGATTCAAATGAATTTGTGTCTTTTTCTGTTGCATTATCACCTAATACAAACTTAATAATCTTATTAATATCTTTTGTTATTAATTGATCATCTTCTTTTACTGTAACAGGATTCTTTAATAATCCTCTTTTTCCTCTATATGTTTTATGTCTTAAAAATAATCCTTTATCATATGTCAATGTATATTTCCAGTAATCCAATACTTGTTGTTCACCATAATGATTTACTTCCTGAACAATATCATCTACACAAGTTTCCACTCTTCCTGCTAATGCAATAAGTAAATTCGTCCTATATAAGCCTTTAAAATTAGATTCGCCATTTTTAAAATTTGGTGAATGATACATAAACTTTGTATATTTCAAATCATTAGAAAACATCAAATCAACCTGAACTAATTTATATGGTTCATTATTTAAAGAATATTCTAATCCAAATGAAATAAGATGAAATCCAGAACTTACTTTAATTTGTGTATCATATATATTAGTATCACAAATATAATTTTTAATACAATCTGAAATCATATTGATATTATCATCATTAAATTCAAGTTCTACCGCAATATCAATATCACCAGAATAATCATCCGGATTTTTCTTTCCGGTTGATCCTAATGTACATGTATTAAAATGAACTATATTTCCATCTTTATCTTTGCATGAACTATTTAATTTCTTAATAACATGACTTGCTATATATTCAGCGTCCTTACCTTTAATAGGTTGAGACCCTTTAATTGCCATTCCACTCATAATTAATAATATAAAATATATTTAATAGTTATAAAAAACAAACACTAAAAAGTTTTATATAATTAAAAATTTAAATTTTATTTGAAGTTACATGAATGTAAATTTAATTGTTGCAGTAGATGAAAAAACCATGGGTATCGGTAAAAATGGAAGAATTCCATGGTCTAATAAAAATGATATGAAATGGTTTAAAGAAACTACAATAGGTCAAGGTAATAATTCCATTATTATGGGAAGAACTACATATGAGTCTATTGGTAAACCATTGAAAGATAGAATTAATATTGTAATTACACATCAAGATATTCAAATTCCTAACTGTTATGTATGTCATTCAATTGAAGAAGGAATTGAAAAATCAAAAGAACTTAAAGTTGATTCTGCATTTATTATCGGTGGTGGATCAATTTATAAGGAATCGTTAGAAAAGAATCTTATTGATATATTGTATATCGATTATTTAGATACAGGTTTAACTGAAGATAGATTTGATACATTCTTTAATGTTGATTTAACAAATTTTAATGAATCATTAATATTAAATAAACATAATTATCCAGATAATATATGCCCTATTGTTTTTTATAATAATAAAAGCAAAATAGTTCCATGTGAATGTTTTGATTATACATATCTTCGATTAATGGATAATATTATTGAATGTGGTCAAACTAAACATACACGTGCAGGAGATACATTGTCTTTATTTGCAAGAATGATGTCTTTTGATTTAAGAAATGGTTTGCCTATTTTAACAACTAAAAAAGTTTATTCTAAAGGATGTATTCATGAACTTCTTTGGATTCTTCATGGTGATACAAACATTAAGTATCTTGTAGATAATAATACTCATATTTGGGATGATGATGCTTATAGATATTATCTTCAAAAGTTTGAATCTGATAAAAGTAAAGATGAACAAACAACTAAGGAGCAGTTTATAAATAGGGTTATTAAACAAGATGTTATCCATTATATAGAAGATGGAGATATGTATAGTAAAACATATATATTTGGTGATTTAGGTCCTGTATATGGAAAGCAATGGGTTGACTGGAATGGAATAAACCAAGTACAAGAACTTATTCATAAGCTGAAAACAAATCCTGATGATAGACGATTAATGATCTCCGCATGGAATGTAGGTGAAATTAAAGATATGGCATTACCTCCTTGTCATTATTTGTCTCAATGGTATGTAACTGAGATGACTAATAAAGAAAGAAATGATGAATATAAGAAAAGACATAATGTTAATGAAAATCTTTCTGATAAAGAATTAGATGAACTTAATATTCCCCATCAATATTTAAGTTGTATGTGGATGCAACGTTCAGTTGATACATGTCTTGGACTCCCATATGATTTATTAAGTTATTCTATTTTAACACATCTTATCGCACAAGTATGTAATATGGTACCATATGAAGTAAAATGTTCATTAGGTGATTGCCATATTTATAAGAATCAATTAGATGGAGCGATTAAGCAAGTTCAAAGAAATCCATTTAAATATAAACCTGCACATCTTGAACTTAATAAAGATATTAAAGATATAAATGATTTTAAATATGAAGATATTAAGATTGTAGATTATGAATCATATTCAGTAATTAAATATCCTCTTTCTGTAGGACTTTAAAAAATTAAAGGATGAAACTAAAAATCAAGTTTCATCCTTTTTATTTACAATATATTGTACAATTTCTTTATTAATCTTTTTCTTAGGAATAATATGATACTTATCACATATTGGACATTCGCATATAACATAAAATTGCTTTAATTTTACATGTTGTAAATATGATTGTTGTTTTAATGCTATTTCTGCTTTATGCTTTGATTCATAAGATTTCTTTACTTTTGATTGATTTCCATTAAGAAACGAATAATAATGTATCTGATTACTAGTTAAATTAAAATCTACATTTTTTTCACTCATTTTATTTTTCTTTAATAAAACATTAAAATTTTAATCAATTTAATCCAATTTTTCTTAATTTTTTATATAAATTTCGATAAAAAATTTCAACCAGTACATGGTATCTGTTATTATCATTTTCCCCTATAATTTCATTAAAATAATCTGAATATTTCTCTGCTATTTGTTTCACATATTCACTTTCATTTTTCTTATATATTTCATATTGTGCATCTATTTCTTGCCTTGCATTCCTTGGACAATTTGATTTTGTATAATGTGAACATTCCCAATCTATAACAGTTGCTTCAAAATCATAATCATCACATTTATGATATTTTCCCATATGTAAGAAATAATATTCCGGATGGTGTTTATTATGAAATCTATGAAATTTTTGTAATGTTTTATATGGTAAAATTAATTTCAAAAACGGTTTTTCTATATCATGAAATAGATATTTAAATTTCCAACATTTTTGATTTAACGCTACCATATTGAATGCACACCAATGTGCAAACCAATATTTAAATGAACTTCTTTCTGCTTTACTAAACATATTTTATAATACTAATTTAAGTTAAAAATAAAAAGGAAGAAAAACATTATAAAATGCAATTCTTCCTATATCTATTAATAAAATTTTTCTGCAGTTATATCAGTTATTTTAGCATCTGAAACAACAATATAAATTTTTGAATTTATTTCTTGTTCTGGATCCTCTATAAAGTCAAACCTAATTACCTTATAAGGAATTAATGTTGTTTGCTCTTTATTTGGTGCCCATATAATTGAACCTTCATTTGGAAGAATATCTGGATGAAAATCGCATATATGTATAATTTCTGGAATATCTTGATCTTCTTGAATATCATATTTTATTATACATATGTTTGTCTTCTTTTGTTTTAAATTATTATCAATAATTTCTTTTTCTATTTCTTCCTCTTGCTCAAATTCTGTTTTCTTTTTCTTAAACCACTTCATAATAATTAATCAATTGGTTCCCAAAGAATACTTTGCTTGCTTGCGTCCTCAATAAGTTCCATAAGTGGACGTGCATGTTTAAAATCAAGATTTGCAATAAATGAAACAATCTTATCCATTTCTTCAACAGGCATTCTATCAGACTTCTGCTCTACGTACTTAACTAAATCAATAAGCTTAATTTGATCCTTATTAGAATTCTTAAGGATTGTCGCATATGGAAGTGTATCAACAACATCATGGAATAACATCATGAATTTTGGTGTACACTTAATCAATTTCTCATATGTTTTTGTTTCTGGTTCAGGCATATCAGAATCATCGTCCATTACAATATCCTCTGGATCAATAGTTGTATCTAAATTTTTTAAATCTTCTTTTACATTTTTATTACTCATTTTTCTATATTATCGTTATATTTTCGGTATATTAAAATTAGGCATACTTGGTGGTGTAAAATTATTTGTAATACTTGAAGGATTATTCATTTGATTTTTAAAATCATTCATATTATAACGACTTTGCATATTTGTCATTTGTTTTTCCATTCGTTGACTTTCTTCATTATTCTGTTTTTCTTGTTGTTCCATATTTTCTTTATATACATCAAGAATTGTAAGAATTTCAAAAAATGCCATATCTTTAACATCAGAAAAACTTAAATTCATTTCTTTTGAAAGAACATAAACTATATGCATCAAATCATCATATGGTATCTTAAATAACTCATGTATTTGTGAAAAATCAGAACACTACCAATATAATCCCCATATATCTGTTTGTTTTAAAAACTTATAATTCCAAGTATTAAAAATCGAATTCCTCGTCCAAATTGATGTTGAATATTGCTTTGATTCCGCCTTGAAAGTTAAGCGGTGTTTCGGCCTCGGCTCCGCTTTCATCTTGATAAACTAATTTTGGTGTAATAGCTTCTTGAAGAATACTCTTGACTTTAGAAACAAGCGACCATTCATATGGACCCCAATCCATTGTATTCCTAAGAATCTCGCCATAACTTGAATCATTTAACTTTCTATAATCAGAAATAAGCATAGGTGCAATTGTAATGAAATCTTGATCAAATTGTTCTTGTCTCTGTTGTTTTCTTCTCATATAATCTTTCAACCATTGAGTAACACCAACACATGGCATGTAAATATCAATAGATTTAACTCTAGGATTTTTAACAGGGAATGTAAAACAACGTTTTTCCATATTATAATATTTCATCATCTTATCACTAATATCGATAAAACTAATATCATCCTTATGTACAACAATTTCTTTATTCTCTGTTACCTTAATCTTCAATTCATTATTTCCTTCAGTAAATGTAAAATCACGAATTGCAAGAATAACATAAAATCTATCAATTTCCTTAAGGTCTTTCCATGAAGCTGTTCCAGTCGGGAATGAAATCTTCATACAACGCTCTATAATATATGTCAATGCGTCATCAATTGCACTTACATCAGTTTCATCAACCATAGACCAGTGACGAATATCACCACCTGATGCAGAACGTATATAAATCTTTGTACCTTCTGGATAAAAAATTCCACCGGTAGGAAGAGACTCTAAAGGAAGTTCAACAAATCCCATACCATTATCTCTAACTTCTTGTCTAATCTATTCTTGTACAATAGCATGTGCTTCTTTCATAGAAGGCTTCATTTTTGACTATGCAACTTGTTCTGCAAAATTATCCTATGCAGTCTTAGGTACAGATGGTGCTTTCTTTATATTTTGTTTTGTTTGTCCTTGTTCAATTTCTGCAAGATGTGCTGCTCCTTCTTCTGTTTGTGCATACTGAGCAAGTACATCTTCAATTGTATGTTTCTTATCTTCTGTTGCCATTTTTTAACTATAATTTTAAATTTTACTAAATTATTTTAATTTTGTTTACTTTTTATTAGATTTTTATTATGAATAATATTCCACTTTACCCTCATAGAGTGTAGACTAATTTGAATCATTATTATCACTGTCTGTGACAATAGCGAAATATCTATCTGTTGATGATACATTCATAATTCTCTTGACGTTTTCTTCTGATATGTAAAATACGATCTAACCAATTCCTAAATTAAGTGCATTACTGTCACCATTTGGTTTTATCTTAATTTTATTACCATCATTAGAAGGGAATACAAGATAATATCTAAACGGACCAGTTAAATCATAAGGAATTCTAATATTATCTTCATTAAGATTAAATAGTCTAAACACATAATTTGTTGATGAATGTTTAAGTTTCAATGTCATCTATCCCTATGTATAAAGATTACTATCATTCATATCTTTAATGGTGATATTAGTTGCATCATAATAACTGCGAATAATCTTTGGTTGTGATTCTTTATATTTTACTGTTTGCTATACAGAATCTTTCTTTATTTGATTAACAACCTTATAAGTTACAATATTATTTATAATAGATTTTGGAGACATGTATAATTGAACTTGTTCATAAGGAATAGTCATTGTTGCTGTTCTGATAGCTTCAACACTTGTTAATCTGTTTACTAATCTACATGTATATGAAATAGAAATAGAATTACATACCATATTATTTTGTATTTTAAGTTTAGGAGTAAAGTTACATTTCCAAAATGATCCTTCAACATTAAAATCATGTTTACCATAATCAATGATATTAGTAAAACTCTCCATTACATCTATTGTATCATCTTCATCATGTACTTCAAGTATTCTTGTTATTTGTCTATATTTATATGTAACAGAAACTTCATTATAAATAACCCATTTATATGCATCCTAACCATATGTCTATACAAATGAATCAATATCTGAATTAGTTAAATTATCATAAAAACCTTCTGATACCAATGGAATTTCACCATTTTCTATTCTATTCATAATATCTGGTGTTAATTCCTTTGCTTTATTTCCTTCACCATATACAGGATAATAAACAATTTCTTTATTATCAGTATCTTCATATAATCTTACATTAAAATAATCGGAATTCGATTTATACTTTAATGTTATAGTATTAATAGGGTCCTAATGAAACTTAGATGAATATATCTAAGGATCTACAGATGTTAAATTTTCTTCTGATACAGTAGCGAAATTCACTATCAATGTAGGGTCTTCTAATATTTGATAGTCTAAAATTCGTTTATTATCAGACTATATATTACCTTCACTATCTAATGTATTAATCTTTGATGGAACCTTTCCATACCATGCAACTGGTTTCTTTGACCCTTCAATATATTCATATTCTGTAATTATCTATCCATGTCCATATGGTGATTCAACAGAATATGGTTGCGTATTCAAAGACATATAATATGCAGACGGTACAAGAAATTCTATATATCTGTCATAAAACCTACCATTTTGATATATAGGAGTCTTATGCCATTTAACGACATTATGTAATATCAAACATTCCTTTGGAAAAAATATATCAAGAAGATAAAAATCTGTATAATCATATACTAATTTTTCTACTTCTATGTCATTTATATTATTATTCGCATATGCTGATTGTAAAACAACTGGTTTATTTTTAATAATCTCTTCATTATTATCTACATATACATGTTGAGTTTCAAATACTGGATTATTATTTTCATCAAACATCTTATATGAATTACTATTAGGATAATACTTTTGCTATGGTGCTAAATATCTGGCATTAGTTTTTACCTATAATGATATACCTGCTAATCTATCCAATGTAAATCCATATATAAAGTGTAATCTGATTTTATCATAATGCATCTTTCCTGTATGATTTTCATATGCTTCAGTATTATCTTTAAAGTTTAATAAATCATTGTTATCATATGTATATGCTTTATCACTTTTAATTCCTGTATAAACTAATTTTTTAGTACTACTGTCTAATACTTTATATTGCTTATCATTTTTTTCTAATCCTACAAAAGTATATTCAGACTATGATTCATCAGGAAATTTTATAAAATACTAACCATTAGAATAACGATCATCTATATCCTATGGTTTCTCTGTATAATATGCATTTCCATCTTTACCTGTATATATTGTATAATTTACTTCTTTCTCGTTTGGTGTTTCAGATGTATCATCATACTAGTTAGCTATATATTCTAACATTATTTGATTTGTCACCTAATAAAACTTTGATAACTCTGCCATCTTTCTTTACTACTTAATTGTTAATGTATTTATTATGAATATTTCATCATATCACTTTTTTAGAATTGAATAATCCCATATGAAACTCCTATACCAACATAAGGTGTCAACTTTAAATCTTTGCTTAAACCATATCCTACTGTTGGTCCTATAGACCATTTCTTCTGCTTATAATATTTTTTCAAATATTTAGATTTTGTAGGATCAAACATAACTCCATCCATATTAGAAATTGAAATATATGGATTATCAGTTTTTCCTATTAATCGAATTCCCTTCTTATCTTCTATAATATCTAATGTTAAATTAGCGTCTAATTTAAATGAATCTAATCGTGTAGTAAAATCAGAAAAATCTTTTCTTACATCAGTAACACCATTAACAGTATAATAACCTTTTGGTTCATCTATATGCCATTGCAAATTATAAATAGAATCACCATTAATTATTGTATCTGATTTAGCATATACTTTTTGTATACGTACTTTTGTTTCTGTCTTCGTTACTACTAATGGATTATCTTTTAAATTTTTTACTTCATTAGATAACTCACAATTTTGTTTCTGTAAATCTTTTACATTCTGAACATATATCTGTTTTGCAACATATAAAGATTTTACTTTATTTTTATATATGTCCAATGAATCAGAATCATAAATTACCATTGGTGTTTGAATAAATTTATCTTCATAATAATTAGATTTTATATACAGACCTAATGCAATCATACATAAAAGAATAATAACATAATCTCTAAATGTTAATTTATGAAATAACCATATAAAAATATTTTTTATTGTTGTTAATATCTTGTTAATCATAATGTTATAAACTTTTTTCAATTTTTATTAAAAATATTTCTTAAAAATGTAGACTTTTTCTTCAAAAGTAAGTAAAATAAATACTGGTATTTTGAGAGGTTAAGATATTAAAGAAATATATAAAGAAAAATTAAATTTAATTTGAAAAATTAATTTTCTTTTGGTTCTTTTCTTTTTGATTTCTTTTTGATTACTTTTTCTTTGTCTACTTTCTTTTTAAAAAATAAATTTTTATATTTATTAATTATATTTAATTATATCTAAAAAACTATATTAAATTTTTATAATGATAAATATTATTGATAATCAGCTAATTATAAATTATTTTTAAAAATTATAAAAATAATTTAATAAAAAGTAGACTTTTTCTGAAAAGCTTAGTATAATAAATATGTTAGTATTTAAGGATGTGATAGATATTATATATAAATTATTTAAAAAATTAATTATTATATAATATTGAAAAATTAATTTTCTTTTGGTTCTTTTCTTTGCATACTTTCTTTTCTGAAAATGAAGGTAAGTTTTTATAGAGATAAATATTGTAGGATCAATTTTTAATTAATTAATGAAAATATGATTTTTCTTTGGTTACTTTCTTTTTAGAAAATTAATTTTTAGATTTTAGAATATTGAAAATATTATATATAGAAAAAGAGATATGTTTTTGAATGACATATCTCTTTTTTCATACTTATTTCATTTCTTCTTTAATTTGCATCATTCGTAAATTAATTAGAATTTCATTTAATTTAGTTTCATCAACAGAATCAGGAATAGAAGAATGTTTCATAATTTCATACATTTCTTCTTTTTCTTTATCTGCTAATTTAATTAATTCATCATATTCATATTTATGGTTTCGAATATTCATAAGAAAATAATGATCTTCAGTTCTATAGAGTTTCATTCCTTTTCCTAATGCAATTTCTTTTGCCATATGAATAAGACGAAAGCTATGCATCATGTTCTTAGAATTTCCATGAAATGCAACTTTATAATTATTTCTAGTTACAAGCGTATGATTTTTATTTTCAAAACATACAATTCTTTCATTAATTACATTTTTAATGTGCCAATGTTTATCATTTTCATTAAAATGAATTGCATTAGTTGATTCTGTATTTTTTGATATAAAAATTTGATATTTTGGTAAGATAATACCATCTTTACGTATATAACCATTTTTATGTAAATAATTATCATTACATCCATAAAATTGACAATTATATCCATTACATATTAATAATGTATATAATGAATCTGCTAATTTTTTTGAAGACGTATAATAAACATAATGACCTTTATTTTTATTTTTTGTACCATCACCTAAAATCATAATATTTAATAATATATCAACTTGTCGTTTTGATAATTTATTACAAAATGATGGTAATTCTTTTTCATAAGAATAATATCCATTACATTGTTTACAAATATTAAGAATATTTGAATCTCTAATTATCCATGAAATTTCTATATCATTTTTTTTATTTCTATTTGATTTATATTCTTTAATATTAATACTTTTTATATTTCTAATAATATTTGTAAAATCTTTATGCTCATATTGACCTATACGTATAGCATTAATTTCATGCTTTTTATTATATTCAAAAGTACCTTCTGATAAAAATGCGCCTAATATAATTAATTCATCATCTGTTATATTATAATCTTTATTATTATTATTTAAATGACGAAGTTGATGAAAATATGAGCGTTTATTATTAAATAAATCTTTAATTTTAATTAATTGCCAATTTGATTTTTCTTTTATATATTTTGTAGAGAAATTTGTTGAAATATTTCTATGAATTGGTGAAACATACATTTTATGGTTATCTGTGACAGAAAAACGTGTATATCTATTTTCAAATGTATATATTATACCCGAATAACTATCAGAGAATCTGCTTAAAATGGGTACAAATTGTATATTATGATTATTATCAAAAGAAGCTATTAATTCATCATTTGATATATCATCATATTTTTTCCACCCATTTATTGTTAAAAATTCTGTTTCATTATTTAAATAACAATCATAGTTTTTATTGAGATTCGATTCATATCTCACAGGGTTTCTATTCTTTTCCCATTCTTTGTATTCCTTATATCTTCTACAATGATCTTGAAATCCATCTACATTATATGATATTTGACAAATAGGTAAATCATCTTTATCATCGATAGAAGATAAACGAAGTTGAGTTGTATGTGAAACAATTTCAGTAGTTAACCCTCTATAATGAATAATAGGTTCATCATCAATAGAAGGAAATCTTTTTATTCTATCATAATTAAGTTCTAATCTTGAATTAATAAGAATTTCCTTATCTTCAGGATGTTCATATAGGTGTCTACCCCAATCATAAAACATGTGATAATTATTTCGCATGTGATTAATATTACACAAACCACAATATTCTATACGTAGTCCATATTCCTTTAGAAAATTAACAATATTTTGTGAACCTTGTTTTCTAAATGTATATGTAAAATCAAGGGGTGTTTTCCGTTCTGTAATAGGATTTACAATTTTTTTATTAAGACCTCTTGCCTTATAAATTTGTGATTCTGCATACTTATAGAATGAAGTGAAACATTGTTTAGTTAAAAACATGTCTCTATGTTCACGTAGATATTTCATAATAGGATGAATTTCGCCTATAATAAATCTATCATCTACAAACAAAGCTTCAAGAATATTAGGGTTTGCTTTTACAAGGAGTGAAATGAATTTATTTAATTCATACCATTTGTTATCATTCTTTGCATCAGCAACTTCTTCCTTATATGAATTATATCCAAGAAGTTCTTTAATTGAACAGATAAAAATTCCACCTGAATCAATATCTGAAGATTCTGTTGAAAGACCATATGAAGTAGAGCCCCTGACATATTCTATAAGAAGTCTTCCTTCATTTCTAATTTTATCAAATTCAGGGATACCTACAGTTTCTGATTTAAAATTTTTATAATTCTCCATAATTTATGAAATATAAAGTAAAGTAATTCCGTCACTGTGAACATCAATAGATTTAAATGTCTGTTTAAATTTTGACATGTCAAATCCAGTTGTTAAAAGATGACATCCATTTTTTGTAGGAACACTCATGTAAATTTTATTGGTTACATTAATAGGTTGAGCATTGTTAATATATGAAACAATTTCATTATAATCATCAGAACCAATATCAATATTATCTAAATCTACAAGATACAATTTTTCATTGCCATCCTGCTTACCACATATACCACATGCAGAATTAAGTGATTTACTCATATGTTTCCAATTCCCTTTACGAATTTCCTGTGTAATAAGAGAAATCTGTTCAAGCATTACAGATTCAGCATCCAAACAATTCATCTTAATATATGCACGTGCATTATGCATGTCACAAAGTTCGATGATACGATGTTCAATCTTTTCAAACTGTTCAACACTGAAAATATAAAAACTTTCAATAGGAATTGAATATGCTTTCATTTCAGGATTTTCCTTCTTCCGTTTAAGAATCTGAATAAAGTAAAAGGAACGTTCATTCCGAAAGTGAAGTTTTGATTTTATAAGTTCAAAATTATTAACCATAATTTATATATTTTTAATTAGCTTCATATTCGCTCCGTATCGCGTTATTTTTACTATACCTTAATACTTTACTATCTTTGATATTATAATGCGATGTGGGATGAATATGATATAAAATTTAAGATTTTTATTATTAATTACAATGTTTACATTATATTCATCTATTTTCTATATATTATTCTTTATTAAGTTGTTTTTTAAGTTCTTCAATTTCTTTTTTCATTCTATAATATTCTTTTCTATCAAGAATAACTAAATTACCTTGCTTGGATTTTGTAGCAAATTTTTCTATATCATTATTATAACGAGATGAAATATATTCTGCTTGTGCGGAAGCATCTCTTTCTTTTTCTGAAAGAAATAGTCGAACTTTCTTTATTTCTGATACAGCTTCATCTTGATAATCAGTATCTATATCACATTTAATATAATTATATATTGAAACATATCCGTATATCATAATTATAATTTTTAATTGTTATTGTAAATCAAAGATACATATTTTAATTGAAATAAAAAAATAATTATGTAAAATAATAAAATTCTCTCTGTATCACATTATTTCTATATAAGCCTTATAGTTTATTGCTTAACATATTTTAATGCGATACAGAGAGAATATGATATTAATTTTCCGATATTTTCTTAATCATATTATAGTATTCATTTTGTGTCATCATAGTGAAGTCTTCTTTATTCATTATAACAACTTGATTAGGTTCACGAAGATACCCACCTTTTTCTTTGTCATATGTACAAATTGTTTTAAGAGTATCACTAAATTGATTATAAACAAAAAATGGATTAATTGATACTTTTATTTTTGTAAATCCAGTTACAACTCCTGCTATTATATCAGCATGTTTAGATTCTGCTATAGCGACAACATCACCAATCTTAATTACTCTACCCAATAAATCTTTCATAATAATAAAAATTAATGTTATCCTTCTAATGAACATTGCATATAATATGCGCATTCGCCTGAGCAAAAATTCATTTCTTGTGAAACAACTTTCATAATACCTTGTATTCTTGCACGTGATATAATTGTTTTATGAACTAACTTATCTGTTGGAACTTGCTTCATACAATAATCACAAGGTGTATATCCTTTTTTATATTCATAATATTTCTTTTTTAATTCACGTTGTTTATTTTCAAATTGGCACTTATAATTTAAGCAATCTTGTTTATTTGGTGAATATTCTTTATTATTAATTTGTGTATATTTTATGCCACATTTACAAGTACCATATGAAATTTCACCTTTAAGATCTACATATTTCTGCTTAGAATATAAATAATACCAAATTTCATATTTTGCTCTTTTAATATTATTAAAATAATCTTGTAATATTTCAATATCTTTTTTAGAATAACGAAATTTATCTTTTATTTTTGGATAAAAAATAGTTCTACTATTTTCATCTATATATGATACAGAAATGGATGTAACTTCCCATTCATTTACAGGTATACCTCTCAAATTAGTATTACAAGAATAAAGTATTTTATATTGTGGATAATTTTTTAAAATATTATTATCATATTTTTTTATTTCATCTTCTAATTCATGAAATAATTCTGTATTTGTTTTCTTTTTCATCAAAAATAATTATTATTTTATGCAAACAAACATTAATATTTTGTGTATAATTAATGTTTGTTTGCATATATTGTTTCTAAAATCTGTTTCATTTAAGTGATTTCGAATTTATATTCTACATCAAATTCTGTTGATTCATAATTATCATCGAGTTTATCCCATACATATGGATTATCTCCAAAATCATCTGCTAAATGATGTTTCCAATAGTCAGTTTTTGGTGATTCATTTGGAAGAATAATATGAATTGATACATAATTCTCATCATCTGTATGTTGTACAAATAAATAAGCACCTGTATGTTGATGCTTATAATATAAATTATTATATACTGATAATGTGTTATCATATATTAATTCATTTCTATTGATGGTAATATTTATTCCAGATGGATAATCATTACCATTAATTAATGTATTAATAAGCTCAGTTAATGTTATAATATTCATAATTAATTATTATTTTAATAATATTCAGAGACTTCATGTTCTGCATTATCATACCCATCATTATATGCTGAATTATAAATTTCAGAAACGATATTTGCTATTTTATCAATATCTGTTTCATCAATTTTTAATTTCTTTAACAAAGGTAACATCTCATTATAAAATGTATTATTTGCTTCACATTTACCAAAATAATTACCAGAACCAATATAATATTTTTTATCTGCCATAATCTTTGTATTTTAATTAATTTAATAACAATACAAAGATACATATAATTATTATAAATAAAAAATATTTTTAATAAACATTTCCAAAATTATCTGTTACTTCACCATATTCTGGTATAAATTCATATTCATATCTAGGATCATAAGGTTTATTTAGATAAAAATCTATACATACACAATATAACCACATAAATGGAAACGGTATAATAAATGTAATGTAATAAAATATTAATTGAAAATAATATGATAATACATCATACCATTTGCACATTATTTTGTTCTTTGTTTTCTTTATTATCATTTTCTTGCTTCATTTTATTCATTGCAACATACATTTCACATAATGTAGATAATTGATTTTGATGATCATTAGAAAAAGAGATAAATTTACGACATTCTTTTTCTTTAATGTTCGGAAACATATATCCAGGTACTTCATCACCAATTTGACGGGCTAACTCCCATTTACATGTATCATAATTCCATATAGGAGTATCATAAAATATATGCAATTTTCCATATAGTTCTAGATGATCTGTATCATCTTTTTTATATGTTCTATTATCTCTTGCAATATATACTGTTAAAATTTTATTTTTACTCATAACTTATCTTACCCATTCATTAATATAACCATATTCATTACGTGCATTCTCTGGATAGCGGTTATCAACATCATGTTTCCAACTAAGAAATTCTTCTTCTGTAAAATAACTGTTAGTATACCAGAAATTACAATCACTACCATCACTTGTCTGATGATGATACCTTATCAAATTTGTTCTATGATTCCAAGATAATGTATCATTATAATTGTATACAGTTTTACCTGTTTTTATATATGATAAAAGTTCTTCCCATGATTTAAAACCATGCTCTTTATAATGTTGTAATTCTTTTATCTTTTTTTCTTTAAGACGAAAGGATTCTTCTTCAATAAACTTATTTTTTAAGTCACTTAAAATATGATTATCCATAATTATTCAATTGTTTTAGATTCAACAACAAGACCATTACCTATACTAGTTGCAACACGAGATGCATATTCAATATTATTGTAAACTCCATAATACCAATAACCATCTGGACATTCTCTTACAACAGTATAAGGATATTCAGTTTTATACTCGTTAAACTTATTTGGTAAATTATTTACAACCATAATTTTTATATTTTAAATTATTATTTTTAATTGTTATTTTTATAATACAAAGATACACATTTTGTTTTAAATAAAAAATTAATCTGGTAAAACTTCAATATTTTTTAGCATTTTAAAGTCATTAATTTTATATTTTAATGTAAACTTTATATTATTACCATTTCTAATAGAACCATTTCTATACATCCATAAGTAATTATAACTTTTACAATAAATGCCGGCTCCATTATTATATTTTTCACAACACATCAAACGTGTATGTTCTCTCAATGCAGTATCAGACCAAATAAATTCTACTTTATTACCTAAATTATCTTTTAATATAAAACTATAAAACCCAAATACATTAAGTTTATTAACAATACCTTGATAATTATTTACTTGATACCTTACATATTCATCAGACATATCATATTTTTTATAAATATCTCTTAATGAATTATTGTATATATTATTAAAGGTTTTCTGTTGTTCTATGTTATCTGTACATTTAATACAAATATTAAGATATACAAAATTTCCTTCGACTTTTGGTTCACCTACAGTTAATGAATAATTATACATTTTACATGCAGTTTCAGTAAGTTTTTCTAAGAAATGATTAAATGATATATCAGCATTTCCTCTATTCGTTGCTTTAATTTCTCTATTAGCAATTAATCTAGAACCATCAATAGAAACTGATGAACCATGATTTTCTACATAATTATTAAGTTTATCAAGTGATACGACAACACTTAACTTAATAGTATGAGAAGATTCATTATATGATATTTCTTTATATGATTTGATATTACCATTTGTAATCATAACAGTTTCATCCGAAAACAAATCATTTGTATCAATAGATGAACGAGATGATATATATGTACCATATGCTTCTGTTAATGCAAATCTTAATGCAGACATTGTTGCTTCTGATTTATTCTTACCAGTTCCCTCTGATACAATAGTAACATCATTTCCAAAACAACTAATTGTTATAATAGAAAGAAATAAAAATATAATAAATCTTCTCATAATGAATTTACTTTTTTAACTTAATATAATAAATGTAAACATTTGTATTTCGTTCAGTTATCTTCTTTAACATAGAAAGATTCCTAACTTCACCAATAGATGATTGAACTATTTCATCTGTAAACGTATAACTATCTGAATTATGCGAATTTTCATTCATATTCGTTGATGTTGATGCACTTATATCAGAATTACCCAAATCATTATTTCCATCAGAATTTTCTGTATAGAGATTTGATTCTGAATCTTCTACATTATATACAGAATAAGAACGGTTCCTAGCACCTTTTAGAAATTCAACGACTGAACGAGTTGCCTTCATATTAGCAATTCTATCAATGTATTCAGGATTCCTATTATTTGCAATTTTAATAATGGAAACAAGAACATTACCGTTTGATGTCTTATAAACATTACATCCTGTTACACCATTTTCTATATATTCTGATACGACTTTATTACGAAGTTTTACTTTATTCTTTTCACTAATTGCTTGTGAAAAACTATTTGTATACATAAAGATACAAATAAGGAAAGATAGAATATATTTCATAACCTATAATATAATTAATGTTAAACTATATTTTACTTAATTTTATTTAATGTTATCAGTTAATCTTCTGATGAGACAGATTCATTATCATCAGATGCTTTTCTCTTTTTATCAGCTTGATAACTATCAAGTTCATCCCATGCTTCCATCATATCACGTTCAAATTCTTTTTCTTTCTTAAGAATCGTACGATCTTGCTTCTTCATTGTATCAATAATATTCTCCTTATCATACTTTACACAAACTTCAAATCGATACATATTCTTATAACGATTATAATATTTTGCTACTTTAACAACAGAAATACCTTCAGTGATTCCCTTACATGCAGTTACGATTTGCTCACGAGATTTATTACTGATAGTTGATCCTTCATCTGTTTCCAATTCATCATTATATTGATCAATGCCATAGCGAATATAAAGTTCCATCTTTTGACGAATACTTGCAGATGCCGCAGCCTTTGCCTTGTTAAGTGCAAACATTTGGTTCTTTGATTCACCAATACCATAAGCACGGATTTCGCCTGTACCAGTTTCCAATGCATATTCCATTACTGGTGATATATCATCAAATGAATATCCATCATTTTTTGGACCATATTCATTAATATACTGTTGCAACTTTTGATTCTCTACACGGAGATTATGAATCTCTGTAGTATCCTTTTTACTTGCATAACTTGTAACCGTAATCGCAAACATTGCGATAATCATAAAAATAAATTTCTTCATAACGTATAAGTTTTTTAAAAAATTAATAATACTTTATTTAATTTAAACTAATACAAAGATACATAAAATAATTATAATAAAAAAATATAAACTACAAATATAAGTTAATAAATAAGAAAATATTTTAATTAATATGGAAAGATTATATAAAGAATTAATTAAAGATATATCAATAAGTGTAAAGTAGGCAATAGAAGAATCAATAGGTACATTACAAACTGATAATGATATAGATATAATATATATATATACGTAATAATATTAATAATTTAGATTTAAGTGAGTTTAATTATGATATATTAAATTATCTGATACCTGATAAAGAAACATTAATTAATACAGTATTATGTAAAATGTCGGTATCTAATGTTATAGATAAAAAATAAGTGTAAAAAATAACTTTTTAACATTTTTAGATATATAATAAAAAGATTTTTTCGATTAAATAAGATTTATGGTAAGCAAGAAGAGTTTAGAAAGTAAGTATCAAAGTATGTCGGAATTAGATCATATCTTGAATAGATCAGGTATGTATATAGGTTCCGTAAAGAATGAGAATAAGCAAATGTTTTTATATTCATCAGATGATGCAAAGATGAAATTAGTTGATGTTGAATATACACCAGCATTGTTAAAGATGTTGGATGAGATTATATCAAATTCATGTGATGAGTATAGAAGAATAGATAATATGGGATTGACAGAAATGTCTGTTACCATTGATAAGCATGGACGAGTAATCGTAAGAGATAATGGTGGTATTCCTGTTGTTAAACATAAGGAAGCAGGAATTTATATTCCTGAATTTATATTCTCACAACTAAGGACAAGTAGTAATTTTGATGATTCAGAAGATAGAGATGTAATAGGTACAAACGGTCTTGGTAGTAAAATTTGTAATATATTCTCTACGTTTTTTTCTATATATACAGCAGATAAGAAACATTCATATTATAGATCATGGAAGAATAACATGCGAGAAATGAATGATGATTTACAAGTTAAGACCACGAAAGATCATTTTACAGAAAGTACATTTGACGTTGATTTTTCCAGATTTGAATGTGGTAATGAGTTCTCGGAAGATTTTATTAATATTATAGAAAAACGTTGTATTGATGCAGCTGCCGCTAATATAGGTTTAACTGTTCATTTTAAATATACAAATGGTAATGATGTTGTTAGAGAATCTGAATGGCATTTTCGTGCATTTGATGAGTATATTGATTTATTTTCTGATTATGTAGATACAGAACAAATGTTGAAGTTTTCTGATTCTATCATGCAAGTTTGGGTATTTCCTGATAATGGTATTAATGTTGGATTTGTGAATGGTGCTGAATGCTCAAGAGGAACACATATCAAAGCGGTTAGAAATGAAATTAATTCTGCTGTATCTGCATATCTTTTATCAAAAGAAAAAATTGATATTACGCCAAAGAATGTAGATGGAAAATATTCAATGTTCTGTACATTCCATGTTAATAATCCGTCTTATGATTCACAGACAAAGGAATGTTTGACAACAGTAGTTGAAAGATTTTCAAATGATAATAAGTATACATTTAAGGTACCAGATTCATTTATTAAGTCTGTTTTGAAATCAGAGATTGTAGATATTGTAATAGATTGGTATAAACAAAAATGTGAAGTAGAGGATCAAAAAACATTAAGAAAACTTAATAGACAAGCTAAAGCGAAAATTCGTAATAATGATAAATTCATTGATGCAAATTCTAAAAGATCAGCTGATAGAGAGCTTTGGATATTCGAGGGTGATTCTGCACGCGCAGGATTTAGAGCAGCAAGAGACCCACAAACACAAGCAGCATATATGTTACGAGGAGTAATTCTTAATGTAATGGGACTTGCTCCAACAAAGATTATGGCAAATAAAGAGTTGTCTGATTTATTTAATATCATCGGTTTACAATGGGGTGAACCTGTAGATGTGAAGAAATTGAATTTCAGTAAATTGGTTATAGCAACAGATGCTGATTTTGATGGTAGTAAAATCGCAGGTCTTCTTTTAACATTCTTTAATTTATGGCCAGAACTTTATGATGCAGGTTTAATTTGTAGATGTATTACACCTATTATTAAAGCTGTTAAAGGAAACGATGTTCAGAAATTTTATACGATGGATGAATTTAGGAAGAAAGAAAATTCATTGAAAGGATACAAGATAACATATTTAAAAGGTCTTGGTTCAAGTACGAATGAAGATTATAAGGATATGATGAGAAATTCTGTTCTTCATTTCTTTAAGAAAGATGAACTTTCTGATATGACTATTAAAACATGGTTTGGAAAGGGTATTGCAAAAGAGAGAAAATCATTACTTAAGAATGAAGTTTAATTATATAATTCCATATGTTAATAAATTTTAAACATATGGAATTTTTTATTATATAATAATGTGTGTATCTTTGTGATAATATATAAAATTAAATAAAAAATAAATTATGAATAAAGAATTATTAAAAGAAAATATATCGGAATCCGTTAAAGATATATTAAAGAAATATAATATTAGTGATATTAATGAATCAAATATATTAATATCTATAAATAATTGTATAGATAATATATTTGAAGGAATAGATATAGATCAAAGAAAACGACTTGTATCATTTAATCCAAATCATCAGAATTATGTAGATACAAATGATCCATGGAATCCAAAACCTATATATAATGAAGTAGAAGGTTATAAGGTAATTTCAATATTTAAACGTAAAGAAACTGAAGATAAACATGATGGAAATCCTGTTATATATGCACTTAAAGATATAAGAGGATGGAAATTTAAAAATCCATCATATGACATATTTGCATTATTACGTAGATTTGTTTCAGTAACAAAAGAGCTTAAAGAAAATTTTGATGTTATTATTACCACACCATCTTCTAATAAATTAAATACCGAAGTTTTATATAGAATAAGGAGACTTATAAATCATGAAACATCATATGAGGATTTCTTTTATAAATATGGTGCTAATGATGTGTATGAAAATTTTCTTGATACTAATTATCTAGAAACACATTATAATGAAGATGAGCAGGAACATATACATGATTTATTATATGAAGCAATTTCTAATATGATGAAACCTAAAGAAAACAAAGGTAATGATGGTATTTTTTCTTATAAATTTATACCCCAACAAGAATTACGAAAATGTATTATAAAATCATTAGGCATTAATAAATTGTATAAAGATGAAATAACATATGGTAAGTATTTAAATGGTAAGAAAATACTGGTTATAGATGATACAGTCACATCGGGTAAAACCATATCTGATTCGGCGACAGCAATAAAAGATATGTATGATCCAGAATCTATAACATTTTTAACTTTATTTTCACCATTAGAACGAAATAAAAATAATTTAGAAAAATGAATATTATAGATGGGAAATTAATATCAACTCAAATTAAAGAAGAAATAAAAAATGAAGTTGATAATATTATAAATAAAGGAGGACGACAACCACATCTTGTAGCAATAATAGTAGGTCATGATGGAGGATCTGAAACATATGTACGAAATAAAGTTAAAGCTTGTGAAGCATGTGGATTTAAAAGTACAGTATACCAATATGAAGATAATATATCAGAAGAAGATTTAATTAATAAAATTATATTATTAAATAATAATCCGAATGTAGATGGTTTTATAGTTCAACTTCCATTACCTAAACATATTAATGAACAAAAAATAATTGAAACAATTGATTATAAAAAGGATGTAGATGGATTTCATCCAGTTAATGTAGGACGGTTAAACATTGGTTTACCTTGTTATATATCAGCTACGCCAAAAGGTATTTTTGAATTATTGAAAAGATATAATATTGAAACAAAAGGAAAACATTGTGTTATTATTGGACGTAGTAATATTGTTGGTAAACCTATGTCTACATTGATGGTTCAAAAACAATATGGAGATTCAACAGTAACAGTATGCCATTCACATACTGAGAATTTAAAGGAAATAACAAAACTAGCTGATATATTAATTGTTGCTCTTGGTAAACCTGAATTTGTAACTGCAGATATGATAAAAGAAAATGCAGTTGTTATTGATGTTGGCACGACACGAGTTACTGATAATACAAAAAAGTCAGGATTTAGATTATGTGGAGATGTAAAATATGATGAAGTTGCACCGTTATGTAGTTATATTACACCTGTACCAGGAGGAGTCGGACCTATGACGATTGCAATGCTTATGCAAAATACATTATCTGCGTATAAACATGAAATATATGATTAATTATTAAAATGAATAAATTATGACTATTATATTTTCAAATATGTTAGATCCAGATTGTCAAGTTATTAGAAATGCATGGCAAGGATTAGATAATATACATCTTATAGAAATAACACCAGATATAGATGGTTATGAAGATATAGTTAATAATGCAATTATATCAGAAGATGATACTATATTATTTTTGGGACATGGTACAGCAAAAGGTTTATTATTTCCAAATTTTAATAAAGAAAAATATTTATTACATGAATTTAATGTAAATTTAGTTCATGCAAAAAATATAATATGCTGTTGGTGTTATGCATCAGATTTTGTAATTAATAATAACTTACATAATACATTCTCAACATCTATGTTTATTTCTAATACAAATGAAGCAAATGATAATGGTATAGATAATTATACACAAAAACAAATTAATATAAATGGTGAGAGATTTTATAGTAATATAAATCAATTATTGAAAGATAATATACCATTAAATGAATGGATAATGCAATTGGGTGCAAAGATGGATATTGAAAATGAAATAGATACATTTAATAGACAAGGATTATTTTATAAAGAATAAAAAGGAAGATACAATAATAAGTATCTTCCTTTTTATATATTAAATTAATTTACCTTTTATAATATCTTCTTTGATAATATTAAACAATTTTTCTCCAAAAGCATTTAAATCTTTAACAACACATGTATAAACTGCATCGTCTGAATCTCTATATGTATATCCATTATTAGATATATATTTGTTCCTATATGTATCAGATGGTGAAAGTTTTGTTAAATTAATTAATACATCAGATTTATTCATATCTGAACTTCCAGACTGTAAATAACATTGTATAATAAATTTACGCACATCGGTATTATAATATAATGATTTAATAGCTCCACTCCAATCATTATAATTAACATTAATTAATTTATCAGGATTATTCTTTAATATTTGCTTAATATTTTCTTTTACCCATTCAAAATAATTAGAAGGATTATTATCCATATTATATTTAATTAATGTTTCTTCACTATGTTCTGCATTTCCAGATTCATCTCCTGTTTGTTTATATTTAACATAAGGTTTAACAATATATAAAAATACTCCTTTTGAAAATAATTTTATCATATTAGGTTTATTTTCAAAATATCTACATGCAGTGAAATTATATTTAAATAAATTATTTCCATCAAATTTTTCATTGAAATCACGTCGTCTTGCATCTGGTGCGAATGACGCAGCTTCATTATGAATAAAACAATCATATGAATTTTCCTTTATATCAATAGTTAAATATTGATAAAATGTATCCCAACCTCTTTTTCTAGTGCCTACATTTTCATAAATTTCAAATAATACATCATTTGTACTTTTAAATAATTTATTAAAATTAACAATATCATTTTGAAGTAAACTGATAAGTTTATCAAAGTTCTATCCAGATTTTCTAACTAAACTATTTACATATTTTTCAATATCTACTTCACATTTATCAAATGCTTTGTTATAACTACCAACAAAACTGGTTTTTAAATCATTGCTATCATATAATGATACAGGTATATGTTGTATAAGTGAATCTAGTATTGTAATATATTTTTTATTAATAGGTGAACGTTTAGCACGTGGTTTTGAAACATTAGGAGTTGAAATTACAGGTTCAGTTACACGTGTTTTTCTAGAAACTGGTTGTTTTTGTACAGGTTCAGATGAAATACCCATATTAATATTATATAGCTATTGAATTTCTTCTATAGTTCCACCCAAATCTAATATTCTGTGTCCAAATAATTTGAATACTTTAATTTTATCTATATCCCTTTCACTTTTTGGACATGGTTTTTTCATAATAATTAAAGCTGCAACATATCTGTTAAGTAAATCATCCTTAGTAAGTTTCTTCATAGGTTTTACCAACTCACATTCAGTTGCTTTATTTCTTGAACAAACTGACGCAACACTTAACCATAATTTCCTATCTAATGTTCTATGGTCAATACGTTTTGCCATTTCATTTAATGATTTCTTTAAACTATATGATATACCATTCATTAATTCTTTATATAATGACATTGTGTTTAATATTAAAACTTTTTATATTTATTTGTTTTAATAGTAAAGACTTTATGTTTCCTAATTAATAAAATAAATGTATTTTTGTATATAAATTAAAAATAATAGTTAGTTATGGTCAAAGATGAATTATGAAAAAATTATTTAAATTAAATAATAATATTTGTGATCAAATATTAAATGAAGCACAAATACATTTTACAAAGAATTGTTCAAATAAATGTCCATTTTGTATAGATGCATTTAATAAAGGCGTTGGAAATTCAAAACCAGATATTGATAAGATATTTTTATCTGTTTTAAATATAAAAGATAAAATTGATGAAATTACTGTGTCTGGTGGTGAACCTATGCTTTATATAGAAGACTTACTTAAGTTGGTAAAGAATATAAAAAGATTTGCTAAATTACCGGTTACTGTAATTACATCAATGCCTATACCATGCTGGACAGAAAAGGAAACATTCTTTGAAATTATAAAAGTGATAGATCATTTAATCATATCACCACAACATTACGATCAAGAAGTTGGTGACAAAATAAGACATAGTGTTTCACTTTATAATAGAGATAGATTATTTGAAGAAATTCCATATAAGAATAAAGTTTCATTAACACTAAATGCTATTAAAGGATATTTAGATTCAAAAGAAGATTTTATTGATAATATTAAACATTTTGAAAAATTAGGGTATTCTCATTTTAAGTTAGCAGAAATGTTTGAACATGATGAACTTTATGTTTCATTAGAGGATATATTTGGATTTAAATTACCTAAACCATTCGCTTATGGTTGTAGTAATAAACATTTTGATTTATCACCATATTTAGGATATAAATCAAATTCAGATTTTACAATAAAAAGATGTTGTTTTTATAAAACACATAAACAACATGCATCAATAAATGATTTATTGAAAATACTAATAAGACCATTATTTTCAAAGAAATATTTCTTTTGTATAATATATGAAAATGGTGAAATTGTTCAGAGATGGTCATAAAATTAAATAAAAATAAAAATGGATTATAAAAATATTATAGATACAATAACAAAATATGTAGGTGATTATATAGCATCCCATGCAAATAGAAATGAATTACTTACAAGTTATGATTCTGTTAATAAGATAGATGAAGCTATAAAGAATATAGATAATACTCTTAATTCTATAGATGATTCTGAATTATCAGAAAAACTTAAAGATTATAAACAAAAGAAGGAGGAAGAAAAACGAACTATAATGAATGACCTCATGTATAAAATATTACCAAAACAACCGGTAATTGATATGGATGATTATGTTAGAATACAAGATAATAAAGGAGAACATTTAATTCTTAAAAATGTTGATGATTCTTTTATAGATCCTTTATTTCCTTCAAAAATAACGGCAGTTAAACAAAAGGAAAAGAAGAAAACTGTTACAAAAACAGCAAGAGAATATTATGATGATTATTCATCAGGAGGATGTGGTAATACATATGGTTCTCCATATCATCATTGGAGTGGTGGATGTTAAAAAATATAAAGTTTTAATATATAAAGATTATTATGTCAAAAGAAGAAATAATTAATAGTTTTCCAGAACCATTATATGGTTATAATTTATCTAAAGATAAAGTTATAGAACTAATAGAGTTATGTATGAATTCTAAATCAGCTAATATATTAAATAATATTTTAACTGATTTTATTAATAAAAATGTTTCACATATTGATTTTATAATTAGGGAAGATGATATAGATACCGGTATTTTAAGTAAAAAAGATATTGATAGTAATTTAAAATTCGATCAATTTATGGCATGGTATTATGGTTTTTCTGATTATAATAAAATCATGTATGATAAGTATTCAGATTATTTAAAAGATAAACATGTTATTGCACCTAAATATTGTGTAAAAGATTGGTTTAATGATGTAATAAAGTATTATAAAGAGCAACATCAACCAATTCATACGTTATATGATGCATGTAAAATTGCTGCTGATATGCTTTATAAAGATGTATTCAATGAAGAATATCAAAGTATGAGGACGTCATATCATAATGATCAAACATTGATGTGTCAAGCATTAGGATCATATCTTAAACAGAAATATATGTATAAAGTAAGTGTTTCTCAAAAGAAATTGTTCTATAAGGAAACAATGAGATGCCTTATGTTTCCACGATATTTTGGTTATAATAATGATTATCTTTCATATATATTTAAAAAAGGAAAGTATCCTCGTAAAACAAAGAAATTTCTTAATAATCCAAATAGTCATAATATTTCTGGCAAAAATAGATTTAATAAAATTAGAAGAAATAAAACACATATGAATATTAGGAAATTATATTCTGATTATGGTCCTCAAATGGATTTATATCATATATTTAAAAATTCAGGTATTCCTGAAGAAATAACAAATAAGATTTGTCCTTGGAAAGAATATGTATCTATAAACATTGATGATATGTCAGTTAATGTAAATGGAAATTTCTATTAAAACAATATTTAAATATATAAATATAAATATTAAATATAAGAAATTAATTAGAATTTTAATAAATGAAAGTAACAACAAAGAAAGTTAAAGGTTTAGACGCACATATTATTGAAGATAATAATAAGAAAGTAGTAAGAACTATAACAGATTTTTTAAATACAGATTATAAGGATTATACAAAATATGTAATTGCAACAAGAGCATTGCCAAGTCTTCTTGATGGATTCAAAGTTGGTGCTAGAAAGATTATGCATGCTGCTTTCCATGGAGGTATGAAAAATGGGTCTGAGATCAAGAATTTGAATTTGGTTGGCGATGTTTATAATTTAACATTATATCAACATGGTGACGCGAGTTTGGTAAATACAATGTTTACAATGTCTGCAGAGTTCCGTGATAACCTGCATCCTATTACCATAACTGGTCAACATGGTTCGTTACGTGATGAAAAAGCTGTTTCAGCTCCACGTTATCTTTATTGTAAGTTATCTCCATACGCAAAACTTTATAAAGTAGATGAAGATCTTCTTGAATATGTTTTTGATGAAGGTGCTTATCTTGAACCAGTAAATTATTGGCCTATTATTCCTACTGTTATTACTGCACGTGCAGAAGGTATGGCACCAGGTTATAAATTCAGTTCATTTTCTTATAACCCTATTGATATTATCGACGCATGTACAGAAGTATTGAATACAGGTGATATTAAGGAAACTATTATTAGACCTTATGTTAGAGGTATTGAAGAAGATAGATTCACATTTGATAAAGATGCTGGTAAATGGTTGAATTCAGGTGTATATAAGGTAGATATTAAGAATGATATATTTCAGGTAACAGATCTTCCATATGATATGGGATTTGATAAGTTTGAAAAGAAACTTAATGATATGGTAGAAAAAGGTTATCTTAAGGATTGGAAGAATTATTCACAGGACGATAAGTTGAATTATTGGTTAATATTTCCAAAGAAACAACTTGAACGTGAAATGAAACCAGATCGTAAAGATAAACTTTTTAAGAAAATTGGTTTATATACATATGTACCAGATGATTTACTTTATGTTCTTGATGAACATAAGAAAGTAAAGCATTTTATCAATAAAGAAGAACTTATTAAATATTTTGTTAATATCCGACTTAACAAATATAATGATAGGAAAGATAGATTAGTTTCTGTCATGGAAAAACGTTATGAGGAAAACAATAATATTTGTAAATTTATAGAATTAGTTAACAGTGGTGAATTAGTTATCTCTAATAGGAAGAGAAAAGATGTAAAAGAAGATTTGAAGAAATATAATTTACCTGAAACTGTATTACAAATTCAGATTTCTAAGTTAACTGATGAAGAGAAGAAAGAATTGATTAAGAAGAATAAGGAGATTGAAAAAGAACTTAAGTATATTAAGAAAACAACTATTAAGGACATGTATCTTAATGATTTAAGTGAATTGAGAATATCTCTTGAAAATGATTTTAAATAATGATAGATAATCTTTTTGATGATGATATTTTAATTGGTGATGATTCATCTTCTGTATTTAATGATACAGGAGTTGAATCATTAACTAATTTAATAGGTAATAATATTACGGAACTTAAGAAAAATTCATATCTTAATATGAGAGGAACTAATTATGATGTATGGAGAGCATATCTTAATGAGACAAAAGGAAGATACCATGATGGATATTGGAATAGTTTTTCATATAATGTAAATGATCCTTATAATGTTACATTAAAAATTAAATCATTAAATGGATTTAAATTTCATAATAGACAAACAAATTATAGATTAGGTATTTTAGACATTAATTTATTTAGATGCATTCCATATATACAGAAGATAGAATTAGAACCAATATATGATGATAGAACAATATTTAATGATATTATCTTTATGAATATGTTAAATAACAATAAACATAAAGATAATAATATGATAGATAAATCATTTGTTGATAATTTACAATGGTTAGAAGAAATACGGAATGAATATCAAATAAAGAATAATATATCACAGTATATAGTATTTCAAGGATGTGTATTTGATGTTGATGCAATTCAATATTTAAATGATAATATTCCAGATAATTTTGATATTATCATAACTTCAGACTGTGATATATTTATGAATGATGAATATATAAATGTTTTTAGATTACCATTGATGTTTAATACTAATTTTGATTGGAATACATGTAATAAAATATCATTATATAGAGAACCTATATTTAAAATTCATTAAAAAAGACCATTGCTTATAGAATTATTATCATTTGTTAACTCATAAGCATATTCAATTAATTCTGATGATGATTTACATTCAATAAGAATAACTTTAGACATCATACTATCTAAATATCCTTTATTTATATTTTCATATACAGGATATTTGTTATGTTCAAAGTCTTTATGAATAATAAGATATGGACAAAAACTAAAGTCGGATAAGTATGTTTCTGGATAACCTAATTTATGAAGTTTATCTAATAATTTTTTAATATCTTCTACAATATGTAAATCAATATAATATATTTTATAAAACATTTTAATAATTTTCATTTATAAATTATATAACAGAAATTAGTAAAAGATTTATGGAAACTAAGAAAAGAATAGAATTATATAATAGATATTATAAAGGTGTTTATCTTGAGCAAATATCTGAACATGAATATCAGTTACATGGACCAGATGAAATATTTCATTATATGAGAGTCGGATTTAATAATGATATTAATTGTAAACCAGATTATACAGATATTAATTTTATAGATCCAGATGGAGGACCATTTTTGAGTGTAGGAAATAAAATAGATGAAGATAAAATTATCACATCTATTATTAGTATGAAAATTGAAAATAAATGTGTATATATTCTAGAAATTAAAAAGGAAGATCAATGATGATCTTCCTTTTATATATTGTTATTAATCGAAAATATCATGATATTGTTCTAAAGCATAATCTGATAGTTTAACAGTTATACATGAATTAGGAGTTGCATTTCTTAATATTATAGGATCTTTTGCCGTATTTTCATTATTTGCAAATCTTGTATCTATCATAGCATAAAAATCAAATGTTATACCCTTTGATGTTAATTCATATTCAGCAGAATCATCTTCTTTTTCTAATTCATTTAATGGATATATATCTTTCTATAATAACCATAATAAGAATACAGGTATTTTATATTGCTTTGATACCTTTGATGCATTAATAGATTTATTCCAGTTAAAATACATAACTCCATAAGGCTCATTATTTTTATCTAAATCAAAATATTTAATAAATTGCGTTATTCCTGTACCTACTGTTTTTTTATACCTATTTTTTAAAAATGATAATCGTTTTTCTCTATCTTTAGTATTCTTAATGATATTTTTCTAATCATCAGAATCCTTCTCATCATATATAACTTTACCTGTTAATTTAATGGTTGCAATATCTTTAAATGAATATCTACCTTCATTTGTATATCGATGTTCCATAAAAATTATGCCTTCATCTTCAGATAATAATATTTTATGACAATACATATCTTTTTTAAATATATCTTGAATAATTGACGGCATTTTAGGAAATGTATGACATACCCAAATTGTATACTTTTCAATATCAGCATTATATGCATTAAACATTGGTTGCCCTGGTGAAGGAAAATTATAATTTGGACGAAGTAATTTCTGAGCTTTCATATAATCTATGCCATGTGTAAATGCATATGGACAATTTGATGCTGTATATTCAGTAAATCCTTTTGCTTTAAGTTGGTTCATTACTTTTTCTCCATATGCATCCATACCATATGATATTTTACTTTCATGTGTTAATATTTGATTTCCATCCTTATCTCTATCATATTTCCATGCACGAGGCTTATCAACACCTAATAAATCTATGATAACTGGTTTTAAATCATTCGATGCTATTTTTGATGATATTTCCTAATCTATTAAGCCTGTATTTTCTTCATCTCCTAAAATATCATCATCAAATAGATCGGACGATGATTCATATAATTTTAATAACTTATATATATTCTTTTTCATATATTAATATTCTTATATTATGTATAATATTTATTAAATAAAAAAGAACTGTAAATCTTTTTGATAATTTACAGTTCTTTAATTTATGTATTATTATATTAACTTGCTAATATAAGAAGTATTGGTGTAAGTGCTGCAGACTTCCATATAGCATAGAATGTTTTATTCGATGTAATTGCAGCTGAATTACCTGATGTGCTTCCGGAAGTTGCAGAATTTGATTCTGCCCAACCTTGGAATGTATATCCAGATTTAGTAGGTGTATAAGTACTGAATGATACTGTACTACCGGATTCAACAGATTGAGTAGGATTAGTGGTTGAACTATTATATGTACCACCATTAAGATTCCATGTAACTGTAAATACTTGTTTCCATGCGGCATAATAAGGTGTAGCAGTTTTAATTGTAACAGTAGAAGTTGAACCTGATGTTGCAGAACTTGTTTCTGCCCATCCTTTAAAGTTATATCCACTTCTCGTTGGAGTATAACTGCCTAAATTGATTGATTTTACATATATAACATATGGACTGGTTGTATATGTTGTATCACTTACTACTAATGAACCACCATTTGGATAAAGGCTAACTTTAGCTGATACATATGTAAACTATGTATATACAAATGTCGCAGTTGTTATTGCTGTTTCTGTTTTTGAAATTAAAGTACCACCGTATGGTTTTGTATACCATGCTGCAGTATATCGTATGAACGTAGCATCTTCAATAATATCAGCAAATGATGCTGGCGCTGATAATTCATTATATTTTGTACCTTTTTTAACAGAACTTTTTTTATCTTCCGCTGTACCATCTGCCCATATTACCACAGCACCATTTGTGTGATTTCTCCATGTAATTGTAACAGAATCTTTAGACCATGTTGCATAATATGTTTTTGCTTCTGAAACTTTCTATGAACCTGTTAATGTTCCAGATGTGTCAGTATCTCTTATATTCCATCCTGCAAATGTATAATCAGTTTTAACAGGTTTATAATCATCATATTTAAATGATGTTACGTAAATTTCCCATTTTGTTGATTTATCTGAACTAGATACTTGTCCGCCATTACAATCTAATATAACTTTATAATTTGTACTGAAATGTAAATAGAATGTAGTATCACCTGTTACTGTAGTGTCATTATCTTTAATAACTATATTACCAGTTTCAGTAGTATACCAACTTCCATTTGACTTATATTGCTCTGATTTGTCTGAATTATATAAAGTAACCTTAACACCTGATGGGAGCTTTATATCTTTATATACCGTATCATATTTTTCTGTTGTCGTTGTTGATGATGTATATGTTTGGTCATCTTTAGAATAGAAATTATATACAGGGTAACTCTTCCAATATATTGTATAACTTCTTGCCGAACTTGAATATATAGCATAGAAATTAAATGTATTATTAATTGTAGTTATAGGATATGGAAATGTCACTATACTACCAGTTGAAGTTAATGACCATCCACTAAATGAATAAGTAGATGCTTTATCTGCTGCTTTTGTTGGTTCTGAATTATATGTTTCTGTTTTATCACCATAATTTACTGTTGTAGATTTCTATGTGGTGTTATCTGAGAATACACCACCATTTGAGTTCCAATATATATTTTTTTCTGTTATTGTAAAATTCGCAGTAAATTTATGAGAAGATGTTAAATTAAATGTATATGGCATGCTATGACCACCGTCTGCATCAACCCAAGCTACAAATGAATATTTTGACTTTGTTGGACTTACTTTATAACCTGCATCGGTTGTAGATACAGTTACACTTCCTTTTGCATAATAATAATATATTTCTGTTGTTTTTGTACCACTTCCAGATGATGCAGATAATGTACCTCCATTAGGATCCCATGTTACTTTGATATATGCGGTTGGTTGCGTCCATCGAGCATATAATGTAATGTCACTTTGTAATGTAGATGAACTAGATACAGCGTTACCGTCTGTTTTGGTGGAATAATTATTAGCAAATGTATATTTATAATTACTTCCATCTATCCATGTTGGTGTTTCATCCGGAGTTAAATCTGTATATTTAGTACCTTCACTAAATTTTTTTGTTACAGTTGTATCTGTTATTGCGGAACCATTTCTATACCATTTTGCATATGAATTATTGATGCTAAATGTTACTGTATATGTTGTTGTATTACCTGTTTGTGATAATGTCGCCGTTCCAGTAAGGCCATTATAACTACCAGTAAATGTATATTTTCTACTGTCTTTACTTGTACCTAAATTTGGGATAGTGACACTTGAATCTGATACAGTAATACTATTATCAGTAGTACTCGAACCAATTTTATATGAGCCAGTAAAAGTAGTGACGTTAGTAACAGTTGTATCCGTATCTTTTGTACTTGTAGCTCCAGATGTCCATGATACATTATATGTTTTCGTCAGTACTGCTTTTAATGTTGCCGAACCACCTTTATAATCATAAGTAGTAGGGTCTACAGATACCTTTAATTTAGATGATGATTCTATAGATGCTTGTGTTCCAGAATTACCTTGCCTTGTAAGTGTTGCAGTAGATGTAGCAGTTAATATTGTACCGGAATTATTTTTAACATCATATTGTTTCCCATCGTATATATGTTTAAGTCCTTTAACTGCTACAGAAATTGTAGCGTAACTATTATTAGCTGATGCTGTAGTTGTACCTAAAGATTCAGCTGTTTTAGATGTTGGTGTAAATGTATACATTGAATTAGTTAAGTCGCTTAATGTCCAATTTACAGTTTCCTATGAAGTCTTACCTTCCATAGAAGTATAATGCCATATATATGTACCCTTCAATGTACAATCCGTTGCAGTTATAGTCCCTCCTGATGCTGGAAAATGATAACCAGATGAACCTTTTGCATAACTAAATGTTGTAATATTCAAATCAGTATAATAGAAAGCTTTAGATGTATCAGGACCATCTAATTTCTGAGTTACTGTAGCTTCATTAGATTTTATATTATCATATGTTGTTTGAAATTTTATAGTTCTTGCAGATGATGTTGCAGGTATTGTATATGATCCTCCTCTTATATTAGTTGTTCCAGATATACCAGATACCGTATAATTACTATTAGCACTTAATGTTTCTGGACCTTGATTTGCATCAGTTCCACCACCGGATGTTGAACCAGAAGAATATTGATATACGGTTTTATGTAATGTATATTTTCTACTTAAACTAAATGTTACAGTTCCACCGGAGCTATATACTACAGTTGGACTTACAGAAAGAATAACGCTTTCTGTTGTTTTAGTTTCCCCTGTTTTAACTGATTTTACATTAGCGTCTTGTTTAACAGTAAATTCAGGGTGTGTTAGTGTAACACTATCTATTGTTGTTGATTTTTGGATAGTTCCGCCTGCGGCAATTGTTTTAACATTTGTTACACCTGATTCTGTTGTACCTTTTGTTGTTGCCGAAACGGTTGTAAACGTAACAGTTTCAGAAGCATCTTCTGTTTCACCGGAATTGAATGTTTTTCTGTATGTTAATTTACCAGAACTTACAGTTCCACCAGATGCAGGAATATTATCAACTGTGATAACGGCATTATCTAATTTAGTTACATACTTATCACGTTTTGTTTGAGTAATTGTTATATTTGCTTGTTCATGTATATCGCCACGTAACCCAACTGCATATATTATAATAGTTCTATCTGATGAAGCATTATCTCTTTGTTCAAATGTAACACTAAAAGGATTATTATATGTATTTTGACCATACTAAGTTGGTGTATTATTTATTTTACAACCTGATGTCTCACCACTTTTAAAAGAGGCATTAGGATAGTTATATACTCTTTCTTCTGTTCTTGTAGAAAAGCCTTCGCGTATTAAATATGTCTCTTTACAATATAAATTAAATGTTTGTGTTGTACCACCTTCCCATGATATATTAGGTACAGTATTTGGGTCAGAACCGTATTCTGTTTTAATTAAAGTTTCTGTTTTCTTTACATAGAATCTTTTACTGCTTTTCTAACCTTCCCATGATACGTGACTATTTTTCTAAACATCTATTGCCTAATTACTATTTTTTATAATCATGATTAAATAATATTATTTTTAAAACTAATCCTTATATGCATTATATGTAGCAATTACATCTTTAAGATGAATATCAGGGAATAATTGTAATTTTTTCAATACCTATATATAATCCTATCTATTATAATATATATTTCTAGATATTCTATAAGGATTCTTTCCAGTTATAACAGATATTAGAATATCGTCATTAAATGAAAGTTGCATATCTTTATAATCTCTATTCTTCGCACATATAAATAAAGCAGCAAGTCTCGCAACCATTTTATCAGGATTTGTTATCTTATCAAAACCACTATACTTACCGGTCATTAAGCATTTATCCATACGATCAATGTCTTTCTATGTAACTTTATATACTTTACCTGTACATGTTAATTCATCAGCAAGTCTCTTTGTGCTAAATATAGTTTCAACTTGTCCTTTTAATGCAATACTAATTTCATTAATTTTCTTATTTACATTTGAAAACTATTCTTGATTAATCTTATCAATAACTTTATTAATAGGCGCATTTTTATCTTTATCACCTGGTCGGCGTAAAGGCGTTGATGGATATTTAATTAATTTCCATATAACTTTATAATCTGTTCCAAAATTATTAAATACAACAGCCCATGATTTTAATACTTTTTCTTTATTTCTATATGTAATAGTATAAGGTTCCTATTTAATTGTAAATTCAATTTTTTTACTCTATTCCGAACCTATATAACATATAAAATAATATACTTCCTGAAATTTTCCTGTTTCTGGATCAATAACTGAATTACGGTTAATTATAACCATTTTATTTTTATCAGATAATTTATCTTTATCCATCTTTGATGCCCAAAAGAAACCATTATCCGTACATCTATCTATTTCATTCATAACAGCTACTACTGTATTGATTACCTAATTATTTAAATCGTATTTATTAATAAAATATTCATTTACCTCTTCTTGATTATCACACTATCCTAACGATGTTATCTTTGTAGCATTTGAAATTAATTCAGATGTTTTATTTGATGCATCATCATTATATAAATCATCAAATTCATCATCAAATAAACTTTCCAATAAAAGTTTGATATTCTTGTTCATAAAACGTTAAAAAATACTTTTATTATTTATTTTTGATATATTTTCATTAATGTGTTTTCTTATTTCAAATAAATGTTGTATCTTTGTATTGAATTAAATTAAACAATTAAGTTATGATATTAAATATTGATAATTATGAAATATTAAACTTTTATGGATATACGTCTGTTATTAAACAGGATGAACGTATCTATGAAGTTTCATCATTAGATAATTCACCCAATGAACATATGCGATATGAGAAGTTAAATATTTTTTATAATAAAATAATAGATAAAATAAGAAATAAAATAGATAAGACAAATATTTTATATTATATATTAGACGATAATAAATGTGTATTTAAACTAAAACATGTTAAATCTGGAAACATTATCTATATCGGTAAATATGATTTTGAAATTTCCATAGGATTGGATTGTCATCAAAGATTTGGACATTCATATGATTTTATAACAAATAAGGAAACATATAAAACAGAAGAATTATGATTATACATAATGCAAAGAATTGTAGAATTAAGGAAGAAGATAAACAAGTGTTAAAGAATGGAGGTATGTTCATTCTTATAACAATACTTATGATTGTTACTTATGCTTGTATTGTTATGCCTATTAGTATTATGCGAGAAAAGAAGTTTGTTGGTACTGATAATAAAACTGAAGCACAATTTAAAATTATATTGAGAGACAAATATATTGATGAAGATTTTGTTCAGCAAATTAGCACGAGCGGATGGAATTCATATGAAGTATATGATTCCAATATGAAGAAACATAGAATTATATGGAAAGAAGTGGAATAATGAATAGAAAAGAAACTTTATATACAACTATATCATTTATGTTAGGTATAATTATGATATTAGTAGTAATTTATTTATTTTCTTGATAATATAAAATAAGTTTAATTTTTAAATAAAATATCTAAATGAATAAGATTATTTTTTCTATGCTCATTATGGTAATGAGTATTGCTAACATGTATGCAGAAAATGTTTCTGATACAGTGAAGTTGAAAGAGGTAACTGTTACTTCTCTTTTCCGTAATAATGTGCAGACAGGTAGTATGATTAATACATCTACACTTAAGTCTTTGAATCATGGTCAGGGAACAGATTATGTATTGCAAAGACTTCCTAATATTTATGCGTATAATGATAATGGAACACAAATGGGATACTGTTATTTCCGTATGCGTGGCATGGGTCAGGAACGTATGAATGTTACATTGGATGGAATGCCTTGGAACGAAGCAGAAGATTTTGGATGTTATTTTAGTAATTCTCCAGATCTTATGTCTTCTATGCATACTATTAAGGTAGAGAAAGGTGCATCTGTAACTAATAATGGAACAGCTGCTTATGCAGGAAATGTTTCTCTTGAATCTGTAGATTTGAAGAAAGATACCGATTCTTATTTTGACCTTGGATATGGTTCATTTAATTCATCTCGAATTACAGGTGTTTATAATATGGGACAGAAAGGACATTGGGGATTACATGTTCGTGGCACTGCACAGCAAACTGATGGTTATAAGGAGAATACTTACAATAATTCGAAGGCAATTACTATTAAGACCGGATATTTCTTTAATGAACGACATTCATTGGATTTCTTGACAATGACTGGTTATCATAGGAATGGACAGGGATTTCAGGGAATTACTGAAGATTTAATTCCGAAGCATCCGACACCATTTAAGCAGATGATTTCAGGTAATCGTCAACAGGAAACAGATGATTTCTTAACAACTTATAATAGGTTTCAATATAAGGGAGTTCTTTCAGACAAAGTATTTCTAACATCATCTGTGTATTGGCAACATCAGACAGGTAATTACCGTATTGGTTGGGATGATGAGACACGACCAACAGGAAGTGTATTGAATAACTATCATCTTAATTATAATTTAACAGGATTTAACACTATTGTAAAGTATTATCCTATTGATAATCTTTCTCTTACATCTGGTGTAAATGCTTATGTATATCATCGTAGACATCAGGGATATGATATTGCAAATTCTGATAGTATTATCACTGCATGGAAAAATCCTGGACTTACACCATATTATGATAATGCAGGAACAAAACCAGATGTGAATGTATTTGCAAATGTAAAGTATGCACCAGTAAATAAGTTCACTATTGATGCTGCTGTTCAATATCGTTATACGTCATTGCATTATCGTGTAAATACACCAATGGATGAATATGATACAAAGTTTAATCATGATTGGAATTTTGTAAATTACAGTATTGGACTTAATTATGATATTGATAAGTATTCAAAGGTATATGCACGTTATGCTGTAACAAACCGTGAACCATCTCGAACTGATTTATTCTGTGCAGAGTATCGTTCAAATGAATCGGAGATGAATACAAAGAATGAGAGAGTTCATGATATTGAAGCAGGTTATGAGATCCGTAACAATAAGGTTAATTTCAATATTAATGGTTTTTATATGAATTTCAGTAATGAACTTGTTGCAACCGGTGAACTTTCAAAGATGAATGGTCTTCCATTGCATAAGCAACATGATGCATACCGTCTTGGATTGGAACTTGCCCTTGATTATAATCCTATTAATACATTGCATTTCATTGCAAATGCGGCATGGTCAGAGAATAAATTAAAGAATATTGAAGGTAAGGAAATGAATCATACATTCTCACCTTCATCTACATTGTTTGCTGAAGCTAATTATATGGTTAATAAAATTAAGTTTGGTTTGAATACAAATTTCCGTTCATCAATGTATATGGATATTTATAATAAGAATAAACTTAAGGAGAATCTTACGTTAAATGCTTATGTAAATGCACGAGTATCAAAGATTGTAGAGTTGAACCTTGTATTGAATAACATTACAAATAGGCTTAACTTCTCTAATGGCTCTGTAGATATTCCAACCAATACTGCATATTATTTGGTTGATACACCATTTAATATGTTCGCTTCTGCAAAGTTTCATTTTTAATAAATAAGGTGTCTTTTATACATATTTTTTTAATTAATTTAATAAGGAGAATTAACACGGTAGTTAATTCTCCTTTATTTTTTTATTCATATGTAATATAATAATCTTTATTAGTTCTAACTTTTAATTTCTTTGCATTAGAAGATGAAATAAAAATAGTAATATCTTCATCTTTTAATTCATTAAAATCCTTATTAGAATTGATTGTAAGTTTACCATCATTCACATTATATGTAATGTTAGTAAATTTTGATTTAGTTCTGACAGAAACACAATCAATAATATCATTGTAAATTCTAACTTTTGCAGGGACATTTACATAAACGACATTAATAGAATCTGTTAATAATGTTGGATTAACTAATGAATTTTCATTAATGTTAATTTTACCAAAGCATACAGTGATGCTGAATATTCCTATAAGGAATAAAATAAATAATTTTTTCATAACGTAATTTATTTAATTTTAAAATTTATTTTTAACTTTCTTTAACTATCATTTTATTTATCTGAATAATTCATATTTTTAATGTAAGAAAAAGTTTATTATAAATAATGAAATGAAAAATTGAAAACTAATTTGATAAATGAGTAAATTAAATGAATAGAATATAAATGAGTTTTTATGGACATGTGCAGGAGTTAATAAAGATGTATTAAGATTATACCCGAGTGAATATGCTAAATATGCTGGTAGTGGCGGAACTATTTTATTCACAGCATTAATGGCTATGATTTCTGGTGGATATGCGATGTTTTTTGTATTCAGTAATGTTATTGTTGCTTTTATATTCGCTATATTTTGGGGATTGCTTATATTTAACCTTGATAGATTTATTGTTAATTCCATGTATACAGATGGTAAAGATTCAATAAGTTGGAGAAAATTAAAAGCAGCACTTCCTAGAATTATAATGGCAATATTTTTAGGTATAGTTATATCGACACCTCTCGAGATGAAGATATTTAATGATAGAATTGAATCATAGTTATTGAAAGATAATATAGAGAGAATAAATTCAGCAAAGAATGAATCATCTGATTATAAAACAATTTCATTATTACAAACTGAATAGAGTTAGTTATCAAAAGAAAGAAAACAACTGGTAGACGATTTACAAAAAGCATAGAAAGATTTAAAGGAAGAAGCAGAGGGAAATGCATTATCTGGTATGGTTGGGCATGGATCTATATATAGAGACAAAGAGATTTATGTTAACCAATGTAAATAGTCATTATCTGAATGGGATAAACTTCATAAAGAAAGATTAACAACTATATAGAAAAGAATAGATGACGTTAATCAACATATCAATAAGTTTGAAGATAAAGTTGATAATTTAAAAGAAGATGGATTTAGCGCACGTTATGAAGCGTTTTCAAATTTAAGAAAATAGAATTCATCTTTAGAAATTGTTTCATTAATGATAACAATGTTGTTTATAATAATAGAGATAACTCCTACATTTTTTAAACTTATTATGATAGCAGGACCTTATGATGAACATATGAGAATTGAACAATATAAGATTTCTGCATATGTATAGAAAGAAAAGAATAATGTAGATACAGATTTAAAAATAGATGAATATAATAATAAACAAAAATTAAAATCTATTATAAAAGAAGATATTGATATAATTGAATTGAAAGATGAACAAAAACCTATTACATATTCATCTATTAAACCATTAACAATAGATGAAGAACCTGAAATTGTACCTTATTAGGTAAAGTCAAATACAAAAATAGAAACAAAAACTATTACACCGAATAAAGAACTTGAATTTAAGAGGAATTCAAAGGGATAGTTATTACTAGATTTTTCATCAAGACATAAAAGTTAAAAATATTTAAAATGAACATTAGGTGATATAAAACTTAATGTTCATTTTTTTATATAAAGAAATATGTGTATCTTTGTAATATAATAATTAAAACATTAAATAATATGGAAGAGAAACTTATTTTGAAAATGTGTAAGTCTGCAACGAAGCTTAATAAATATATCATTACTGTTAAAGGCAAGTATAATAATATGTTACCTTATGAAACAAAAATGGTAACAGTAGATGCTGATATGATGAATGATTTTGTATTGTTGTTCTTATCATATATGGGTAATAGAAATTGGAAGCATACATGGAAGGATTGTAAGTTTGGAGAAGACTTCAAACATGGACCATTGCAGACATATCTCGGAGCATTTACAGATGATTGTCATTATCCTTGTATTGATATTAATTGGAATGATGTTATTTCTGTAAAACTTTCATATATTGATGAAAATTCCACTTATTATGAGTGTACACTTCCTGATGTGGAAGAGTTGTATGAAACAGAGGAATATTTCTTGAAAGAACTTAAAGAAAAGTTTAATGTATTCAATAAGAATGATAAGAGAGACGATTTGGATGATGGTACAGAACTAGTAGATTCATATGAGTTGGAACTTGTTCGTAACATTCTTCGTTCGACTGGTAAGTGGGATGATAGAGATATTGATAATTTGTTCTTTATCAATAACGATATTGGGTTTACTTCAATATGTGCAAGAGATTCTTATTATGATGATTTATTGAAGGTCATTAAACAGGAATATGCAAAGAGTGCAACCGGTGTTGAATATGGTGGATTTAAACCAGAAACTTTTGAAAAAGTTCATAATGCTATTATGAAGTCTGATCTTCCAGATGAAACAAAATCTTTTGCTATCGACATTTGTGGTAAGTACAATAAGAATAATATTTTATCTGAAAATCAGAAGAAAGAATTAAAAAAGATTATTGAGTCTTTTAATATTCTTAATGGTACTTATGGTTGTGTTGGACCTAATGGTTGGAGTGGTATTTACATTCAGCATGTTATTGATCCAGAACAGATTGATTTTGATGATTTTGATGAGAATGAAGTCATTAAATATGAAGGTGAAACTTATATTATTCATGAAGGAGATTAATATATGATTTTAACAGAAATAATATCAATAATAGTCTTATTCTATGGAATTTTTATAGGATTCTTTAGCGGAGTTCTTGGTGAAAAAGGAGATAGTGAAGAATATACATATAAGTTAGGACCTATAGATGATTTATCACCATTATTTAAATGGGGAAATCGTTTTATAATTCCATGTGTATTATTTGCTTCACCAATAGGTTTTCTTGGAATTCCTTTATTGTATTTAGGCTTATGTATAATTTTCGCATGTTTTGGAATTGATATTTATATATTAAGTGATAATACATTGAATATTATAGGACCTTATATATTACTATATTTTATATCATTGATGATAGGATATAGTATAGGATGTTTTGTGACTAAAAAAGTAATATCTAATTTAATAAAGAAATATAATTATGAAAAATAATAAATTTTATATTATTTTAGGATATAATGCACTTGATGAATCATATTGTGGTTATGTAGAGAATTCATTCTCTATGGGATGTGATGATGAGAGAGTACAGTTGTATTCTGTAAGTAAAGGAGATTTTCCGTGGAAGAATCGAGATTTTCCTGAGAGAAAGAAAAAAGCAAAGAAATATCTAAAAGAAAATGGTGGTAGAAAAGCTTCTTTTGCACATGATTATATTCCTGATGCTTATATGAATCCAAATTCTCCAAACCAATGGATTTGGTTTTATTTGCGTGATATTGCAGACAATTTGAATAAGAAACATTATAATAATTGTTATTGGCAAGTATTTCGTGTTAACAGTAAACATTGCCCTGTTAATATAGATATGAAAGAATATTATAAGATTCAACATAATAAGAAATATAGAATGACATTAACGAAATATGAAATAAGAAATATTAAATTTACAGTACAAGATCCTTTATTATTAGACTTTATACGTAATATTTAATATAAAAAATATACAGTATATAATTTTGTTATCTAAGTACATGATAATAAAATAGTGCATATCTAGTAAGACTATATGTATTTCAGTAATGGTACTGAAAGTGTTAATCGTTACTCACGAAACAATATAAGAGTTATATGTTATATAGTAAAGACTAATATTGCAAAAGGTTAATACGCATATATAACATATATACCATTTGAGATTATGGTGAATAATTGCAATTAGAATGTAACCATAATAATATGGCGGACCAATATAACATTCTGGGTTCGATTCCCTATATACTGTCTAAATAAAAAATTAAAAAAAGATTCATAATTATTTTTTTAATTAAAAAAGAATGTGTATCTTTGTATTGTAAGAAATAAAAATGGTGATACAACCTATAAGCCATAGGTAACATGAGTTCGGTAACCTCATGGTTCGTAAGTCGTGATAACGAATAGTCTCGGTAATAGTTGAAAAACCTTCATCGGTTATGTATCATTATTTAACATTCATATGAGAATTAACGAAATGTCTCATATGAGCATGAGGAGTATTCCAACGGAGCCGGTGTGTTTGGATTTTTAGTTGTGCATTTTTAATCTGACTATATTGTTGAGAAACAATGAAAAAGAAGATACGTCGTCAGTACAAGTCCATATAATAATTTCGAAATAAAAATGGAAACTGTTAAAAATCGTATCTATTTTGGTTATGTTACATAATGGTTAATGAGGTATCTAATTGATATTTTAATATCAATGGAAGAAAGGTATTGCGGTGACGAGTTCGAGTCCCTCCATAACCACTCCTTATAATAATGAAAAGGATGCAATTATCTAACATAGATATTATTATAGTATAAGAAATTATGATAATTCTTAAAATGATAATCAAGAGATTGAAGTAACTAATTAATGTATAGTTACTAAGGCGAAAGTATAACTGCAATTATATTAGTAGTTGACGTTTAAAAGATTGAAGAAAATTATTTGTAGATAATTTTTGGATTGATATTAAATGTAAAAATTATAATAGTGTAGCGGGAATGCACGCTCGATGATAAATCGAGAAGGGATTAACGGTATGAGGTTATTAAGGGTTCGACTCCCTCTTATAAACAAATTTAAATACATATATTCTCACGAAGAGCGAGTAAGAGAAGGTGAGCAAATTATGTCTAATGTTATAAGTGATCATAATAACAGATAAAACATAACAGAATTATCTTAACGTAGGAGCTGTAAAAGGATGAACGTATGGTAACATCATTATATGTATTTTTATTGAATTTTTAATTGTTTGAAAATAACTTAATATATGTTACTACATCAAACTAATGACATATAAAATCAAACCAAGATGATAAGACAGAATTAAGTTATTTTTAATTTGTTTTGTTTATTTTCTAAAAGTCTATAATGGTTTTCATTATAGACTTTTTTATTTAAAATAAAATGTGTATCTTTGAAATATAAATTATAAGTAAAATAAAGTTGAATTATTAATTATGTATTATATAAATCATGAATTAGTTAATGTAGTAGAGATTGATCCTTTTGAAATTGAATCTGGAAACTTTCCTGATGAGATGATAACTATAGATGAATTAATAGATAGAATAAAGAATAAGAAACCTATTAAACAAGGTATTAAAATTCATTTTAATATGTATGACATCATTTATGATGTAAATTCACATATATTTATGCATGACACATTCATTCATATTCCTACTAATACAAAGATATTTGTAGAATATGATGAGAATTGGGGATGGGAACGTACATTTCTTCTTATTCCTAATTATTCAGAAAAAATATGGATAGGAGATAATAATGAAGATTGTTGGTGGGATGCTACTCACAATGAAGGTTCTTATTCTTTTGAGATGAAATCTTTTATTGAAATAGAAATAGATTAATATATTTAAATTTAATAAAAATGAGTAAGAATATAGGAATTTGTTTTGGCGGATATTGTCCAATGCATCAAGGTCATCTTGATGTTATTATGCGAGCAAAGAAAGAATCAGATATTGTTTATGTTGTTGTATGTGGATATACAGATGAACCACGTGCAAATGAAATAGGTTTGAATATAAAGCAACGAGAACGACTTATTAGAGAATATTTTAAAGGCGATGAGATTATAAAAGTTGTTACTGTTAATGATACAGAATTAGGTATTGATGAAAGTATGTCTGAACATAATTGGAAAGTATGGACTGATTATGTGAAGAAACTTATTGTTAACAAAGTTTTAGACCATAAAGATAATTGGCCTTTTACAGTAGACGATACTATTAACGCATTTGAGTTGAAACTTACTTTTTATGTTGGCGAGAAGTTTTATGTTAAATCATTAGAGAAATTAAATTATAATGTTGTATTGGTAGGATATGACAGCAATTCACCTTCTAACAGAAGTAATGATATTTCTGCAACTCTTATACGTCAAAGACCACAACTTTACTGGAATAAGATTGTATCTACATTCAAACCAAAACTAACAAAGAAGATTCTTGTATTAGGAACAGCATCAGAAGGCAAATCAACTCTTGTAAAAGATATTGGTAATTATTTTCAGGTTCCATATACTACTGAATTTGGTAGGGATTATATGGCGAAACATTGTATGTTAGATCCAGATATTACAGTAAACGATTTTGTTGAATTCCTTATAGGACAAAGACAATATTATTTTGATGCGCTTAACAGTGATAAGAATAAAGGTGTTATTATTTCTGATACTGATAATCTCGTTACTCTTATGTATGCGAAAGCATATACAATGGATAAGAACATGCAGATTACTGAAAAAGAATATAATGATATATTGTTACCACTTGCAAAATCATTGCAGACTAATGTAGATTGGGATGTAATTTATCTTATCAAACCACATAATACATTTGTCGATGATGGAACACGTTATATGGAGCAAAGTTCTATTGAAGAACGTATGAAAAATTATCATATTCTTGTTAAACTATTGGAGGACTTTGATTTACTTCATAAGGTTATAGAACTAGATGGTACATATCTTGAACATTTTGATTATGTAAAGAATTATATAAATACACTCTATGAAAAGTATTAATAATATTTTATATACAGAGTTTATAAAAGGAAGAAACATATTTGAACATATGTTTCTTCTTGTAGGTATAATATTACAATTTATTGTATATTATATTACAAACGATACAATGATTTCATTAATATCTGGAGTAACAGGTATTATATCTGTTGTATTATGTTCACAGAGAAAAATTTCATTTTATTTCTTTGGATTTATACAATTATTTACTTATATGTATTTAGCATGGCAGCAGAAATTTTATGGTGAATTAGTAGAAAATATATTCTATATAATTACCATGATTATAGGTATTGTTACATGGTTAAAGAATTATAATAAGGATGAACAAATAGTAGAATCTAAAAGACTTTCTAATATACAGTTAAGTATAATAAGTAGTATAATGATTTTATTGTGTATTTTATTTGGGTATTATATGAGTAATTATACAGATAATACACAACCATATATGGATGCTTTTTCTACAATACCGGCATTTATAGCACAAACATTATTGATGATGAGATATAGGGAACAATGGATATTTTGGATTATAATTGATATTGTATCTATATTTATGTGGGGAATCGCTGATAATTGGATAATGGTAATTCAATTCATATTTTGGACATTAAATTGTTTATACGGTTATATAAAATGGAAATAATGTAAACATGGCAGGATTTGTTATTATTGTAATTGTTATTTGCATAACTGTTTATGCGATATATGATTCTAAGCATACATCGGAAGTAGAGCAAACATTCTGGGGTAAAGATAAAAGCGATTCATCCAGATTAAAAAAAGTTAATGAAAGAATTACATCATTAGTAAGTAGAGTGGAATTACTTGAAAATAAAGTAAAGAGATTAGAAAATAATAATATAATAGAATAAAATGGAGCGGATAAATTTTGAAGTATATGATTGGTTGAAAGAACATCAAAAAGAAAATAATTATTCAGACCAATTTATTGAAGCATATAAAGAATGTTATTTTTTAAATAGGTTATCTGGTAAATTCTTTCTTGGAACATACGCGGGTTATTCAGTAAAGCCTGATAATAGTGATAAATCTTATTTCGTAGAAGACGGAATTAGAGGACAAGTAAAAGGATATTTTACCGTTTTAAATGGTAAACTTATTCAACTTGATCCTTTATCTGATATTCAAAATTATGATAAGTATACCAAATTAAAGGATAATCTACATAAATATATGTATACTAGACTTGAAAATATTGAGATACTGAGAAAAATTTATTCAGATAGAACTGATGAAATAAAAACACAAATAGATGATCGTATTAATTCATTGAATACAATAATTTATCTATTATCTAAATATTAATAATTAACAAAATATGATTATGAATTTTATAAGTTGGATCTGTATTATATATACAGCATTTACATTGGTTTGTTTTGTATGGCTAACATATGCTATTAAGAAAGCTCCATTAGTAGATCCTCAAGAACCATTTTTAAAAGGTGATATAAAATCTGAAGATCTAGAAGAAGATAAGGAGGAATAAGTTATGGCTTACATAGATAAAACATATATATCTGATTATCAGCAGTTTATACAAGTTAGAGATTGGTGTAAAGATAAAAAAGTAGAATTAAAAAATGGATTAGTGTATAATGCTATTGATTTCCTTATGTATCCTGATATAACAGAAGAAGAATTCAATAGTTGGAAAAATGAAATTATTCAACGACATATAAAAACATATAATGAATCAAAGGAAGACGCTGAAAAACATTTTGAAATTCCTCTTTGGAATACATCAACATATTTCGATATTTGGCTTATAAGAAATTGCCCTATTGATTTTATTCAAAATAGGTTAAAAGAACAATATGGTGAAGAATATAATCAAATAAAGAATTATAGATCTGAACATGATACATATCAGAGAAATGGATTAGGGAAGAATTTTCATTATAAGGTAATTGAAAAACCTAATTGGAAACCAAGATATAATTTTATTTATACTGATAGACATAGTAATAAGAAAGTATATAAAGAAAGTAGGAAATCTTGGTGGTTTGTTGAACTTCGAGATTTATCAGGTAATGATATAATGTGGGAAGCAAATCAGGAGTATAATTATTGGACTAATTGGATTGAATCATTACCATTTACATCTAATATGATGGATATTAGGAAAAAGAAAAATCTTAATATTCACTCTATTATTAGAATGATAAAACATTGGGATTTACCTGCTAATACACAAGTTAAAGTTGTAAATAGATACTTTAATTATGGGTGGATAATTAACATTAAGAAATAATATTAATAGGATGATATAAACTAATATATCATCCTATTATTTTAATAAATATTTAAATGTTAATTTTTATTAAATGAATAAATTAATTAAGAAATTAATGGAGGGATTATTTGATGATTTTGATGATGAAATTTTATCAAATTCAGATAATTCAAATAATGTATCTCAATAGATAATTGAAACGGAAGATAAACCTAAAATTAAAGAATGGTTGTTAGATAATATTATTTGTAAATATGGAACATCATTTAAATGTGATGAAGGTAATGATATTGAATATACATTTGAATCAGATGGATTACATTGTAATTTAAAATTTAATGTACAAGTTGCAAAATTTATGAATTCTATTCCAGATTATGTTAAAATTAATAAAATAACTTGTAATACTGTAGAATTTGCAGACTTTATTAATTTACCTAAAGAAATAGATGGGACATTAAATATAAAAGGATGTAAGGAAAAAGATTTAAATGTACAATTACCAGAGAAATTAGGTGTATTATCGCTTATTAATTGTAAAATACGTTCATTGAAAGGATTAAGTAATACATGTAAATCAATAGAGCATCTTTATATAGAAAATTGTAATATGTTTACTTCATTTAATGGAATTCCAGATAATGTTGGATTTATATAGTTAATTAAATGTAAGAAAATAGTAGATTTAGAAGGAATTCCAGATTCAGTAGAGAGAATTGTATTAGTTTCATTACCTTCATTTGAAAGTTTAAAAGGATGTCCAAATAAATTAAGTAATGGATTGTATATATAGGAGTGTCCATATTTAACCACATTAGCATATTGTCCATCATTAATAATGGACCAATGTGAAATACATGATTGTATGTTATATCAGTTAGATATGAAAAATACAAGAATTTGTGGTACATTTAAATTAAGTAATAATAATTTATCAGATTTAGAAAATGGACCAAAACAGATAGACGGATCATATATAGTTTCGGAACTGTATTTAGCAAAATTTAAAGCTAATGAAACTATTATGACAAATGCGTATAATAATGCGGAATTTATATATCAAGTTAGGAAAAAATATTTTAAAGGAAATAAAAATGACATGCCATAGATGAACAATGGTGTAAAAATTGTATGTCAATATTTTGAAGACCTTTAATTAAAAATAAAAAGAGAATAACTAACACAATATAGTTATTCTCTTTTACTTTTATTATATATTATTAATTACTTACCGTAATGGATATAATCAATAAGAGCATTTGTATCAAGATTTGACTCAACTGTTTCTTGATCATTAACTTCCTTAAGAGCAGCGATTACAGCCTTAAGCAACTTACTACGACGAGCAAGCAAATCAGCACGTTGCTTTTGTGACCACTCACCAGTAAACTTTTGCAATGTATAATCACCGATTTCAACTGTCTTCTTACGTTGAACAACCGCCGCACGATAATTAGCTGGAATATTAGCAGGATCAATATTAGGATCCTTCAAAATCTCTTCTGTTGTCTCTGTAGTACGGGAAACACCCTTTACAAGTTCATTCTCAAGAATCTCTCGACCATTATATTCTGTATTATGTGTTGGTGTCCAAATCTCTGAATCTGAATAAACAGGGATTCTCTCATACATTGTTACCAACTCTTTAGAAGTAAGAATACTCTTAAGACGCATAAGGTCCAATGCAGTTAGTTCACCGAATGAATGACCATCAACTACAAGCTCTACCTTCTTTGCACCGAGAGAATTCGTAGCTTCAACTGAAAATACCTCATTAAGATAATTAGTAGCAATATCCTTAAACCAATTCAACTGTTCTGAAACTGTAGTCTGTACAGCAGTTACACCCTTCTTTGTAGGATCCTCTGGATAACCCTCACGAGGAACATAAGTCTTCTTCTCACCACGGAATGCGCCTTGTGAATTCTTAAAATAAGATGCATACTCATTAATTTCCTTTGCATACACTGATGCAGAATGGTCGACCTTCGCAAGTACGACATTCATCTTTTCTACTTTTGCCATAATTTATTAAAATTAAATGTTAATGTTAAATCTAAATTTTTTAATTACTTAATGTATATGATAAGTATAAGAAAAAGTCTATTATAAATAGAATAAAATATAAAATATTAAAGTAAATAATGATTAATAACAAATAGAATTTAATGGATGATATATTAGATGCAATATCAAAAGGATTAAAAGAAAGTTTAAATATAGAAGAGCAAATCCATCCATATAATGGTGTTTTAACGGATATAAGAGATTACGAATCTGTATTTCATTCTCCAAATTTTGAATTATATAAATTAAATGAAAAATATCATGAAGTATGTATATCTCAATAGATATTAAATAATATTATAAAAATAATTAAAGATAATAAAAATAATTTAGGAAAAGACATATATACAAATTATTGCTTTAAAATATATAAAGTTAATAATCATAAAACATATAAAATATATAAATCAATTAATATTAATAAAGATCACCCTATATATGTAAATTTATATTCTAATAAAAGTAATGTATATGGTAAAACAGAAAATAGAATTATATCTAATGATATAAATTTAGATAATGATCATATAAGAATATATATAAATGTTTATTATATTAATATGGAAAAATTTATATATTCTGTATTAAAACATGAATTAACACATGTTGTTGAAATGTATTCTGCTAAAAAGTTTAATAATATTAATAATTTAAAAAATACTATAGGAATTGATAAGGATAATGATATAATGTTAGATATAAATCCATTAGCAAAAAATATGTTAAATAGGATGGTTTACTTATTCTCTAATACTGAACATAATGCACACATAAATGGTTTAGCTGAATTTATCAATAAATTATCACCAACAGAAATAAAAAAATATACAAAATATATACAACATGAAGATGATGATGAAAATATTAAAGTAATTAATAATATAAATAATCCTATATATAATTTTATGAGAAATTATGATGATTTAGATATATTAACAAATTATCAGGAATTTGAAGATTATATGTTTGATTTAAAAAGTTATTTAGAAAACAATGATTTATTACCAATTTTTTATTTAGGTTATTTATTATAGAAACATCATTTAATATATAACAAAACTTAGATAAATTGGGATTTTATTAAAAATTATATGGATAAAAAATATAAAAATTATAGTAAATATCATAATATTGCTGTATAGATAGTAAGTTTCTATGATTATAAAATAAAACAATATAGAGAAGACATATATAAAATAATATATAAGAAATTTAAAGAAAAGAAAATTATTTAATCATGATAACAGTAAATAAATCAATAGATATAAATAAAGAATCATATCCAAAATGTCCATACACTAATATTTTTTGTGATCCGAATATATTATATAATGATTACTCTATTATTAAAAAAGATAAATGTTTAACATGTGAACATTGGAGAACTAATTATGATTATATTCTTAATAAATCTTTAGAGTCTGCAAAGAAAAATAAGAAATCAAATTATAATCTTATTGTTAATGAGGTAAACAGAGACGGTGGAAAATATATAAAGTTTGATAGCGATGACATAGGGTTTCTTATATGTGCGACGTCTACAATAGAAGATTATTATTATGTTTACATGGATAAAGATAAAAATATAAAGATGTCTTCATGCGTAGGTGGATATGAAGTTATAAAGTCTTCAGAAATACCACAGAATCTCTCTGTATTGAGTTATATTCGTCAACATGATAAATTATATATAAAAGAAATTATAACGCGATACATAAAGAATTTGAAGTATGATAAGGTAATTACGAAAATCTTTTACTAAAAACAAATTAACCATTATTTTATATAACATATAAACATTTAATATAGTTTATGTCTAATATAGAAAAAGGAAGAAAAGAAATTATAGATAGATATTCTCCAGATATTACAAATAGTATGACTCATGTTTTGGAAAATATCTATAATGCTGGATGGCATGCAGGCAGGAAAGCAGAACGAGAGAAATGGAGTAAATGCGAATATCTCATGATTGCTCCTGAAAAAATGGAGAAGATTAAACAAATATGTGAAAATCCACCATGTAAAAATTGTAAATGTAAAACAATGGATAGGCTAACAGGATGTTTAGCAAATCCTCAAACATGTGAAGAATATCAAGAATATTCTTTAGTTTGTGAATTAATTAAATATTTTAAAACATGTGCTTATAAATCATAAGACTTTATTTTGGAATTTCATTATAATATGTAAAATAATAAACTAATAAATTTTACATAATAATTAATATGAAACAGATTAAAACTAATCAATTCAATTCCGATAAAGTACAGGTAAAGATGCCTTGGACTGTTTATGATAACTATAATATAAAGAAAGATCCAAAGGTAACAATAGGTGTTCCTATTAATGAAAATTTGAAACTAATAGATACTGATAAAACAATTTGGTATTAATAGATATAAAAAAGTCTGAATTATATATGATTATAATTCAGACTTTTTATTTTATTTATATATGTAAAATAAATAATATAATAATTTATTATATTAAAAATGAATCAAAAATTATATAGAAGTTTAATTGAAAGTATAGGTATTGCTATTAAGAAATCAATAAATGAAATGGCAAGACTTTCTGTATAGAGAACCATAGATAAGAAACTTTGGTTAAGCGTAGCATCTACATGTTCTAGAAATAAATCAACAGAAGCAGAGAATATTAAACCAGGTAAAGGAGATAAAGATAATCTTCTCAATAGATATGTTGCAGCTCTTATTATAATGAGAAAACCATGTCCATAGACTGAAGATGATATTGATGATATTAAAACATTTAAATTGGTAGGACATAAGTATTTAGAATTAGGTGGTACTATTGAAGAAATTCAAGCTCTATATAATAAAAATACAGGAAAACCTTCTACTAATAATACATCTACAAAAAAACAAGTTGAAACAAAAGATAATACGGAAAACAATAAAGGTTTTGATAATGCAGTAGAATAGAAAACATCTGGAGGCGGATTATTCGACGATGATGATATATTTGGAGACGATGAAGTTAATAGAGCATTAACATCTGACTTACAAAAAAAGATTTTAGATCTACCAAAAGAAACATCATTAGAAAATGTATTAATGTAGAGTATAGGTATTACAAAACCACGTGGATGGAAATATATCAAGCATACAAATGAAGAATATGATAAATTTGTATTTAATATGAGTGGTACAAGCATAACACCAGAATACACATGGAATTATCCTAAATATTTGAAAGATTTCATAAACCTTATAAACAGTAAAGGATGGAAATTATATAAGGTTGAAGCACCGTCTTTATTCGGTTATTATAGATTTGAAAATATGACACCTGCATAGGTAAAACAATAGATACAATACGCATGTGAATCTCGTTATAGTATTAGTAAAGATTTAACAGAAACTATAAATAAAAGATTTAAGGAATACGAAGATTTTATAAATAAACGCAGACATGATATATAGGCAATTGATAATAATTTTGTGAAACAAATGTTTGAATAGGATGAAAATGTATATCGAGTTTTTTTATCACCTGATGAAGGACTTATGTTGACATGTACAAGACCTAAACCGGTAAATGTATCATATGGTAATTTAAATATTTCAAAAAATTATTATACTAATTATACAGAATGGATATGGACTGTAACATTTACAGGAAATGTAAATGATTATGATGAAAAAGATAAAACAGATATAAAAAAATTAAAGGAAGATAATAAGAAATATAATAAGCGCAAAAAAATATTTAGAACATTATTAGATAAACGATGTGGCTTGCCAGGATATAAGTGGACAATGTTTAATGATGGTAATGGTTATCCTATAATGGTTAAGATATGTAGTAAAGGACAATGTAAGATTACATATGATAATTTTACTAAAAAATATTATAATCCTTATACAAGTAAATCAAACTATTACTATATACCTACAGATGATAAGACATTTCCTAATTCATTTAAGGAGGCTGTTTAGAATAAAGATCATTGGGGTGTATCATTGGTGAAATTGATATGTTGTAATAATGACGGGAAATATGGTCATTCCCTATATGGTGGAAGTGATGATGAAGCATATATGATTATAATGCCTACATATTATGGTAAAGCCATGATTGATTCTCTATTATAATGAATACAAATAAATATATATGAATTAAAATATAATTTTTAATAATAAAATGAAAGTTAGTGAAAAGAAGAAATTATATGAGTCTATCATGATGAATGTATCAAAGATAGTTAAGAAAAAGTTAAATGAATATGGCGATGGTATCGAGCAGGATGTTGATCCAGATGATGATATTACTGTATATGTTCCTTTGATTGGTTGTGAATGCACTGTTATTCCTTGTTATGATGAGGAAACAGGTGGAACATTCTACGAGGTTCATGATGATAATGATGAATATGTATGTGAGATTCATGATGATGTGGATACATCAGATGAAGACGCATTGGTAGATGCTATTGAAGACAATTACCAATGGGAATCAAAATCAGGTGATTATGAAAATGTTGATCCATTAGGTCCTGATGATTCTGATGTAGATGATGAGTTCGACACTTATGAAGAAGACGAAGATTATGATGTTTAATAAATGAAAAGAATTATTAATATAAGACCATTATCAGAAAATACAATAAGGAAATCTTTTGGTGCTTCATTAGAAGATAAACTGAGAGAATTAAGAGATGAAGTAAATGATAGTAGATTACTTGAAGATACTTTAGTATTTCAGATAGGAAGAGAAGTATATACAGATAATGGTACAAGATATAAATTATTGGGAGGTCATCTATCATACCAGGAAATGGGATTAACATAGATGGACCAACAGTTATATAGTAATATTGTTTCCGGTAAAACTGATGTTGATACAGTGCTATATAACTGGAAGAATAAAAAGGTTAAAAAATTGAACTTTTCTTCAAGAAAAATATAGAAAAAGTAAAATAAAATGGTGAATATTTAACATAAAATTAAATATTCACCATTTTTTATTAATATATTGAATAACTTTTATTAAATGTAATATTATCCAACATATAATAACGTATAAAAAATGTACGTAATTTTTCTTCTGTTTCATTATCATCTTCTGAAATAATAAATGTACATAATCCAAATTTTTTCTTGCATTGATCAATAGGTTTTGCATATTTTACATTTCTATCACCTTTTCCGATTCTCAAGCACCTACCACATGTTTGAATAATTACACGCATTATATCTTCAGTAATATCAGATAAATACATAACAGTTTGTGTAATAGAACTAATATCTATACCTGCAATCATTTGCTTTATATGCAATATAATACAATCACATTCAGCATTATCAATAGATGATGTAAACTCTTTCATTGTCTTTATATCATCATTTGATGTATGTAAAAAATTAGTACGACATGATGTACAATAAATACGTAATTTATTATTTTTTATTTCATTACAATATTTTTTACATAATTTATCATATATAGATTTAATCTTACTATCATCTCCATTATCTCCACATGGACAATTAACCAATATTTTTTGATATTGAACAGTATGATTTTTTATATGGGAATCATCGTAAATTTCTGATATTATTTTATCATTGATTTCTGTATAAGAACATCTCCATAAATCTATTTGTGGACGTAAAATTTTGCGAATATTAATAGCATCTTTTGGATATATATGTACTGCATATGGGTCATCAAGTTCACTTAATGATTTATATCCTTTACTAAATTTATTAATAATTTTTGTAATTTTATTGTCAGGCGTTGCTGAAATAGATACTACACCTGTACTATATTGACATAATTTTTCAATATTTACAGTTATACTATCATCTACTGCAAATGATCTATCACTAATAGTATGTGACTCATCAAGAAAATTCCTAATTTCTATATTTTTATCTTTTATCTTATTATCAGAAATATATTTTATAAATTTATTTAATGACTTATGACATGAACATACAATAGCTATTCTTTTTGACTCATCTTTAATAAACATATTATCAAAATCATTTATGAAATTATATGGAGATATTTCACCAGTGCATATAGTATTTTCTACTTTTCCTTTTTTATTTTCTCTAAATAATGGATATGATGTTATTGATTCTGATGAATTAAAAAAGAATATTAAGTTATTAACAAAATTATTATATAATGGTGACGTTTTATTATTATACAATTCTAATAATGAAAATATCATATCCAAGCTTAATTGTTGATTAAGTTTAAGTAAAGGACTAGATATATTAATAATAATACGTCTATTATCTGATAATGCGTTATTAATATAATTAACAATTGCTTTATATGTTTCTCCTGATTTACCTGTACCTGTAGGCATACACATTGTAAAAAAATCTTCCTTTACTTTATCTACTTCAAATGTATCGGTATTATTAATTACAGTATTTGGAAACCAATTATAGTTTGATTCAAAACCATAAGCATTCAACCAACGAGAAGATATTGTAAAAGTATTCATAATCTTTATATTTAATTGTTTATTATTCATTTATTAATAATACGAAGATACACATTATTTTATAAAATAAAAAAAATGATAGATTAGGAAATCTATCATTTTAATATTATTTAGGAAAGAAATACTTTATAAATATCTTTCGCTAATTTATTTCTATCTTCTTCATTATTAATAAAGTTAGTCATGATATAATCTATCAATCCTTCATAACTATGAAAATTAACACTTCTAATTCTCATAATTTCTTTTACTTGCTCTTCATTCAGATATTCATCCATAATCCAATCAAACAATGCTGGTATATCATCAGGTTTCATAAAATTAATAATGATATTAAAATAACTCGCACCTAACTCAATAGCTCGGTTACAAAATGAACTGTACTTACCGTAATTTCCATTTTTGAAATCTTCTTCACTCAACGGACCTTCTCCGGTAAGTCTTCTGGAAACTACATATCGCCTAATTGCCTTGTTCATATCCTTTATAGACTTACTCATTCTCAAACCATCATCATTCTTATCGATGAGTTTCTGAACTCTATCAAAATCTTTTTTCTCTACATTAGTGTAAATCATAAACTAATCAATATTTAATAAATTAAACAAAAAAGAATTAGCGTATAAACATTCCTATTATTTATTAATGAAAAAAACGTTATATCACTAATTATACATTATCTTATATTATGTAATAATTAAAAAGTTCAATATATAAATAAAGAAAATATTATTATTTTTAATAATGATAAAAAAGAAATATCCTAATTTACATGGTGCATGTATAGACAATTTTCATAAATTATATTCTGATGATTTATATGAATAGTATGGTATATTAAATTATAATGATTAGTCATTTCGTTTAAAAATTGAAACAATAGCAACCGGAATATATGATATGACAAAGACTGAAAAACAACCGTATTATAAAGAATTTTATGTAAAAAACGTATTTAATTTTATATGGAAATTAAATATTGTAGTTGATTCCACATTTAATTTTACATCGGTATTTACACCTGAAGTTGAATTTAAATATAATTATTAGAATCATATAGTTGAACACACAGTGATATTTATAAATCCGTTAAAATTTACTAATATAGATTCTATTGTACCAGCAATATATCATGAGATAAAACATATATTTGATCACACAATTAAAATTACAAATGATATACAATAGAAAGAAGTATTATTTAGAGATTATTTAATACAAACATATGAATTATAGGATGAACCAGAAATAAGTTTTACAACATATAATAAAAATCTTATACAAAATAATGAAACGTCAATTATGTATTATTTAAGTTCATTTATAGATTATGTTGCATATTCAGAATATACTGCATATTTAGAAAATATAGATGATAGTTATAAACATGATTTAAACAATATAAGAAGAATAAAATTTTTAAAAAGTAAGTATACATATACACAAATTAAAAAATTTATATATTTAAATATACAATCTGGTAATTTTTTATTAATATATTATAATATTGAAAAATATATTAATGATATATTAATGATGAATAATTTAAATATAATAAATCAGAAATATAAATAGAATTTTAATGATATATACGGTATTAATACTATACAACAAGTATTGAAGATTTATTTAAAAAGAATACAAAAAGTAAAAATACGTGCAAAAAAACTATTTTATAATAGATATAATAATTCAAAATTTGAGCGTATGATAAATGAAAAAGGTTGAATATTAAGAGTAATATTCAACCTTTAATATTTTGTATAATCTTATCCCGTTCTTCTTTCGTTATTATAACAACATATTCTTTATTGGAACCAAAATGAGATCTGTTTGTCAACGTTTCTTTTATATATGGCACATATTTTGTAATCAAATCATCTGTCACAAACAAATATTTCTGACAATCATAATTCTTAAGACAAATATCTATCCATCCGTCACATCCTCTGTTAACAGACTCTACTCCAGGCCAATTTTCAATATTTCCATATGGCGAACATGTCAACAAACATTGGTATTTACCAGTATTCTTACAACAATCTGCAATTCCTAAATCACATGTAACGTTAACTAATAAATCAGAATCAATTATAGGTTTCAAAAACTTATATATCTCCTTACTTTCCTTAACACTTGATTCACATAAATCTCTACCTATATATGATTTATTACATGCCAATGTTCCTATCATTCTTCCACTATATCCCGAGAACGGATCAAATATTGTATCAAATTCATTAAGATATTTCTTTATAAGATATTTTGCTAAATCCGGTTTGAAATATGTAACAGTCTGAAACATCCTAGATGCATTCAATCCAATTCCATATATAAAATCAGGAACATAACATAAATCAATATATTTCCTATGCTCTTCTGATTTATACCAATCAGCAAATTTCAATCTATTACATAATAACTTCCTGAATAATTCCTTATCATTTTTAATCATATTCCATCCATCAAAAGGTGAAACACTATTTTCAATATGTGCATATATAATAGACTTATGAAACATCTTAATAATCTTGGATGGTGTCTTCAAATTCCTATCCTTTGATTTTATATATTCAAATTCCTTGATACAATCTAATTCTGTAACAGGATGAACAGTAGAAGGTGGGAAATATATATTCTGAATTTTTTCAAACTCTCTATCTAAATACTTATCGACAATCTCATTAACATGTGCGGATGTAGCATTAGCGCTCTTACACATATTTTCTTCTGTCTCTTCTTCACCGTTAATCAATACAGGTTTGTATTTAGGCTTACTTAATAAATCAGATATAGGTGTATTCTTATCAACTATTTTTTCTTTTTTCTTTTCTGATTTAATATCTAAACTATTTGTCTCAGTCTTAATAGGAAATACATCATTGATACTTGATGTTTTTTTCGTTTCCTTATCCTTATTATGAATTGATTTCTTTAATTTCTCCTGCTTTTCTTTTTCTATATCAATCTTATCTTGTTTCTCAATAATCTCATTTATATTATCATCAACAGTATACTTAATCAATAGTGTCGGAATATATTTAAATCTTGGAGCCTTACTGGAACAACTTGTTGAACAATATTTAGTATACAACTTTGTATTCTTACCAACCCAAATAACAGGTTTTCCACATACGGGACATGTAGGTTTTTCTTCTACGCCTTTCCTTATTCGTTGAACAGTTTCCAATATAGATGCAGAATCTTTATATCTATTATTAAGATAATCCAATATGTACTTATTAGTAATCAATGGAACATATTTATCATATATGATATGATTCTTAATAATATAATCATTCATTTCATCTAATTCAGTAATTGAATTCTGCCAATCTACGAATTTTGAATCCCTGTGTTTAGCAATCTCAAAACTATCCTTGTATTTTTCACGAGTCATAGAAGCATGCATCGCTTTACATATATAAGATCCACATGTAGTTTTGTATCCGTTTCCTATACGTCCACTCCATACTGCTTTCTTACTGCAATACTTACATGTTACTATCTCATGCAAATCATGAATAACATAATAAAGTCTCTCTAATATATCTTCATCATTCTTTAAAAAATCTGTAAACTCATATACTTCTTTATTAATATCTTCATGATTTCTAACTATATATATTAATTGTCTTAAACTTATTTCATTATTATTATATTGCTTTATATAATCATTTAATTGCATAACTATACTTGCTGTTTAATTTCTTACCTTATATTTATAGTTAAAAAATACCTATTTGTTTTTAAAAAATAAACATAAACTTCGAGTATTCTTTTATATATAAATAATGTGAAATATACTTAAAAATTTATGAACACTATTCAAGAAATATTTACCAATGATATAATAAAAGGATTAAAAGAAACTTATATAATAGATAATGAAATAAAATCAAAATCATTAATTAAAAAATCTGTATTTAATAAATTTCCTGAATTTTATAATGTATATAAACAACATTTTTCTGAAGATGAATTCAGAGAAATACTTTATTGTATATTAAAAGATATTCCTACTATACCTAAATGTAAAAATCCTAATTGTAACAATAACACGAAATTACGGAATTTCAAAATAGGATTTCAACAATGTTGTTGTAAAGAATGTACAGCAGAATATCAACATTTGTCTAATGAGCATGCTGATAAATGTAAACAAGGTGCATTGAAACATTATGTCAATATACATAAAGTAGATTCATATACAGAAAATATGAACTGTGATTATTCAAAACCAAATTATTATATATTCAATAATTATTGTATTCATGGTAATATACCGGTTTATAAAACTACGGCAAATAAAATACATGAATATAATAACGGAACATTCTGTATTCAATGTAACAAAAACATAATAGATACATATATACCTACAGAAAAAGAAATAAATGAATTCCAAAAGATATTTCCTGAGTTTTATAAGAAATATTCACATAATATGAAATATAAATGGTGGTTAACTTATTTTCCTAAATATTATAAAATTCTAATAACTTATTTTGAAAAATATGTAGAATCATTTAATGATAATATAGTTATGAAAGAAGTATATTATCAATTTCTTCATGATTTAAAAGGAAGACCACATTGTTGTATATGTGATACTAAAGTTTCATTTTCACCAACAGCAAATGAATATAGAAAATTCTGTGATAAACACTTATATGGATTTAATAAATCATCTCAAGAAATAGAATTAGGAAAATTTATTGATTCATTAAATTTAAATGTAATTAAAAATACACAAGATATTATTAAAGGTGAATTGGATTTTTATTTTCCTAATAATAATGTTGCTATAGAATATAATGGCTGTTGGTGGCATTCCGATAAATTTAAAACAAAAAATTACCATTATAATAAATGGAAACAATGTAAAGATAAAGGAATTCAATTAATATTCATATGGGAAGATGATCTCTTATATAAAAGAGATATAGTATATTCACTTATTAAATCAAAATTAGGAATATATAATATCAGAATATATGCAAGGAAAACAATAATTAAAGAAGTTCCTTATAATATAGCAAAAGAATTTATAAATAAAAATCACCTTCAAGGATATTCGATAGATAAAATACGATTAGGACTTTATTATAATGATGAATTAATTTCAATAATGACATTTGGTAAATCCAGATTCAAATCTGATAATGATGATATAGAGATAATAAGATTTTGTAATAAACTTAATTATCAAATAATTGGAGGCGCCAGTAAATTATTTTCACATTTTAAAAAACATTATGATTATAAAAATATTATCAGTTATGCAGAATGTGATATATCAAACGGTAAACTTTATGAGAATCTTGGAATGACTTATATAAGCAGAAGTGATAATTGGAAATGGATGTATAAAGGAATAAGATATAATAGATTAAATAAAATTAAAGATTCTGAACATAAACAAGATTTAGTTAAATGTTATAGTGCAGGAATTTTAAAATATAAATTATAATTATGGAATTAAATTTAGATGAATATAGAAAAGATTTCAATATAAAAAGATTTAATAATTTATTACGATACCATGAAGATTTATTAGATACATTAAAAAAGAAAACATCATTTTTAGATGAACATAATCCGGAGAAATCTGAACGTGTATATTGTTGGTATAATAATATAACAGAAATTCAAAAATGTCCTCATTGTGGTAAATCTAGAAAATTCCATAAATTTCCTGTTGGTTATTTTCCTACATGTGGTACAAAGGAATGTAGAGCAAAATCAGTTGCATATGGAAATAAATATCACCATGACTTTAAAGAAATTCAGAAAAAGATGAGAGAAACATATGCGAAAAATCATAATGGAATTACACATAATATGCAAGATCCTGAATTTAAGAAAAAATTCTTTGAAGATTTTAAGAAGAAACATAATGGTGCATCATGTGGTGTTCAAACAGAATTAGCAAATAAGAATAGAGAAAAATCAACATTAGAAAAATATGGTGTTAAATGTGCATTAGAATCAAAGGAAGTTCGTAATAAAATATATGAAAAATATGGGAATAATGCACATAAAGTAATTACTGATAAATCAGCAAAAGCTAGAAAAATAAATTCATTAAATGATATTATTAAAAAAATATCAGAAATGAATTATACATATATTTCTAATAATAATGATACATTTCAAATTAAATGTAATAAATGTGGTCATATAAATGAAATTAATAGACAAGCAATAAATTATTATTACAGAAATATAAAGCATATATATTGCAATAAATGTGAATATAAAGAATTAACGTTTATGAGTAATTTTGAAAAAGATGTTGTAAATGAAATTGGTAAATTAATAAAAGATACAAAATATTCTATATTAACTAATAAACATATTTATAATGGTAAGGAACATTATGAAGTAGATATATTAATTCCTGAATTAAATTTAGCAATAGATTGTAATGGTTTATATTGGCATTCTGAATTACAAAAATCAGATAATTATTATCATTATAAAAAGAAAGAATTTATAGAAAAATTAGGTTATTCTTTAATTTATATATGGGAAGATGATTGGAATGATATTAATAAGAAAGAAATTATATTAAGTCGTTTATCTAGTAAATTAAAATTAAATAAACATGTATATGCAAGAAAATGTATAATTAAAGAATTAACTCCTAAATTATATAGAGATTTTTGTAATGAAAATCATTTACATGGATCTGTTAATGCATCTATAAAAGTTGGATTATATTATAATAATGAATTAGTTGAAGTAATAGGATTAGGTAAATCTCGAAACTTAATAGGACATAATAAAGACACTGTTTCATATGAGCTATTACGTTTATGTACAAAAAAATATATTAATGTTATTGGTGGTTTTTCTAAATTAATGAAATATATTATTACTAATTTTAATATATCATCTATATATAGTTATGCGGATTTATCATGGATTGATTTAAAAGGATCATCATATATTAATAGTGGATTTATTATAGATAAAATAATAGATAATGAATATTGGTGGGTAGTTAATAATATAAGAGAAAATCGTTTGAATTATACTAAAAATAAATTAGTATCATTAGGATATGATAAGAATTTAACAGAAATAGAAATTATGCATTCATTAAAACATTATAGAGTATTCGGCCCTGGTAATTTAAAATTTATATATAAAAAGAAAAGTCTCTAAGAAATTAATCTTAGAGACTTTATTATATAATTGTTTGATAAAATTATCAAAGACCTGCAACATCTACACAGAATGTAAGATATTGTGTTTCTGGATAGAAACCAGCGTCTACAAGAGCATATCTTGATTTTATCATAAGCTTAGGACTCATTGTACCTTCTGCAATAATCTGAACTGATTCAGCCATTACATATGGACAGAAGTGAACACCTGGTTCATCCTTGCCACCCTTACGACCAACAAGTACACGGTTATCAGAACCACCCATAAGAGGGTCAACATAGATTGTCAAACCGAACATACCACCGATTGGATAAAGTGAACCGCCATTCTGAGAAATAGTGTTAGCAACAGGTGAGAATGTATAGTTAGCGTTACTCTGAAGGAGTGTAGCGATTGTGATGTTAGTTACAGCGAATGTAGCTGCACCATAACGACCTCTCTGAAGAATCCAGTTAGAAGCAGCCAAGAAGTTAACAGCAAGTCTCTTAAGAAGAGTATCACGGTTTTCGAAAGCTGCACCAGAAGGAATATACATTGGCTTGTATGGAAGAGCAACATTTACATAGCTCTTATAAGCAACACCAGTTGCATCATTCATATCTGACTGAGGAATTGCAAGAGCAGGAGTCATACGAACACCAGAAGTTGCAGTATAAGAAGGATCGAAGCTAAGATTCAAGTTAGCTGCAGGACCTTCAACCTCAACAAGTTTGTAATGGTTCTTCCAACCAAGAGCGAACAAACGAGATGTGATGTGACGGTTAATAGTTGCAGAAAGCTCGTTGATACCAGCATTCTCTACCATCTTGATAACATCGATACCCCATTGTTTCTGAAGGTCTGTTACCTGTTCCTGTGTTACAGCGCAACCCACCATAATTGTACCAACCTGTACGTTCTTTGTGAACAACTGAAGTGAAAGTTGACGAGCCATTGTTTGCTCACCAGTACCACGACTCATTGGTTCATAAAGTGTTGTACCATCCTGATATGTACCATACCAAGCGTCACGATCACGCTCACCAGCACCTGTGAAACCTTGAATTTGATCCTCAAGCATTGAGATAAGACGAGGAGCGTGAAGTGTAAGAACTACATTTACTTCCTCAGAAGAACCAACTGGAGTATAAACTGCAGTAAAATCAAGTGAACCACCATTGAAATATGCACCAAGTGACTGTGTACCAGAAACTACCTTGAACATAGGATCACCATCGATACGAGACCAACCAATGAACTCAACTACAAGTTCGTTAGAAGCACCTACATGTGGATGAGAAGAATCGAAATCTACAAAATCAGATGCAGATACAAGTGTTGTACCAGCAGGCATTGCAGAAGCGCCCTTCAACATACGCTTAATCTGTGCAGGAGACAACTTAACAGCAGTAGAAGAATCTGTTGTAGAACCATCAGCAACAGTAGCCTCACCAGGAGCAATAGAAGCCTTGAATGAATGAGGAAGACCATACATCTCGAAAGGAGCGTTAGTCTGAGAGTTAGCCTGAGGATTCTGTGTACGAGCTGAATAAGCAGGAGTAGCACCATAAGGTTGCTTTGAACCTGAATATACATAATCCATATAAGGAAGAACACCGGTAGGACCATCAAGTGGAGTTGTGTTTACAAGTTCGAAACCGATAGTCTTAGCAGCGACCTTAAGAGCAAGAGGTAACAAAGTAGGATACTTGTCACCAGAACCAAGGTTCTTGTTATCAGCGTAGTCAGCGCCAGTCAAAGCAGGTTTGCCAGCAGGAACTGGATCACCAACACCGAGTGTATTATAAAGGTTGTTATATGGTTGATATGTACCACCGAACTGTGAATATGCGTTAGATGGCATTACGAATGCATCCTCATTCAACTTTGCTGTATTATGTGCAAGCTGAGACATCCAAGCAAGTTTATCAGCATCTTCAACACCTGTGATTTTCTTAATAGTAGGTGCCCATGATTCATAGATAGCTTTGTCGCTATTCTTAGCAGTTGCACGATTTACATATGATTCGTAAGCCTATGCAACAGACTTATTACTTTTTACTTTCATATTAAAATTTTGTTTATTAATTTTTTGTTAAATTTTATATTGAATTTCTTAAAATATTTATCTAAGTTATTTTTATTAATATTTACGTTTTAATTTGATAATTTAATAACTTATAATATTTATTCAATATAATAATGGATATAAAATAAAAATATCCGTATTAAAGTTTAACTCAGATTACTTTTTACAAATTATTTATATAATTAAATCACTATATTAAAATTTTGATTTATATATAATTACACTTTTTGTTTTCTAAGTATACTTTATTAAAATCTGTTCTTTAAATATAACCATTTTAATTTGGTATGGTTAATTCAGTAGAATTAATTATTATAATTAATTTATTAAGTATTCTGTTATTTAAATTATTTATCTAATTATTTATCTATATTAAATTTAGTTAAAATTAAATTTAGTATATTTTAATTAGATTATTTATTATTTTGTGTTTGCTGTTTTTCTTCTTGTTTCAACATATTATATGCTTTCATAAATTCTATAGTATCATTAGAAAGCTTTGTATTTAACTTTTGATGTATATCTTTTACTTCTACACGTATATCATCTATAGAATCACGCATAGCAGGTTTAGTTATACAAATATCCCAAATAATAGATCCCAATACAAATATAATAATTAGGATAGAACCTATACAACTAAATGAATTATAACATTTTTGAGTTGTCTAATTAGCATTTATCATTTTTCATTAAAGTTATTATTTTTAATATATTTTCTCCCACTGTAATAACTTCTTTTAATTATTTATCTTCTATTTTTAAAGTATCTTCTATTGCTTTATATTTTGTTAACTTATTGCATTTATCTAATGCTTTTTTATATTTTTCAGTAAAGAACTTATATGTATAATCATTTCGTTCTTTCATTGAATATAAATCTTGAAGAATAGGATCATTTGGGTGATTCTATGAAATAAATCTATACATTAAATCAATTTCAAGCTATGTTGTATTATAAGCATGATGTAATACTTCTTCTTCAATATTTATTACATCTAAAATATAATATATATCATCTGCATAATCATCTTTTGTTACTGCAGTATTTACTATTTCATTTAAATCTTTAACTTCTGTATGTAATTCTTGGATTTCATTATTATATATTTTTGAATAACTAAAATATATAACACCCAATAAAATAACAATACCCAATAAATTTCTTAATACTTTAGGAATTTTAAATAAGGAATCAATGAATTCTTTTATTGCTTCTTGATCCCCTACTTTCTTAAAAAAATAGGATAAAATCTAAAATATATACATTTGTATTTTTAAGTAATTAATATTATTTTAATATTTATTTCGATAGATATGTATAAAAAGAAAAGGGATATAAACGTTCAACTTCTACGTTTATATCCCTTAATATATATTAGCGCTTTTAAAATAGGTTATTTATTTATCGCAACTGAATACTCATCAATAAGAGCATCCAAAAACTTTTGTCCATTAAATCCAACCTTAAGAAACTTAAGTAACATTGGTGAATATCCAGACATATAAATATTTCCATAATTATCTGTTTCTGGTACTGTAGTATTTCTTGAATTAAAATTCCACCAAACAATATGAGTATTCATATTATTCTTTTTAAAAATATCCATCATCTCATCTTTTGTTTGATTACTACCACAATCCATTTCCATATCAGATAATACAATAATCCATTCTGGTGCATTCTCTTTATCAAGATTCTTCAATGCTTCACATACAGCAGCAAAATCTGTATTTGAACAATCACCTGTATACATAGATTGAATCTCTCTCATATATTGTGAAGTTTCCGTAATCTTCTGTGTTTTTGTAACAGAAGTTCTCCAATAATATTCTTGATATGTATTTTCAATACCAAGTTTCAATAACTGCGGATGACTTGAAAAACTCAATACAGTATCAGGTGCATAAGATGAACATTTAGCAAGATAATGACCTACTGCATAAGCCTTACCCATACTATCATTAGAATCATGCATAGATCCTGATGTATCTACTACTGGAATCCAACTTCCTGAAATCTTTTCAATTTTACTAAAGAAAAGATCTGGATCAATCTTCTCACGATTCTTGTAAATATCATATACATTAGTAGTAGAAATCTTCAATTCTGCTTTACCAGAGCGTACATCTTCCTGATATTTAGCAAATCTTTCCTTTGTATCGTCACCTGTTGCAAAACGGTTAAAATACTTAATCATCGCAAGTGAAGGCACTTGTTCAAACTTAATAGCTTCTGTATTATGTCTTGAAAGTTTCTGCTCTGTTGTATCAGATTTAATGAAATGTCCATATGTCTGTTTATTCATTCTAAACTGCTTTGCAATCTTACGAGCAAGCATAAGGTTCTTAGATGAATATCGTGGCATCCACTTCTTACAAAGTTCATTACCATTACGAATTTCCTTATACAAATATTCACACATATTTGCAAAGGCGTCATCTGGCATAGTCTCCCAACCAATAAACAAGTCATCATATCGACCAGCTTTAACAACCATATCTGGTGTTACATCAGTCATCAACATAAGTCTGCGTCCAAGTTCACGTCTACCCAAACCAAATCTAGGATCTCGCATCATCATAGCAAACAGTTTCTCTCTATCTGATTTTCCAATCATAGGAATCTCATCAAGATGCTTACTATAATACTCAGACATAAACAAAATATCCAACATAGGATTCATTGTTGTACTATATGCCTTGTCACCATTCTCTGTAGTCTTTAATGCAAAAATCTCTTCAAGTTTCATAAAATTATTCGTTTTAATTTTGTTATTCAAAAGTCATTAATTTAATTAATTATCCAAAAATTATTAAAATAAAAAGTTGCGGTATTAACTTTCATATTAATAACAAAAATTCAAGAGTCTTGTTGTTACCTATCAATCATAAAATATAGTATAATAAAATAGTTTGCTGTATTGACTCTCATTATTATGTATATAATGATAAATTAAAAATGTCTATTATCTATCATTATTTTTTCTTTATTAAATGTCCATGTGATATACACCACATCATTAAATCATATATGAGCGTTATAAGTTCATCTCCTTCTAGTACAGGATCTTTAAACTCATATTTCTTTAATTTTATATGTTTATATATACCTTTTGTCTCTAATGGTTTATACATTACTTTATACATATAATCAATATCATTGTTTGTATCTTTTCTTTTAATTATATGTAATTTTAATGCATGATAATTTTTTGTTGTTTCTACATTAACAGCATTATATTCATTATCACAATATATAGTAGATGGTAATAATTCTATTAGTTGGTCTAATGTAAAACTTTTATAAGACATCTTTGCACTTAACCTATAATTACCATTACTGAATCTTAATTCATTATAAGAACTTGTATTTGCATTATCTAATATTATATCAAATTCATATGGTGAATTTGTTCCACATGTATATTGGTAATAAAGGTGAACATGCTTATATTTCGGCATATACCCACCATATATTTCATTTAATTTTACTTGTTCATCTGCTAATAACCAATTTCTCATATCTTAAAAATTATTAAAATAAAAAGAGTAGATAAATGATTTATTATCAAATACCTACTCTTTATATTATTTAGAATATAATTAAAAGTCTAGTTTAAATTAAACTAAAATTCTTATTGCATGCTTTGGTAACTATGTTAATTTACCGCCTACTGTACAATCAACTAATCCTGTATCATCTGTTGTATCAACATATGATTTTGGATTAACTTTTATTTTACGTAATGGTTCATCATTTTCTGAAGCAATAACAGCATTTATCCAATCTTCAACAGGAATGTCTATATTATCCTTATGCCATGTTTCTTCATTACCATCAACATAAACTCTTACATCATCTACACCTTCTAGAATATCTTTAAGATTTGCCTTGAATCTTTTACCATTTAATGTATTAGTTAAAACTTGTGAGTCTACAACTATATTGCATTCAACAGTTTTACCATTCAAATCATTCATCTTTTCTGCTTTAGGATTTTCTGGTGTTTTATTCAAGTTATTCTTATCAAATTCAAATTGATCTGGCGTATTGTCAATATCTTTGAATTGAGAAGGATCTGGTTTAATCTCATTTGAAGTTACATCAATAGTTTTACCATTTTTTGTAATCTTCAACTTTTGTTTATCACCAGTTTCTTCTTCAACTGCATATACAGTCCATGGTTCATTCTTATAAAGAATCTTATCATTTACCTCATATTCAATAATTGCGCCTTCCTCTAAGAAAGGATTTTTCTTTTGTTTTTCAGTTACAAGATTAACATTAGGAAGTTTTGGTTTCACTGCTTCATTTTCATCCTGTTGTGGATCTAATGCTCCAACTAAACCGTCTTTCTTTTGTTTATCTTCGATTTCCTATTTAAAATCGTTATCTTCTTGCGTACCATATTTAGCATCATTTGCAGCTTTTGAATTATCAAGATCATTATCTGCGTCAACCTTTGTTGAACGTTTAATCTTACAATTCTCATTTATATACTTATTATTAGCGTCATATGATTTCCCTGTTAATGCGCTGAATATAGAAGAAACAACAAACATACAATCATCAGTATCAGTTATATTATAAGATGTAAGTTGTTCACCCTTATCTGAATAATCAACTTTTAAAGACTCTATTGTTTGTCCAGGAACTTCATCTTTGAAATCTTCTAATATTTGATAAAATTCTTTTGCATCCCTGTAATAAATATCTGCACCAATTTGATATATTGCATATGATTCAGAATCACCATCATACTCTTCTGATATTACGAAATACTTTACAGTATCTGAATCTTCACCATAAGAATCAATATCTGTAACAATTATATTATGTTCATCATTAATTGCTTTTTCTGCAGACTTTATTGCTTTATCATGCATTTTACCTAATGTATCAAAATCTGTTTCTTCATTATAATCTTCTATTGGATCATTACCTTTAGAATCGGATGTAGAAATCTCGTTTGTGGTACTTCCATCAATTATCTCTTCTGTGAGAGGAGTACCTTTCTAATCCTTTGATTTAGAAGCCTTGATGGTAGCTTCATTTAAGAAAAAACTTTTACCTGCTTTATTTTTGAATACAGGTGTAATCTTGATAGATTTATGTTCTTTTAAAGGTTTCTTATCAGTTTTTACTACTTTCTTTTCTGGTATCTCTGTACCATCAGCGGAAGGTGCTGGTAATTCAATCTCAGTATTACCTGATTTATATGTTGGAATAATTACATCTTCATCGTCTGAATCTTCATCGTCTGAATCAGCATCATCTACTTCCTTCATATTAAAACCAAAAGTATCATCGTCATCAGAATCATCTTCATTTGATTCTTCATCATCTTCCATTTTACTTAAAGGATAATCCCACTCCCAATCATCATCGTCATCATCAGAATCAAGTTTCTGTGAAAATACATCACGGTCTTCATCATTACCGTCTCTTAAATATGCATCTTCCCAATCTTCATCATTGTCATCATCTGAACCACGTAAAGCGGCAATTGTTGGACCAACTTCCTCATTTGCAGGTTCAGCAGTATCACAAATAGATGTATAATCAGGATGTCCCTTAATTGCGTCGATAACAGCGGCATAAAGTTCATTAGTCATAGGTTCGTTATCAAGAATAGGATTATTGTTATCATCAAGATAGAATTCTATAGTCTTGTTCTCTACATACTTCTTACCTGTGCCATCAATCATAGGAACGATTACGATAACAGAACCTGATTTTTCTTTCTTACCTTCCTTAACATTCTCATCAAACATTACATCTGCAATCTTATAAGAGAATTTAGGTTGGTATGCATCTTCTTTTTCTTCTTCCTCTGTTTTAGGTGTATTCTCTGGATTTTCTTCAACATCCGTATTTGTTCCAAGAGGATCTTCTGTATCGCCACCAAATACATCTGTAGCTTCGTCACCTGGTTCAGCAACTTCATCATCAGACGTTTCATCATCTGTACCCATATCAACAGTTGTCATACCTGTATTTTCAGGTTCATCCTCATCAGAAGTGTCACCAATAGTATCATCTTCAGAATTCATTTCATCATTATCTTCATCAGAAATTGTATCATCTTCTGTTTCTTCTGGTTCGAAAATATCGTCATCGTCCTCTGAATCAATTGAAGAATTATTATCGTCATCGAAACTTACTTCCTTAAATGCTTCTTCATCATCTTGATCATTATCATCATCAGAAGTAAACATATCTTCATCTGAATCTTCATCATCTGAATCCTCAAAATCTGGTTCATCTTCTGTTTCATCATTATCAGCATCTATTGCATCTGCGGCAGCATCATCAAAACCAGTACCATCTTCCTCAGAATCTTCATCATCAGAATCACTACCTAAGAACTTAGCGAATTCATCATCAGATACTCTATCATCAGATTCATCAGACTCTTCATCACTAAAGTTATCAGTTGCTTCAGAATCTCCATTTTCTCCACTTAACGGTTGTGAAAGTTCATCTTTATTTGCGTCAACTTCATCATCAGACATTGGTTCATTTGGTTTTTCCTTAGTTACAGAACCATCATTTGTATCATCATCTGTATCTTCTGTATCCGCTTCTGAATCAGTATCTTCATCATCTGAATGATCTTCGCCTGTTGCATCATCTGCTTGTTTTTGCCATTCTTTATATTCAGCTTTAATATCATCAAGTTTCTCTTCTGCGTCAGAAATAGCTTTCTCAAGTTTCTCTTTATTTTCATCAGAAGCAGACTCAAGAGCCTTATTAAGTTTATCAATCATATCTTCATATTTCTCGATAGAATCTTCATATTGATTCTTTGTCTCATTAAGTTTAAGAATGATCTTATCTTGAGATGGAAGCAAATCACTAAACAATGAAGATACGTTAATACCCATATGTTCATTCAACTTATTCTTACAGAAAATAGGATTTACATTTCTATAGAATGTATGTTGTCCAATAGCATCGTTATGAGTTGCAATGAAAATATTTTGGTCAAGTCTAAACAAATCTGCATTAATATTATTATTCTCATTAAGAGTTACATGCTTTGCCCAATCAATCTTTGCGATATTATTAAAGTTCTCCAAAAGGCATGAACACATAATATAGAAGTTTGTATCGTAATCATCATACTTCATGCACATTTCTCTAAGATTACGAAGTGACTCTCTTGACTCCTTATGTCCATAAAGGTCTACATAGCCTTCATAAATCGTAGCATACTTATCATTACCATGAAGAATAATATTATCCTCATTAATCTCTACATGTGGATCATTTACAAGTCTACAAAGTTCAACAAATCTCTCATCAAGTTCATCTACATACTTCTCATCAAGAACTGTAATGTTATTTCCTTTCTTTACATAGAATTGACCATTAACATTGAAAATTGCTTCATTTTCCTTAACATATTGTACTGGTGTATAAATGTTAGAAACTGTAGCGTTCTCTCTAATAATATTAATTTGGTCCTTAATATTCAATGCTTTCTCTGTAAGTTCATTAGCTCTACGTGAGTTATCAGAATAAATAACATTGAACATTTCGTTAATATATGGATCAGAAGCATATGGCATTAAAGCATTACGTAACTGAACTCTATTAATTGCATTTGGCTCCTTTACATAACGTGCAACATCTTCTTGAATAAGATCTACATAAATGAATGAAGAATGATCATCCTTCATTTCCTCCAAAATCTTAGTAAGTGTGATTTCCTCTCGTTTTGAATCTACTTTCTCGACAATAGATTTCATTGCCTTACTAACAGGAAGAAGATAATTAAACTTAGATACGTTCTGAAGGAAAGTCTCATAAAGTCTCTCTTCATATGCACCTTGATTAATTGCGTTTGAATAAAGATTAATAACCTCCATAAGACGTTGGTTGGAAGAAGCGTCTGAATGACGGATATTATTAATATGTTCGGAAAGATTAATACCTTGATTATTAGCAATAGCATTCAAACAGTAATTTTCTTTTTCTGTTAACTTTGCTTTTTCATCTTCATCAAGTTTTTCATCGATATAACGTTGGACCTTTGAGAAAATTTGGTCCATTGTTTTCTTATCACGTTTTTCCTGAAGCTTCTTCTCAAAATCTCTTTGTTCTGATTCATTTACATAATCTGCATGAATAAAATTAGCGGACATTGAAGATTCTTCTGTAATAAGAATATTTAATTTTGTAGCAATAGGATTTCCTTCTTCTACAAGCGGTGACAATACATCTACCAATGTATCCTTTGTTTCCTGACATTTATTTGCTACATATTGATTATAAGCATACTTAACCTCATCCTTTATATAAGGATCATTAAGTTGTTCAATAAGTTGATAACCTACAAGATTAGCACCATCTGTTGCTAAGGTATTGTTCATCTGCTCAATAACAGATTTAACAGACTTATTGCCTTTTGCATATTTAGTAAGTCCTTGTCCGAACTGTTCAAAAAGCATAAAGTCCTATGCACCATTAGAAAGTGCGTTATTATATTCAACCAAATAGTTCATCAAATCGGGGTTCTTATGACCTTCTTCGATAAGACCATTCACATATCTATGAATATTGAACTTAGTAGTGCCATCAAAGTTTTCTGTATCTCTATTAAAACTTTCTTGAATAATATTACGAACACCTGCTAAAAGCTCGTCTTTATTTAATTTTCCCATTAAGTTTAAATATTATTTTATTTTTATTATTTATTTATGTAAAAAATAAGCATATTTCACAAAATATGCTTAAACTATTAATATAGAATCACTTATGCATTTATTCTCTGTATTATAATGATCTCTTAATATTAATTTAACTTGTTTTGTATTTACTTCTCTTGGATATACGAAACATTTGAATTCAATAGGATTTGTTTCATCTATCATGAAATTCTTAAGATTAAGTTTCGCTGGAATTTCTTTTACCTATCCTTTATTATCTTCATATGATATTATACAATCAACTTGCGAATTTGCCGTAATAAAATATCCTTTATTTAATACATATACAGTCGATTCATCTACTATACGAGTTTCTGGATCCGGATACATATAGATTTCAGGATTTGTATATACTGTACATTCTTCTGTATTAGGTACGAGAATATCTATACGTGAGGGATTATCTATAAAATCTGTTGGTATTTTCCAATGATAGAAATTATGGTTATCTACTGAATCCAATACGAACTATTCGCCTTTTTCATCTTCATATAGAATATCAACTTGAAGAAGATCTCTATCTTGATATGAATATTTCCATTCAACTAAAAGGTCCTAACCTGATACCAATATCATATCTTCAAAATCTGTTACCCAATGTAATGGCCCTGTTACTTTTTCTGGATGATTTCTATTTACCCATATAGCATAACCATTATTCCTTATAACATTATCTGCTGGACGTTCATTATATCTATCAAATATAGGTTGATATGTTTCGCACTATATAGTAAATGGAACTTTAATCATAGTCTCTGATGGAAGTTGTCCAAAAGTATAAGTTCCTCCTGCCGTTGGTTGATATGCGGATTCTGGAAACCCCACACGAACAGGAACAACAGTTCCTTTATAATTAATATGATATGTTAAATTCTTATAAAAGAATTCTCTATATGCTTGATTAATTTTCATTGCCTCTGCCATTGTTGAACATCTTATTTCAACATTGAAACTATATGTTAACGGCATAGAATAAAGATAAGATACATAAGATTTAAGTTTACCATTTTCTCTTTTTGTATACTTACCCATTACAAACCTGTTAGTGATATTTCCTGATTCTATTTGAACGCTTGACATTGATAAACGTCCCTAAGGGTATCTATCAAAATTACCGTCTATTTTTTGAAGTCCAATATCTGTACATTCATCACTTGTGAAATTTGTATAATTATCTTGGATAAACTTTTCTGAATTTTGATTTGAACCACCAAAATCATAAAAGAATGGAACACATACATTTTCTATTCCATCTTCTGTATCATCCCATCTTTGCTCGTAATATAATCTTCTGTTAAATACCTTAAGTAATCCTACCAAAACTGCTCTGTCAAAAATATCTGTTGTATTTCTATTTTCAAAAAGCTATTTAGGAGTTAATTGTGTTTTTGACATAATTATAAACTAAAAATTAGTTTCAATATTTATTAAATAAAAAATGAGATCTATAAATTAATATAGATCTCATTTAATTATATTATATAATATTACTTATCCATTTTTGACCAATATAAATCTTCATCAACTAAATCAATAAGTCCCGACTAATATACTTTCCAATCGGTTTTTGAATATACATGGTCTTTTACTTTATCATCGTCGTAATCTAATTTATATTGTATTATAATAAAATTACCTTTTTCATCTTTTCCTTTCTCTATAACTTTATTACTTGTCATATAATTTGATGAATAGTCAGATAAAGACTTTGCATTTAATTTATTATTTTCTTGTAAATGTGAAATTACTTTATTTACAATAATATTTATAATTTCATGCATATCTTTTTTATTACTAAACTTATAATTAGGTATATTATAGTCTATTAAGAATTGTTTAAATAAATCCTCACCATATTTAAAACCATTATACTCCGATGGATTCATAATAAGTGGTTGCTGTTCCATTTTGAATAATTTAAATCCTAATTTTTTAAGATATAACAAAAATAGTTCAAATGTTTTTAAATTTTCACAAATTAAAGAATATCCAAGTATTACATTTTTACATAATTTTGTCAACTTAATAGGATTTTCATTATTATTTGTAACAAATATATTAATTTTACTATATAAATTTATATATTCTTCTTTAATAGGAATAACTTTATTTGGATCAATAACTTCTTTTCTAGTATCTCCAATAATTATATTTTTTGTTTTATGATATATATCATCTTCTGCGTTCAATATAATATTTTTTATTTTATACCCATTTTCTATATATGTGTTTATAAGATAAAACATTTGTAAAAATAATTCATTACCTATATAATCATATGGTATAAACTCCATATTATAATGTGGTTGTCCCATATTAAATATAATATCTGTTATCACTTTATCATTAACATGTAATATACAATTTAAATCATATTTGTTTGTTCTACCAAATCCATAAATTTCAATTGTATCAATATCAATTGAATTATCATAGTCTTTAAACTTACAATTAATCTGAAATTTTTTTACATTATTAAAATATCTTATATAATACTTATTTTTACATGCTTCATTAATATATATTAATCCTATATTGTAAAGATTTTCAGCCCTATCAAAATTCACAAAACTATCAGGATATTCAGTGATATTATATGGTAGCTTTTTAAGCTATCTTATTTCATTATTATATAATTCCTATGATACTGTACGTTCTGGTGTATCTACAATATCGTCTATATCATCAAAAAGGGACTCAACTAATTTCTTTATTAATTTATTCATTTTGTATATTTTTGTTCTATTATTTTTATAATAAATTTAATATTATCATAAGCAGGATCCGTATTTACAATAACTTCTCGTGTTCTATTTTCTTGAGTAGGCCAACTATAAGATGAATTATATGTTTGCTTTATATTAAATTTAAAAGTTAATCTGTCAAAACTACAATTTATACCATTCTTATTGCTTTCTGTAACACTAAAACTATTAAAATACTACCAATATACACCTACTGAATTATTTCCATTAAATGAAGAACACAAATAACTACTAAAATCATATGTACTTGTATCATTACTTCTTTCACTATATGATATATTAATTGTTTTTAATGTAATCGTATCATCATACTATTTATAACCTTCTATATAAAAACATGCACTATTTTTATCTGCATATGTTCTATTAAATACTGTTAACCCATTATCAGTACTTTTTTTATAACCATATAAATTTCTAGAATCTAATTGTCCACTTCCTGTTTTTACATTATATGTAAGTCTTGCTAACCATGTATATGAACTTTTTATATTTGCTTCCTATACAGTTAAATTATATGTTTTTGTCTATTCTTTATTTACTTCTGTATCAGTTGTATTAAAAATATATTTTTCTGTGCTTCTATCTAATGTTATTGATGGGTTACTCCCTTTATTCTTAAATGTACGATATGTTACTTTTACACGTCCATTACATAACTGACTCCACATATGACCATATAAATCTATGTAAATATATTTACATTTGTTTTCTAATAATGTATTACTAATCTATGCTAAAATTTCTTTCATATTAATAAATATAGATTCCTATGAACCTGATCTATTATCTCCAGAAAAACCTAGTATATCTTCATATTCTGTATAATTGTTCGTTTGATGCCAATATTCAGTTGTACTTGGATATAAAGTCTCAGAAAATCCCATTGTTGTATTATTTAATATATATGTTTTATTATGAGATGTTATATTCATTTTAATATTTTTATTATTTGTAATATGTGTTATTGTATCCAAATCAGAACCAGTCAATTTATTTTTTTCTGATGGAATATGTGAACTACCAGCATTATTTAAAAATATATATTCAAATAATAAAAAATCAAATGAAGCTAATCCAATAGCAAACGCACTTGCTTGATTAATTAACATTATTTTATTGTCAACTGAACCTATATTATATTTTACCGTAAAATTAACACACCTCTCATAATCATAATCTGAGTCTTTTGGATTCTAACTAAATTTACATTTTAATTCTAATTTATCATCTTTTAATGATGTTTCTTCTGTTTTAAAATCAGCAAGATACTCATATGTCATATCACCATCATTATATTTTTCATATGTAACTTCATAATGTGACTAATTAGTATCAATATATGTACCATTTTTTACTTTTGCATAATACTATAAATAAAAATAGCCTGAATCAGTAGCTTGCAATGCTAATTCTTCCATATCATCTTCAACTTTTGTTGAACCTCTCATATAATATGCATGAACAAATAATTCAAACTCTCCTGCACCTTGTGATAATGTTTTATCTGCTTTTGCTTGACTATCATGAAATGTATATGTAAATGTAAACGTTAATGTTCTATCTGTTGATGATATACCAATTTCAATATTATATATACATCTTGTTCCTGATATTATAGGTTCAGGTATATTTATACTTGAATCTGAGCATGTAAGTTCACCGTCTGATTTTTCATCACCATTAAGTTCACCATAACACTCAAGAGTTATAGTTTCCCCTGCATTGTTTATTTTTCCATCTACTGTGCCACTCGTTAAATTTATAACAGCATTAATATTTGATTTACCCTGATATATTATAAAAGTAGAAAAATATTCTTTTGTAATATCACTATACTAATATTTTAATGTTATTTTATATATTTTCACGGAAGTTGTACTATCATTTTCGGGAATAGTAACAGTTATTTTATAACACGGTTTATCTTCATCTTCATATTTTTCTTTATCACTTCGTATTACACTTATATCATCACATGTTATATTATAATGTGTTAAATTGTCATCAAATGATTTATCTGGTCCACCTTTAAAATATAGTGTCTATATAATCTTCTTACCATTTTTTCTATAATCGACATAATCAGAACCGTTAAAATCGGGATTGTCTCTTATAATTACACTATACGTTGTGCCTGACTATTTAAGTGTGTCTGATGCATTTAACGACTCATTAATTGAAACTGTAGCAACTAAATTACGTTCATTCTCTGTGATATTATCTGTTACTGCATATGGATATGAATATACATTATCATCACTTTTTGTTATTTTTGAAAAATCAATTGATATATTTTCATCGCCTAATGTTAATTTAAAATCATATTTTATTTTTGATAAATCTAATTTATTCTTTTGTTCTTTATCATCAGCTTTTGTTAAATAATAATGTATATATATTATATCATTATTCTCATTCTTATTATTAGATATAGATGTTATTATTTTATTTCCATCCTTATCATAAAATCCAATATATAATGTATAATTAGTAGTATTATATGCAAATCTTTTAATATATAAATAGTTTGATTTTCCAGTAGTATTTACCGACTTACCATTATTATAATTGTAATATGTATAATTTCGTTTATACTATAAACTATAAGTAGTATTTTCTGTTTTTGACGTTATATCACTTAACTAAACAGTAAATTCATAATAATTATCAGTATCATTAAATTCTGGGTTTTTTACAATAGTAATTTCATCATTTGATGATAAATAAATATCATCTTTTTTAATTGTTATATGATTTCCTTTAAGTTCACCGGTTTTTTTATCAAATGGCTATTTATAATCTAAATCTATATGATCATTACAATATAATCCTAAATATAATGTTAATGTTTGTTCTGTAGGATCACAATATATATAATAATCATTTATCTTTTTATAGATATTACCATCTTTATGTCTAATTCCATATATTTTATTGTTATTCGGCGTCTCATTATCTTCAATACTATCCTTAGGATCATCTACTAAATACGATAAATTATATGCTCTTGTTGCTTCCTTTTGACATATCTATATAATCCTAGTAGTAGAAGATTCTTTATAATTGTTCTAATAATGAATGCAAAAATAAAAATACTACTAAACATCATTAATATTTTCATTCATTGTTATTTCTTGACCTATATAATTAATATTTCCGACTTTTTCACTTGATTGTTCTGATATTGTATAATATGGTACATTAGATATTAGTGTATAAATTCCTAATTTATTTTTATAATAAAAATTCTTAAATGTTGTATCTATAAGTCTTTTACTAATATCCCTGTATTGATAAATAACATTATAATATATAATAAAATTTTTAACTTTTGTTGTATCAATATTATATATTACCACATTTGATGTATTAGGACTAGTTGACATTATTCCTGCTTCTTTATCATTAATTCTATAATGTGATATATACGCATATTTATTTTTTGATGCAGTATATATCTATGAAGCATCATCATATAATGTATATACTTTATCTTTGTATAAAACAAACTATGTATATGCATAATCAATATCTTTATACTTTTGTATATATTTTAATATAATTTTATTATCAAATGCTAATAAATTCTACGGTATATTTAAACAACCATAATAATAATCTTCATCTTCATTATATATTATATTAGAAGTATATGGCATTAAATTATTTTGTGACCATAAAGTTAAATTATTTGTGTTATTAAGATTAATAGTTAAGTCACTATTATAGTTTCTTAAATCAATATTTACTAATTTAATATTTCCATTTTCAATAATTGACTCCTACATATAATATTTAAAATATAATACAGTATCATGTAAAATATTTTCAATAATATAACTATCTTTTGTTGAGTTATTATATGTTAACTTATCATCTAAACTACTATTACTATATAATTCTAAATTTAATTTTATATATGTTTGCTATAATGTTAATGTATCTTCTTCAATATTAGAATTAGTATTATACCTATATTTTCCTATAATTATTAATTTTCTTATCCTTTGATTATTATTTACATTTGTGTTATCTATATTTTTTATATCTAATTTTATATTTGTATAATCTGAAGTATTAACTAATTTTATTTGTGAATTCAAAATATTATCTGAAGTATTGTCTATCACAGCAGAAGTTAAATATGTTGTATAATATGCGTTTGAACTTTCGCCTTTATTTTTTTCTTCCTAATTATTATATAATATACCATAGCCTTTAACTATAAAATTACTATTACCTTCAAATGATATAATATTCGTATCAGATACAAGCTTACATTTATACTATAGTGATTCCTATGTGATTTTAATATAATCGGTTCTATTAATTTCAGTATTTCCTAATATATATGATATTTGATAATAAAATTCTCTATTGCCATTTACATTATAATATTCATTTTTTAATCGAATATTTTGTGCAATAAGGAAATCGTCAATATCTTTAGTCGTTTCATATTCAATATTTTCTAAATCAAATAATGAATTAGCAGATATAAATTTATCCTAATTTTTCTAATAGAAATTTATGTCGAATAAATTGCTATCAATCACTGTAGATTTTTCATTATCATAAACATTAACTGCATTAAAAACCAATTTAATTTCACTAAATTGAGGAATACCACCTATTGTGTCAGTTGATAATTTGCTATTTATATTAACTTTAGTTTGGGCAGTATCAAAATGTTGTTGTATAAATGTTATATTATTTAACTTTAATGTCGATAAACTTATATTTATATATATTTCTGGATTTATAAATTCAGTTAATAATGGGAACTACAAATATAAATTTTTTTTATCAGTTGAATCTTCATTAATATCTTTAATATTATTATAATCAAAATCAGTTAAATTTTTATTTGTTCTCGTATAATTAATCTCATAATATTCTGTAATTTCTGTATTATCAATATATTTAATATTACTCATAGATGTAATTATATGTCCGTTACTTGTTCTAGCATAATAATATAATGATATGTCTTTACCAAATGGTGTTACTTTAAAAACAGATGGTGAATCATAAAATTCATCATCAATCTCATAATATAACTTCATATCAGTATCATATTTCTATATTATAACAATTTCATTACTTTTAATTTTATTCTTATATATAACATATACTTTTACTTTCCTTTCCTATAATGTATAATTAGGATTTATGATTAAATTTAAATTATACTGTTTGTCTATATATGATGTTATACCTGTTTGATAATTTAATTCATATGTATTATTAATAAACTAAAAATGAATATCTAAATCATCACTTTGTTCATATGTATCATTTAAACTAAAAGTATATATTAATTTCTTTGTTTCACCTTGATATAATATATCATCTGCTTTTGTGTTATTGATTGAGTCAATACCTAATTTTATAACATAATTATTAAATCTTTGTGTAATATAATAATCTCTCTACTTAGAATTATATGTTGTTTTAAATATTACAGAGAATTTTAAATTTTTAGTAACTGTATTTATATTTTCATCGATTAAATAAATTAAATCTATTTCATTCTATACTGTTGTTCTTAATGATTTAATATTACTTGTATCTAATTGTTTGTCATTAATTAATAATGTAACATTAGACTAATTTACGCCATTAAGAATGCCATAATATTTAATATGAAGTTCTTGTTCATCACCAGATATTTTACCACCAATTATATGTTCAGTTTTTTTATCATCTTTATCTATCCAAATTTCTGTATTAGTTAATCCATCAGTTTTTTGATCTTCTGTTGGAATAAATTCTAAACGTACATCAACATCTTCATAAGGAGCTTGTGAAACTTTTGCATATATATGATTAATACCAGAAATAAAAATATTAGAAGAATCTTCTGGTATATTATTACTAACAGCAAATTCCATTATACCTTTACGTAATTTCTTTTCTGTATTATCATTAATAGATGTAATAGCTAATTTATTATAATACTTATTTTCTGTTGTAAATTTATATCCAGTAATCCAATCAGGTTTATATATACATTCAATAGTAGATGTAATAGGTATATAGTTTTTTTCCAATACTGCATAATATTCCGTATCAGTACTGGTAAACTTATTTGCTGGTAATATAGGTAATGTAATTGTGTCTGATAATAATTTATTAAATTTATAATCGTTCATCATTTATATGCAATTAGTTTTTTAATTAAAGAAATCCATGGAATATAAAATCTCCAAAGATTGATCTTGTAGTTGGTGCCCATGTAGTTAAAATGGCGGCAATAAACCATATATTTGTTAATTTAAGTCTTTCATATGTCGGTAAGAAATCACCACCTATAACTATTGTTCCTTCTAGTAATCTTACAAGTTTCTCAATAGCTGGAGCATTCTGATCACTTAATGCTAATCTGACATCAAACAATTCAGGATCCATTAAATATTCTGGTGCAGTAATAGGCGGAAATGCTTTACGAACAATAGTGTTTATTTTCTAAAAATCTACATTCTATAATGCTGACTTCATGCCAATATCCAATTTAAATTGGCACTTACTCATATCAAATGCTATATTCATAACTCCCATTCCCCAAAATGGTTTTCCTAACTATCCTGCTTTATATACAGTTGGATCAGTTTTATAAAATGGGCATACAGCCATATTAGATTTTAATGTAAAGAAGAAACCATATTCCTATGGACCAATATAGAATAATCCACTTACTTTATTAATAGTGTTATAAGCTGCTGCCAATGCTTTTTCCAATGCTTCTTTAGCTAATTGTACAGCTTTAATAACCTAATTGATAACGGCGAATAAGGGTGATAATTTCGCGTCTATCGTGCCGAATTTAATACGCCTTAGTAATTTTATTATTAACTCATTTTTTTTGATTAGAAGCAAATTTATAATCTTTTTTAACTCAAGAAATACTATGTTAACTTTCGCAGTTACATAATTTCTGTACTCTTCTGGCATAGATGCTGTTCCTGCTAAAATATCAGGAACTTTAGAAACAACATTCAATACAAGATTAAAGTAATCAAGAATATTTTTTATTCTTTCTATAATCTCTGGAGTTTCAACAGTATATTCACCTTTTAATGTTTCCGATATTTTCCTAAGTAAATCTTTCGCGGCACATGTAAGCGAACAATATCCATTACCAGGCATAAAATCTATATGCTTTCCACATACCGGGCATGTACCACCTTTCATTAAATAATGTCCGAACTAATCTATTCCAGAAGCTAATCCAATTGCTGCTTCCAATGTACTCTTTTTCTTTTTATTTCCATCGTCATCTATGGAAATTTCATCATTAACAGCCTTAATTGTATCATCATCCTCAGCGTTCTATACAGAAGAGCTCGCTAATGTGATAGTATCTTCTAATGCAACTGTATCTTTTATTTTACCATTTAAATCTGTATCATCTCCCTAATGATACTCATCATTAGAAATTTTTACGCCAAATGTATCTTCTTCTATAATATTAGATTCATCAAATATAGAAGCACCTGTATATTCTTCAAGGTCTTCATCTGTTTGCTCTGTATGTCCTGTTGTATTTACAAATTCTTCTGATGAATTATCATTTTGATCTTCTAACTGTTTCTATGTAAAAGAATTTACATATTTTTCCAATTCATCAAATGATAAATTTCTCTTAACTTCATCCGTTGTTTTATTTGTAACATTATATGATAAATCAACCTATATTTTTGTATTTGTTAAATTTCCGTTCTAATCAACTTCATAATAATCATGCCAAGAAACAAATATTTCATTTCTTGGTTCACCGACATAATATGTTTTATATCTTAAATTCTATTTATAATATTTTTTGTTTGACTCAATCTAAACATCATCGTCATCATACTCATAATATATAGTTCCTGATTTTGATGTAATCGTATTCATTTTCAAATAATTAAGTTTTCAATATTTCCTAAATATTCAACATCATTTAAGTTAAATCTCTACTTTATGTTGTTATCAAACTTAACAATACATGTATTCATTTTTTCTTGTATAGAATGTAATGTACCAAATTTATCTTTAGATATAATATAAACTTTATTTTCCTATAATTTATTTTGTTTAAATTTATTATAGTTTTCCTATGTTAATGGATATTTGGTTTTCTTATTCTACTTATTAGCGATAATTTTACCAAATACTCTTGGTACACCATCGAATGTTTTAATATTGTTAAAGTTAGCATAGAGATTTCCATGTATAATATATGGGAATGCAGTCCAATCAGGTAAGTTATTTCCTGTATAGTTACAAGAGCCATCTACCTCATCGAATTTAAATAACTGCATTCCCATTCTATTTAATCCTTTATTAGAAAGGTATAAATTATCATGGACATCCACCAAAATACCATGACCTGTACATTTAATCTCATAGTTCTCTACATCAAGTTCATCTAAAATTCGTTCGACTCTTGGTTTTATTTCTGTTTCTTCATATTCTGATGATATGTTGTCTGACAGTGTTGTATCACTATCAAGCCCTAAAAAATCATCATCTTCATCATCAAAATCATCAAACAGAGATTCATTCAACTTTGAGATTTTTGTGTTGTTATATTTTCTTATTTTCTTATATTCTGGAACTGAAATAATCATAATTAAAAAATAAATAATATTTTATATTATTTATTTTTGTTCATTTATCATCATTCATTATTAGAGTTGTTTTCCCTCTATCATCTTTTTTAATTCCCTAACATTCAATTATCTTATTCTTATAAAAACGTTCATAAAAAAATACTTCTTCACACAAATCGTACAAGTCTGTATGTTTTGGCAATATTCCATTATCCAAAAGTACAATCTTGCTAATTTCCTTAATCTATTTAAATTTAGACGAGATATTAAACAATAAATTTTCATCTAAATTTTTATTAATATAAATAATCCCCTGATATTTCTTTAATTTAGAAGCTTGCTAAATAGCGTTTAGAATTTCTGTATTAACGAAATATATATTTGACTATTTGTTTAGATCCAGTTTAAAACTATTTACGAACGACTATACATCAAGAATAAAAAAACTTTTAATGTTAGTGAATAACATTCTTAGTTTATTTTCAGATTCAGTTGTTACGTATATATTCATTAGAGTTATTAAATGGTTAGTTTTTAATTAAAATTACCAAATATTTATTAACAATTATTCAGTACTTTGATTTTTATTATCTGACAATGAAGTCTCATAATAATCAGTTAAACCTTTTGCTAACGCTTCCTTTAACATATTATTATCAACTCTTCTTGATATACTGGTAACAAAATGTTCTGACATTCCATCAGGATATACATCCTTTATAGTCTTGTAAACTTCCTTAGGTGGAAGTTCAAGTTCAACATCAACACCAATGGTATATACTTTCTTCTTACTCTTATCAATCATATTAGTGATAAGAATATCTTCTGTATAATTTGGATCTTCATAAGGCGAAACTTTCTTTTCAGTTTTTACTGTAACCTCATTATTTAACCTTGAAATAAATTGTTCTATAGAAAGTTCGGTTGTCTTACCATTTGATATTACATTAATCTTATCATATTCAGAATTTGAATTAATATTATCGAGATTAATTGTAATACTTGCGTGTCGTACTGTTTCTATAACAGATGTTGTTATAGGTGAGTCTGTCTGAATTTTTCCTGTAGTTATAACTTGTTTTTCAACTGGTGCTGTAATTTCATTAACAATTTCTTTTTTATTTGCTGTAATTGTTGGTTCTGTTTTCTTTACTACAGTACCAAATGTTACATTATCAGCAGATTTATTAACTGGTTTACTACCATTCAACAATTCAGGATGTAATGAAAGTAAATAATTTTCTTTATCTTCTACCTTCGGATTTTTCACAAAAGTAGGTGGAGTTGCATCTGTTCTTTTTCCTTCATTTCCTATTGTTCTTGATGTTGATTTGCCTTCGCTATTAATTCCAACACTTATATGTTCACCATTCATTCCAATACCAGGTTGAGGAACTTCATATGGATTACCATCTTTATCATAAACAGTTTTTGTCTCATTTAAATTAAACTCATATGTTTTAAAATCCCATTTATTAAGTGGAGATGATAATTCAGACATAACAAATTGTCCATTAAACGCGTCCATATTATTGACTTCCGCAATATAAGATTCATCACATTTTGTTTGATCTTCAAACACATAAAGTGTTAACTCATCATCAGATATATCGTCGATATATTTAAGTTTTGTAATTTTACCAAGTGTATCACCTGGTTGCATGTGCTAATAAAACTTTGCCATATTTCCAAATTAGTTTTCTTTTTCTTTTACATATCGTACCTTTACAGATATGACATTAATATTATTTTTTTCTAAATTATTTTCTTTATTTATATCGGTATGTTCATCCGGTATATTTTCATCTTTACTGGTAAATATACCGATGAACCAATACCAACATTTCTTAATGAATTGAATCATGAAGTAAATTTATCCAATATTAGTTTTATCCTTATAATTAGATATTTAACTTAATAACATATATGAATTTTATAATATATGTGAAGTTAACCTAAGAAAACTATATATGATATATAGAAAGATAATTATCTAAATCTTATCTTTTTAAAGATATGAATTAATCTAAATTTTATATACATAATTTATAAACTAAATTCTTCCGTCGACTTAATCCATAAATATTCAATATATATAAAACATAAATATTCATTTATTATATTGGATATTATATTATTAGTTTATTAATTATCATTCACATGTATCACTGCTTCCTGTATTATCTTCACCTTCTAATTGTTCTGGTTTATTTGAAGTATTTTTCTTTGGTTGCTATACAATTTCTAATTTACTCTTACCAAATGAACTTGTAATAGATTTAATACCCATAAGACCAGCTGATACAGTAAAATATGTAATTGTTCTATCTATAAATTCTAAAATATTTGCACATTCTCCAGGATTAATAAAATAATATCCAACGAGAATTACAAATAAAAATAAACATACGCATGATGCTATAAATCCTACTACTTTTGTTGAACTTGTCTTTCCGTTATTATTTGAAAAGATTTCAACTGGAGAGAATTTATGAGCATTAAACATTGGTATGCCATATACATTATTTGATGCAGTTTCCTTACTCATTATTTAATTGTTTTCATTTTAGTTATTTATCACTTATAAATATTATATGTAAAATTTTTATGTTAATAATAAATGAAAAAATTCAGCTTTGATAAATCTATATATAAATGTTTAAATGAATCTTTATTTGATGATACAGATGATATATTATCCAATGGAAATACAAATAGTATATCAGACTTATATATTGATGATTATCTATTGGAAAAGTTTAATGAATTATATAGTAACCAAAAATTAGGTAAATATAATTTATTAGAATATCCTGTATTTAGTAAAATAGAAACATATAATATTAATGGAACTGATTATAAATTTATAACCGAAGCATCTAAAAATGGCGGATATACAACAGGGTATCCAACAGGACTAAAATATTCTGGACTTTTCTGTTATTTTATAACAACATAGGAATTAATGGATTTCATTAATACTTATAATATTATAATACAATATCCAGTGGATGATGGTAAATATGATATTTATAATTATATAACATATATATTAAATGATATAACAATACCACATAATTTTTTAAATAATTTCCATTTATATGAACATGAAAACGTATAGCAAAAATCATATTCAATAGGATTAATATTAAATAATTGTAAAGTTATAGGACATGAATTAATTTCTTTATTATAGTCGGGTAATCATAATTATTTAAATATCAAATATGTATTATTAAATAAATTACATATTAATTCATTAAATTTACCAAATATGACATATGGTTATCCATTAGAAATAACAAATTGTAATTAGTTAACAGATTTAAATATAAATTATAATATTAATAATTATACAGAAGGTTCATTATTAATAAAAAGTTGCAAAAAATTATCAAATATAGAAATTAATGATAATTCAAAAATGGTACAGCTATTGAAATTAAAAATAGATAAATGTCCGAATATAAATACAGATACATTAATATTACCAAATCATAATACTAAAATGTATAACGCATAGTTGTTTAATGATAAGACAAAATAGAGAAAAATAAAATTCAGAGGCGATATAGTAAAACAATTTTATACAGAATTACATCCTGATTATAAATATAAATATTATCAATCCGGTTATAAAAATATGTACTGGTTATAAAATAAAAGGTGAATAACAGATTTGTTGTTATTCACCTTCATTTATTAAAATAAGTTATTAATTCTGTTAACTATATTTTTCCGTATTTTATAAAATATTTTATACATAGTCCAAACTTTTGGACGGAACAAATACAGGTAAAACTTATAAAGCTTCTTAATTTCTTTATAAGAGTATATATGAATTCCATCTGAATTCGTACTTAAAATATTAATAAACGTAAACATAGTATTTAGAAAACTTATTTTAATTATTATATAATATTTATTGTAAAATGTCTAAAATAAAAAGAGAGACGATACATCACGTACAGTCTCTCTTAAATCTAAATAATTTAGAAAAATGAAAACTAATTGAAAAACGAGCAAACGTTTTTTCTTAGTTTTTTTCTATATCTATATATTTATCTAATTTTCAAAAATATTTTTTTACAAATTAATTTCCACCGAATAACTTATCTAATTCTTCTTGTGACATTGCATCTACTGCATCATCACCATTTGTAGATGGTTCATCGTCTTTCTTATCATCTGATTTATCTTCATCAGAATCTGAATCACTATCATCTGAAGACTCATTATCATCTGTTGAATCGGAATCGTCATCAACAATTTGTCCACCAATCATATCTTCAAATTCTTCTTTAGTAATACCATATTCGTTATTCAAAACATCTGCAAGATCATTTACATAATCTGTATTTGTTAAAACAACTTTAACTGGTTTATCATCACCATCTACATTATCATCTGTTGAATCATCTGCATTTGCATCATCAGAATCTGAATCACTGTCGTCTGAATCATCTGCATTTGCATCATCAGAAGAATCATCATTATCATCTTCAAGTAATTTCTTGAACTTATTATAATGTAAAGACTCATTTGATGCATTATCATCTGTATCAGTTGAATCATCTGAATTTTCATCATCAGAAGATATATCATCTGCATTGTCATCTGTTGACTCACTATCATCTTCAGAATCATCAGTTTCATCATCTTCATCTTCAAACTCAATAGCATCATCTGGAACACCAGCATCTACAAGAGATTGCTTAAGCTCATCTGCTGCTGCTTGATTTGCAACTGTAATTACAACACGTGATAACTCAACTTCTTCATCTGTATCTGGATTTTCATCTGTAGATGAATCATCAGCTTTATCCGTTGAACTATCATCTGCATTATCAGCATCATCACTTGCATCATCTGAACCTGTTGGATCTACTGGTAATGGTTCCAATGGATTATCTTGTGTTTCTTCATCCTCATTCAACTTAAGACCTTTAGCTTTAATTAATTTCTTATATGTTAAACGGTATGTAAGTTCTTCATCAAGAATATTCATTAACTTTTCTTTATTAAGAATTGAATCACGAAGTTCTCTCTTTGTTGATTTAGAAGCAGACTCATTCAAAGACTTATAAGATTTCATAAGTTTTGTATGCTGTGCTTTAACGGTATTTAACAATTCAAGAAGTTCTTTTGCTGTATATTCTGTAATATTCTTACCATTAATAGTTTTCTTCTCATAAAGATTCTTCTTACCAGACTTCATTGCTTTACGAATGAACTCAAACTTCTCTGAACCAATTGATTCCTTTAATGCAAGAAGTTCTCTTCTTTTCTGTTGAAGTTTTGCGTTTTTATTAACAGGTTCACTCTTAGCTTTATTAATTGCACGATTAATAATAGATTCATTAAGTGTTGTTTTCTTTGCAGATTTTACAATATCCTTTGTGGTAAGTCCATTCTTTCTCATCTTCAATGCTTCAGAAAGATTTACAAGACGTTTACCATTTCTTCTCTTTCCTGGACAACATCCTTTCTTTTTCTCAAGAAGCTTCTTTCTTTTTAAACGACGATCATTCTTTGATTCATAGCACTCAAACTCTTCATCTTCCATGCATTCATCAAATTCATCATCTGAATCATTCAAAGAATCTTCATCTGCAAATTCTTCATCTGCATCTTCATATGTCTCATCATAAAGATCATCATCATCATCAAGTTCACCTTCTGCATCCATATCTGCATATGCATCATCTCTTGCATCCAATGCATCTGGATCATTAGGATCTACCTCATCATAATCTGGAATCATATCATCATAATCATCTTCGTCATCAAGATAGTCATCATCAATAGACTCATCCATATCTACATAATCATCACCATATTCATCCTTCATATCATCAATAGCTGTATCTCTTGCATCATCATCTTCTGGAATATCAAGCCATTCACCTTCATCATCAAGGCCATAGTCTTCATCCATATCTTGATAATCATCGCCATACTCATCTTCCATATCTGCTTCAGCTGCAGCACGTGCATCATCATCAGACTCTACATCGTCAAGTTCATCATCTGCGTCGTCATATGTAAAATAAGTATCAACATCATCAATATTATATTCGTCTTCAAAAATATCAATAATATCATCTTGTGTAAGTCCGTCAATTACCATATATACGGTATCTCCATCCTCTTCCTTTGATACTGTAGCGTCTGCATTCGTATCTTCAATATGTGTAGCCAAATCATCCATATTACCTTGAAGTTCAGGATAATCATGAACAAGCTATACAACATCAATCTTTACAGGAAATGCATAACTTTCATTAAGTTTTCTTTTCATATTATATAAATAGAATTATTTTCTTTTTTATTATTTATCTTATTGAAAAATTACTATAAATTAACTTAAATTAATTAATTTATTATAATATTCTTTCAATAATTGTTCACTTATTATATTATTACTCAACATATTGATATATGAAGTTTTAAATTCTTCATAATCTTTATGTTTTATATCATTTCTTATCACAGTTGATGAAACACATTCATTATTATATTCATCATCTCTATTTATATAATGAATTGGTTCTATATTTGCATTTATATATATAGTTTTAATACCTATATCTTTATTATAATATTTGCCATTAATTGAATAAAGATTACAAAATTCTTCTTTACGTTTTATATCTGTTCCTTTATCTGATGTAACTAAACAGAATTTATCATTGTTCAAAGAATTTCCAACATCATTATAACATTTTCTAATAGGTGCAGGATATTCAGATATATTCACTTTTATTTCTGTATTATATAAATCTGATAATTTATCTTTTATACTATTTAAAAACCAAAGACTAGAATCTGCTGTTATTGAATCTCTATCTTTATATGAAATATAAATACGTGCTTCATCAATATGAACATTATCTGTATTAAAGATATGTGACCTTAATATAGATAAATGTCCATCATGAAATGGTTTAAAACCACCCGGAAATAATAATATATTTTTACTCATTCATTTAATTTTTTAAATACCACGTTTACCAAATTTAGAAGTATCAATACCAATTAAATTCTTTAATGATATACCTCCTAATTTCTGCATTTCTGCAAAAGTCTTTAATATAAACTTGACATTTTGATTAAATACAACAAAAACAACATCTTTTCTTATTTTTGATGGAATTAATTTAAGTTGTTCCCAACCTGTATCTTCACCATCTGTAAATACAATTATTGTTGTATGTTTCTCTCCATTATCGTAATAATATGGTTTCTTAAGTTTTGTAACACTTATAGTATTACCAGGAATATCTGTACCACCAGAACCACCACGATCTCCAAGAAGTTCAAGACGTTTCTTTATAGGTGTCTTAATATTCCACATTGCTACATTTTCAGGAAGAATACGGCCTGTTGTAAAATATGCTCTGGCAGAATTCAATACCTTACATGTTTTCTCCATTGTACAAATTTCCTTGAATATCTGATAGAATATTCCATTTCCATTACCATACATAGAACCTGAATTATCTATAAGATAAAATATATTAGCCGCATTGTTTTCTTCAAATGGAACTTTCTTATATGGATTGAATCTATCATCACGCCATGATTGTGACATTGTTCTTTTCGAACGTTTCATTTGTGTTCCCGCTTCCATTGCAGCTGTGAAATGTTTTCTTAACTTTTGTTTCCAGTTAGCCAATGATTGCATATTCTTTAATTTATCTGCAATATCATTAAGTTTATTTGCTAAATCAGGAGAAATATTTCTTAACTGATCCATGTGTTCTTCATTATACTTTCTTGATAATTCTTTAGGATCACATGTTAATTCTTCAGCTGTATAAGGATCACCAGATTCTTTTGCAATTTCTGCCATTTGTTCTTGTGACAACATATCGGCGCCACCAAATGTAGAAGATGTAGTAGTATCAAATTCTTTACCTTCCAATTGTTTCTGAACTTCTTCCTCATTAGGTCCCGCTTGCATATCTCTATCGATTTTATTTTTCATATCATCAATAGCGTTCTTGACATCCTTACGCGCTTGTTCACGTGCAGCTTTTTCTTCTGCAGACATTTGTCCAGAATTTCTACCGGATTTTGAATTGCCAGTTGAACCTTGATCAGACATATCACCATTCATTGATGAACCATCATTATCAGACGAACTATTACCAGATTGAGAATTACCTCGTTCATTTCCTTGTTCTCCTGATTGATTTCCATTACCAGTTTGTGAATCATTTCCTGAATTATCTCCTTCTTGATCATCACCTGAACCATTACCATTCTGATTATCATCTGAATCTTCATCACCACTACCAGAACCTTTACCCATTGCTTTATCTAATTCTTTCTTTACTTCATCATTATAAGCATCTTGATATTCACTAGATTTATTTGTATTATCAGGCATTTGATCCATACCATAATCAGACATTGTATCTGGATCAGCTGCACTTAAATCTGTATCATCATAATTTGATGAACCTCCTTGTTGACTACCGTCGCCAGATTGCTGTTGTCCAGATTGACCTGACTGATTTCCAGAATCACTTTGACTTCCAGACTGACTAGATTGTTCACTCTGACCTTGTTGTCCTGATTGTGATTGACTTCCAGATTGTCCTTGTTGACCATCTTGCTGTCCGGATTGTCCACCTTGTCCTTGTTGCTGTTGTGAACTACCACTACCTTGACCTTGTTGTCCTTGCTGTTGTTGATTATTAACAGGATTTTGATTAATAGGTTGATTTGGTGTAGAAACCTTATTATAGAAATAAGCATCAAAAATTAATTGCCATGGTTCCATTCGGAATCTATCATCAAATATACCCTCACATTCTGCAGTTGCACCTGCAAAATATTTAGGAATTTGTTTTTCAAGATCTCTATTAATCTCTGCATCCATGGCAATATTTGCCAATTGATGATTCTTTCCTCCTTGTGTTTCTGTTTTTCTTTCAGCTTGTTCTCTATGTCTATATATTTGATGATATGCCTCATGACAAATAACATATAATACTAAACGTGCCATAGTAATAATTCTATCATTAGACGACATGCGTTTACCTTGTGCAAGCATTTCCTTTACTTGTCCTTTTCCTTTATATAAAAGTTGTTCAGCAAATATAGGATTAAACGCAATACGTACACCATCACTTGCCGCAGTATCAATATTAAATGTCCATAAAATAGGTTTATTAAATCGTCCAAGAATTGGTCCTAATTCCCTTGTACTTGCAGCTTGCGTCTTTGCCATTTCGCAAAATTGAGCAATCTCTGCAGGAACTATTTCCTCTTCTGTTTGAACACCGGTTATTGCATCAGTTATCTTCACTTTTACAGGAACACGCATTTTAGCAACAGGTATTGCCATACCCATATCTGCCATTGTTTTCCCTTTATATAACTTTCGTATATCAATACTCTTCTTTTTCATGAGTCTTCCCCATAATCCTTGAAGTTCTCGTTGTTTTTCTTCAGCAGTCTTCAACTTAATACCCATTGTTTGTTTAACAGTATTATTTGAATATGCTTCATATACTCGAGTTTTATTAGTTTTTAACTTTACTTTTACCATATTAAAATACGTTAAAAATTCTTTTTATTATTTATTGTAAAAAGAAAAGAGTGAATATAATTCTAATAAATTATACTCACTCTCTTTATATATTGTTTATTTATCTAACATTATTTCTTTGCTCGTGATTTAGCGTTTGAACGAGTCTTATTAAATTCATAAGATTCAGATCTTGCCAAAATATTCATCGCAGGTAAAATTGGAACTTTAGATTCTTCTACTTGATTTTCATGTGCAATAGATTTAAGATCAGAAGATTTCTATTGTCTAGCATTCTCTAACGCAATTTTTGTCTTTCTAATAGCTACTGTATTAATGAATTCCTTACGAAGATCTGTATCAATATTATTAATACTATCAAACAATGTTGTATTCATATTATGAGCGATACTACCAATTTCCGTTTGAATACTAATCTTAGCAATCCATGATGCAAAATGTGCATAAAGTTGAGCAACACGAGAATTAACCAATGAATTAACCTTATTACGTAATGTATCCATATCTGCTAATTCATTCTCATCAAATAACAAATTAATAGATTTACCATTAATATTAAATGAATATTCCTTGATAAGATTCTGTGCTTCAGCAGCAACATCAGAATCTGACATTGGTTTTGCTTTCTTTAATGCTTTCAAATCTGCTGCAACATCATCTTCAAGATTACCTGGATAAGATGCGAATACTTGCATTGGTAATTCCTTTGCAATACTAGAAATACACTTCCACTTAGAATATTCCGAAGTTGCATATTGATCAACAGATAATGGTTTTCTATCATCATCATCTTGATATTCCTTAGGCATACTACCAGTTTCCCAAATAGTATCCATAACATCTGGTGTAAATACCTTAGCATATTCATTATATGTTTTCCATGCACTCATAACAGGACCGGTTGCTGTAGCACCATTTGTACCTGTATCATCACCAACCATATCTCTCATGTTATCAGTGAAATAATTCATGAAGATATTATAACGTCCACGAATACCTGTTGCAGTTCCAGCAGGATCTAAGTCATCAATACCACCATGTTCTTCTACCCAATAATCCCAATAATCATCATCAAGACCATTCAATGCATCTTGAAGAACATTAGGAAGAATACCACCATAATATTCCTTGTATGTATTACCTTCATCATCAGTCTTTTCTTCTACAGATTGATCAATTAATTTCTGATAATATTCTTTACCTGAAATACCATCAGGATTTTCATCAAATAATTCAATTAATTCATTCTTATAGAATGGACCTACTGTATTAGCCCATGTACGAGGAGTAACCATTCTCTTAGTACGAAGAATAACTTCCTAATTAAGAACATCCTGAATAGATGATAAAGAATCTTTATCATTTTCATGTGCTCTCTTATCTGCCTCTGGATTCTCAAGCATATCATCATAACCACCGTTTGCAATAGTAGAATACCATACATAATCAGGAGATGCTTCAATGAAGTCTACAATAAATGGAGGTACATTTGCCTCATGTGTCAATGGATCAACTGAACGTGCCCAAGTAATCCATTCGTCCTTAGAAGGAACATATGTATAATGGATAAAACGGTTTGTCTGCGCAGCAGTTGGGAAATATCTCTTATCTTCTGAATCTGCTTCACCTTCATCAATAGATCTATTAGAAGCAAGAACAAATCCCCATTTAGATGCAACAACATAATTATCACCAAACTTATGATCATTTACGATACCCATGATAATATTCTGAACATTAGGTTCAACACGTGAATATTCATCCATAAATACAACACCACCTTCAAATGGATGTCCGTTAGATGCAGTGATTTCACCATCATCATCAGTTGCAAGGAACTTACATGTATTACAGAAATAATCGCGACGTTTCTTTTCCTCTGGATCAGAAGTATTAAGATATACTGGAAGCCAGTTCTTAGGAGTATCAGTAAATCCTTCTCTCTTATATTTCTTAGGAACACTTGTTCTATCTCTCTTCTAACCAAGTTCTACACCATAATCAATTTCACGTGTAGAGTCACGAGGTAATGTCCAGTTTTCAATAGTATAGCCAGCAAGCATAATAACTTCAAGATTCAAGTTAATTGCCTTATATTTAGCATTAGCCATATCTTTGATAGTTTGCTTAATAATTGCAGTTTTACCAATACCTGGAGCACCCCAAATAAGGAATGGTACAACATCTGAGTGTCCGCCAAGAGGCCCAGAAATTTGATTCTTAATATTAGTCTTAAGCTTGGCGATTAATTGTTTTGAATTAACAGCGACGCCGAAATGACTAAACCCTTTACTGTCCTTTACTGCATCATATGAATAAACTGCTTCATTCAAAGCCTTATGTAATTTAGATTCTTTATAATATGTTTCATTTACATACTTAATAGATTCTGTGATAGTCTCATCTGTTGTACCAGCACGCTTAATAACACGACTCCAATAATTAACAATATTTTTCTTATCATTAGCAATACCTTCTGCGAATGCTTGATCAATAGATAACCCACCAACTCCAGCGGTAGATTTAAGAGAAGCAGATGGCGCGAAATAAACACCTTTAGGTAATTGATGTTTCTATGCCATGATAGCAAGATTACCGACATTATTAAGAGACCAATTAATAACAGCATCTGTTGTCTCATCAATAAGTGCAATAAATCCCTTTACTTTATCTGTAATATATGAAGCTACTTTCTTTCCGTATTCCTTAATCTTATCTAAGAAACCTTCATTAATTAAAATCTTATTTAATGGAATATTGTTCTCTGTGTAATTATCATCAAAACACATTGAACAAGTATCGTTAGACTCGTTAATCGATAAAAGAATACCGTTAATCTTATACTATGTACCATTTACACAATGTACAAGAGTAGCAGGTATATTTAACTTAGTTTTTACCATATTTTGAAAATCAAAAAATTATTTTTTATATTTATTATAAAAAATGGATAGTATTTTGTAATATCCATTTAATATTATTAATATAATTATTTCTTATTCTTAAAAATATCTATATCATTATCAATTCCTGTTTCCATAACAGCTTTTGATTTACTTGATGAAACTACAGTATATTCAATATCCGATGTATTACTGATAAACCATCTACCAGGATAACGTGCACACAAATCTTTATGTTCTCTTACAATATCAAGCATTCGTTCCTGACTCTTCTGAAACTCACTTCTCAATACTTCAACACTTTCCATAATATTCTTATAGAGAGATGAATCAAATTGAGGATTTGCCTCGGTAATCCACTTCATAAGTGAGCCATCATTTGCATCATAACGTTCACTCATAATATGTGTATAAATACTATCAAAACTCTCTGCATACTTATCACTAATTTGTGCTTGTTGAGAAATAGTTTTCCACATACGATCATGCATGCCTTCAATCTTACCTCTCTGTGCTTCAGCTTCATTTCTCAATGAAATCTCCTGATTATTATAAGAGAAATACATTGATACTCCAGAAATTACAAAAATTCCAATAATAATTGAAACAATAATAATTGCAATCTTTTTCATTTTTCTAAATTATTTGTTAAATTTATTATTAATTACCATAAACTAATGTATGAATATCTTCATATGTAAAACCATTTGTTGATATATTATTTAATGATGGTTTTACTTTTCTAAAATCTATTTTATCCATACATATAGTAGAATAATTTATAGTATTATAACTTCTATTCATTTTACATTACTTTTTTATAAAATACATTTCCTTCTTCTTCAAATCCTTCAATAGAAGCAATATCATAATCTGTATATTCTTTTCCATCAGAAAAATCTGTTAACTTTCCATTTTCTGATTTAATAAACCCAGATACTGTCTCATCACCACATGGATGAATTTCAAATACACCATTAATTTCTTTAATATCTGAAATACTTCTAACAATATTATCTGTATTCATCTTATTGTTGATTAACGTTTTTTTATTATTAATATTATAAAATTCCATAATTTTATTATTAAAGTTTCTCTACTACAAGTGATAAATCATCAATTACAATTCCTTGTACATCAAACTCAATCTTATTATCTTGAATTTTCTTAACTGTTAAAACTTCATAATTATAATAGATTTTATCACCTACTTTAAGAGATGAAACAGATACCATTGTTGATTCACCATAATTATGAGTATCCTTTCTAAATTCAGACATACCTTCTACTGGAATAGGACAAATAGCATCAAAATGATCAATAATATAATCTTTACTAGTATTACCAGAAACAATAGTAACACCTCCAAAGCCTTTCTGTAAGCCTAGATACATTTTTACAGTAGACATTTTATTAACATATTCTGAAGTTTTAATCCATTTATTCATAATTGTATATCTTTTTAATTGTTCAACTTATTTGTTTATTAACAATACAAAGATACACAATTATTTCCAAAATAAAAAATTATTCATAAGAATTTTCATAATCTTTTAATTTTTCTTTCGCATATTCTATAGTTATATGAAATTCTTTTTCATTAGACGCCGGTAAATTATACATTGCATCATCCATAAGATTCTCTACTATTCCTCTTAACCCCCTAGCGCCTAATTTATTCTTAATGGATAACTTAACTATATAATCATAAACTTCATCATCTATTATAAGTTCAATACCATCTAATTTAAACAACTTCTTAAATTGTTTAATAATAGCATTTTTCGGTTCTGTAAGAATTCTCTTCAAATCATCTTCAGTTAAAGGATTAAGATATGTAATAATAGGAAGTCTACCAATTAATTCAGGAATCAAACCATAATTCTTTAAATCTTCCGCATTTACATATTTAAATATGTTTTCTTTATTATCAGAAAAATATTTCTTATCCTTTGATACAAATCCTAATGTAGATTTATTAACTCGTCTCTCTATAATTTTATTCAAACCAACAAAAGCACCACCACAAATAAATAAAATATTTTTTGTATCAACCTCTACCATTTTAGCATCCGGGTGTTTTCTTCCTCCCTTTGGAGGAACATTTACAACAGAACCTTCAATTATTTTAAGTAATGCTTGTTGAACGCCTTCACCTGAAACATCTCTTGTTATAGATGGATTTCCTCCGGATTTCCTTGCAATCTTATCAATCTCATCAAGAAATACTATTCCGTGTTCTGCTTTCTTAACATCATAATCACATGCTTGGAGAAGTCTTGTGATTGCAGTCTCAACATCATCACCAACGTATCCTGCTTCGGTGATAGAATTAGAATCCACTATACTAATTGGTACATCTAACATTTTAGCAATAGACTTAACCAAAAGTGTTTTACCAGTACCAGTGTCTCCCAAAAGTATACAGTTACTCTTCTCAATCTCTACATCATCAAATCCTTTTTGTTTAATTCTCTTATAATGATTATAAACTGCAACTGCTAACCTTTGTTTCGCTTTATCCTGACCAATTACATATTGATCCAAAAATTCTTTAATCTCTGTAGGTTTTTTTACATCATCCTTATGAAAATTATCATCTGGTGGTAAAAACTGTGTATTATGATTTACTATACTCAAATTCATATTGTAAATCTGGTCACAACATTCATTACAAATACTTCCATATTCACCATTAAAAAGTAATGCAACTTGGTCTTTCGTCTTACCACAAAATGAACACTTATTTTCTTTTTTATTTGTATCTTTCTTTTTTTCTGCCATATATTAATTAAAACTAAAATCTTAAATAACAACAAATATTATATTATATTATTAGGTTATTGTTTACATTTATAAATAATAAAAATAACCGGTTAATTAATATATGAAAACTATTAAAAAGTCTTCAGTTAAAAATAAAAATATAAAAGGTAAAATTGGTTAGGATGGTGGTTATTATGTTGATAATTGTCCAGTCTTAATTCCTAAGGAAAATATTAAGTTTTTCACCGCTATGCAAAAAGCATGCTCAGTAAATCCTTATGGAAAATATGGTAATGCATGTAATGTTAAATTATTGTGATAATAACTAATAAAACATAAAACTCGAAATTTGATACAATATCTCTCCTGCATCGCGTCAAAATCTCTTTACCTTATAGTTATTAGTCTTAATTAAAAATAATGTGATACAGAGAGAATTTTATTAAATAATAATTTTCATAAAATAAAAAAGAGATTAATAAGTTTTGTTTATTGCTTATTAATCTCTTTACTTTTCTATTTAATATAATTTCATTAAAACTTCAAACCATGTATCATTTCAAAAACCTTAATCTTATTATTTATGCCAATATTTGTGTTTATATACTAATATATAAACAATTATTTCTTGTTTCATAGACACTCTACTTTTTAGTATAATCATTAGTAATGATTTAGTCATCCATAGTTGGTATCTCCGCAAGCGTAAATTCGGGTAAATATACACCTATTATATTTTAATAATTTATTTGTTTTAATCCTTCTGCTAAAATATTTAATGAAGCATTATAATCTCTATCAATCTCTTTACCACAATGTGGACATATCCATTCTCTCTAACTTAATTTTAAATCTTTATAAATATGTCTACAATTATGGCAAGTTTTAGATGAAGGATAGAATCTATTTATTATAACCAGCTATTTTCCATACCATCTACATTTATATTCTAACTATTTTCTAAATTCAAATAAAGATAACTCTTGAATAGATTTAGCAAGTTTATGATTAGACATCATTCCATTTACATTTAAATCTTCAATACAGATAACTTGATTTTCATTAACTAGTTTTGAAGTGATTTGATGTAAATATGTATTTCTCTAATTTTTTATTTTCTCATGAACTTTTGCAATTTTAATTCTAACTTTATTCCGATTATTACTTCCTTTCTATTTCTTACTTAACAACCTCTATAATTTCTTTAATTTCTTTTCTTGATTTCTATAGAAATGTTTATTTTCATATCTATTTCCATTAGAATCAACGATAAAATCTTTTATTCCTAAATCTAAACCTATTACGGTATCTAATTTTTCTTTTTGTATAATATTATAATATATTAAAATAAACAAATAATATTTTTCTGTAGAAGTTTTAATAAGCGTAATTGAATGTATTTTATTTTGATTATGATTTAAATATATTTCATCTTTTTTAGAACATTTAAATAATATATTCTTTAACTATTTAATTAATGTTATCCTATTACCATTAATTTTCTTCTTTTTAAATTTAAATATAGTTCTTGTAAATCTACAACTTTGCTTAATATCTTTCTTTGATTTGAATTTAGGATAACCATTATGTAATTTAAAGAAATTATCATATGCTTTAATTAAATCCTACATTGATTGCTATAAACACATAGCATATACATCATTTAAAAAAGTATATTCATCTTGTTTTTTTAAATTAGTCAAATATTTACCTAATTGTGTCCATGATACAACTTGTTTATTCTACTCATACTATGACTTCTTATAATCCAATAATTTATTATATATAAGTCTACAACAACCTAACTGTTTAGAAATAAATTCTTTCTAAACATTATCAGGATATATTCGTATTTTAATATATTTTAACATAATATTTTTTAAAATTTTAAACCATGTATCATTTCAAAAACTTTAATCTTATTGTTTATACCGTAAATAATATTATCAATAGTTGAGATGGTATCTTTCATATATTTACAGAAATTATCCAATAAATCAACTGATTCTTTTTCTGCTGATAACTGAGATTCAATCTGTAAATTAATAGCACTTTCATTCGTATATCTAATTCCAGATGAACCTGATTTTAAAGCTAAATAAATTCCTGATGCTTTAGACTTATAATCTCTCGTTTGCTTTTGTAATATCTTTGCTGTTCCATAAAATAAGTCTATTGCTTCTTGTCTCTTTAAATAAACTTCATTCATCAAACCATCAATAGATTTCAAATCTTTCATTCGTTCATTTAAATTCTTAATAATATCTGTCCACTTATCTTGAAGATTACTCAATGAATTTTCCAATGAATTTTGTTGTGAATTAACATTATTATTCTGATTAGTTTGTTGAACTTGATTATTATCTATAGAATTATTATTTTCTGTTACTACTTCATTTTCTTTATCCATAAATCAAAAGTTTATAATAATACTTTATATATTATATCATTTAATAAAAATAAAGTTTTATTCTCAAAAAGAATTTCAATCAATAAAAAGAAAGAGTCAAAGAAAAAGTTTTCAAAAAGAAATCATAAATTAAACTTAAATAAAAATTGATCCTATAATATTTATCTCTCTAAAAATCTATGTTCAAAAAGAAAGTAGGCAAAGAAAAAGAACCAAAAAGAAATTAATTTTTCAAATCTAAATTTAATTTTCTTTATTTAATTTCTTAAATATCTATCATTACCTTAATATCTTAATATTAATTATACTTCACTTTTCAAAAAAAGTCTACTTTTTGTTTAAATATTTTTAATAATTTTTAAAAATAATTTATAACTTATTGATAATCAATATATAATTTTTATTAATTTATACAAATTCTAAATAATATTTAATTAAAATAAAATATTTTTACAATTTTCCATGACTTACCTTACTAAATATTAAAAATAAATATAAAAATTAATTTTAAACTAAATTTCTTTATATAATTTCTTAAATATCTTAGATTCTCAAAATACCAGTATTTATTTTACTTACTTTTGAAGAAAAAGTCTACATTTTTAAGAAATATTTTTAATAAAAATTGAAAAAAGTTTATAATTAATTGAAACTAAATAATTTAGATATATGGCAGATAGTAAAAATAATACAAAAAAGGTAAAAACTGGTGTAGTTGAGTCTATTGATGATCCAACATGTTCAGGAAGAGTAAAAGTTAGGGTTGCAGGTTTACATGATAACATATCAACAGAGAATTTACCATGGTGTAATTACGCGGGAAGTGGTATGTTTTCAGGTTCAGGTGGTGGATAGATTTCTATACCACGTGTAGGAACAAAGGTAAGAGTTAGATTTGCATAGGATGATGTAAACTCCATGGAATGGTATGGAACAAATACATTGGACAGAAAACTTTCAGAGGAATTGGCGTCTGATTATGCAGGTTCATAGGTTCTTCTTTATGACTCGGAATATGATTTGTCTATTAAGTTTCAACCAGGTTCTGGTTTAGCTTTATATTATAAAGGTTCTTATATGTAGATGACACCTGATAATACTATAACTATTCATTATGGTCCTGACGAGACAACAGGTGTACAAATATAGTTAACAGACGGTAAGGTTTATATATAGGCACCATAGTAGATTAATATAACATCAGGTAATGAAGTTAATATAGAGGGAAAGGTTATAACATTAAATGGAACATCTGCTGTCCGTATAAAAGGAACAACACCTAATACATGCGCTGTTAATGCTACACAACTTATGACATTGTTATAGACGATGGCAGCTAATATCGATACAAAATTAGGTTAGTCAAAATCTGGTATATGTGCCGCTACTGTTTCAGGTTCTAAGGAAAAAATAATGAATCAACATATCCTTTATATTTAATAATAATGTACGCGCGTTATAACGTGTTTAAATAAGTATTTTCATTCGTTACAGTATAGATGTATTGGTTGAGAAAAAAGTTGAAAATTTTGCGAGTTTTCTTATGTTTTTCTTAAGAATTTTGAAGAAAAATTGAAGTTTTTCTTAGAAATATTTTTTATTTCAAAAAATTGTGTGTATCTTTGTAATAACAAATAAAATAACAAAGTAACAAACAATTAAAAAATAAAAATTATGGATATTATTGATATTTTCAACGGTACAAGTAGTTCTTCAATTAAGATAGAGAATGATGTAAGAAATATGTTCATTTCTCTTAATAATAAGAACACCACATATAATTTGGGTTATAAGGGTATTCAGCAGTTTTTGTTTACTACTCTTTGTAATGTATTGAAGAAACATTTTTCATATAATGAGCTATATTCATTTTTGAAGACTTATGATATTCAATCATCGGAGAAGTTGACAGATGCTATTATAGATAATATGGATTATCTTACTGCTGTTGTGAAGTTGGATCTTCATAATTTTACATATACAAAGAAGATGACAAGTCGTGAGCGTTTAGCAAAAGAAATCTTTGATTCATATGATGGACATGGAGAAAATCCTTATAAGGATGAAGTTGATAAAGATAAGAAAGAGAATATTCTTGTTGTTCGTACACATTATGGAACTCATAAGCCATTAATGTATACATTTGATGGCGAACTTACAGAAGATAAACGTCATCAGATTCGTATGATGTATTATTATGAGACAAAATGTAACTATTTTGAAACTCGTGATATTCTTTATTCTAATTGGATTAATCTTCCTGAAGAGTATCAAATGGCATCGGCACCTTATGAAGAAGAAATTGAAGAACTTCATTTTAAGGTTAAATAATAAAATACATAATTTTCATATTTTTAAATTTTTAATTTTTAGACAAAGTGAAACGTTTGAAGTATAAATATTTTAAACGTTTCTTTTTTATTTTATGAACAATAGAAAATATCTTAAATATGTAATTGATGAAGTTGTATTCAGAGAGTTTCCAGATGAAGTTACTCTTGCATTAAATATATCAGGCTGTCCAAATCATTGTATAGGTTGTCATTCATCTTATCTTGCAGATGATATAGGTGAAGAATTAACAGAAGATGTATTGGATAAACTTATAGATAAGAATAAAGGAATTACATGTGTAGGATTTATGGGCGGTGATAATAATCCTCAGGAAGTTGTTAGATTATCTATGTATGTGAAAGATAAATATCCAAATTTACATACAGGGTGGTATTCGGGAAGAGAAGTATTTCCACTTCATCATGGTACATTTGATTATATTAAATTAGGTCCGTGGAAAGAAGAATGCGGACCATTAACATCAGAAACAACAAATCAAATCATGTATCAGAAGGTAGATGGAGGAATTGATAATCCTACGTTTATGGATATAACAAAGAAAGCATTTAGATCTCATAAACCTTGGGAAACTGAATCATTAAATGATGATTAATGTAAATTTTGGAACAAAATGATACAATTTAACAGATCTAGATCAGAAAATGTTATAATTTTATGTTATAAAGCATATTTTTTGAAAACAATTAGATAAATAAAATGTAAGATAGTTATAAATTGATTAGTTAAAGTAAATTATAATATAAAAAGAAATTAAAATACGGTTTTCACAAACAGTATCTTAACGATGGTTATGTTATAAAGATAGTTAAAATTAAAAATAAATTTACGTTAAAGATTATGAAAACAATTATTAATGCAGTTAAATATGCATGGAATGCATATTGCAATGGAAGCTACATTATGAATAAATCCGTTTATGAAGCTGGACTTATTCCAATGTAATTTTCAAAATTTGATAGTTAAAAATTAGATGGTTAAAAAGAAGTTTTAAAATTAAAGTTACGTTAGAGATTATGAGTAAAATTATTAGTTTATTGAAGCGTGCTGGTAAAGCATACTGTAATGCATATGCTGAAGCAAATACTATTAAGATGGGTGATGGTACTGTTGCCTATATTGGTACTAGCGGAATGGTATATGTAGCTTAACCAAAGTTAAGTTTAATTAGATGAAGTATGAAATTATTAACACACATCAAATGGCAATACGGCCATTTGATTTTGATTGTAATGGATAATAAATAATGTAAATTGTTAATGTGTTAATATTATGTATTCATCTTTATTTTTAGAAACAATGGCAATCCTAAAAGGATATATTTATAATAAACAAGATATGATTTAGAATTACTATGATCATATTAATGTCAATCAAAAAGAGGAAATAGTTTTAACAAAAATTAAACTATTTCCTCTTTTTCTTATATAATAATTAATAACTATTTTTTAGAAACATAAATTATTCTTAAATGACAACAACAAAGAAAACAATATAGATAAAGGCAAATAAATGTTTATTCTTAGCAGATATTCACTTAGGTGTTAGATCTGCATCAGAAGAATGGCAAGAAAATATATCATCTTATTTTTATAATTGGTTTATTCCTTATGTTAAATCATTAATAGCAAATGACCCTAATTATTTTTTAGCAGTATTGGGAGATGTTTATGATGATAGAAAATCTATCGATATTAATGTAAATGATTTAACTATTGATATATTTGAAGATTTAGGTAAATTATTACCTGTTTATATTATCAATGGAAATCATGATTTATCTAAGAGAACGAATAAAGGTAATACATCATTAAGAAGTTTGGAAAATATTCCTAATGTTACAGTTATAAAAGAGCCGACACTTATTAAGATTAAACCATCAACTAAAATATTATCAAATATCATTGCGATACCTTATTTAGGTTCACATGAAGAAGAAAACAAAGTATTGCTAGATTATTCAGGAAAAGCTAATTACGCATGGATGCATACTGATATTTCACAAATGAAATTTGATAATGGCATGACAATTATAGGTGCAGTTGATTCAAATATATTTAAAGGACGAATCTTTTCAGGACATATACATAAACGTCAAGAATTAGGAAATGTTATTTATGTAGGCTCGCCTTATCAATTAAGAAGATCAGATATAGGAAATACTAAAGGAATTTATAAATTAGATTTTTCCAATAATGAATTATCATTTGAAGAAAATGCTTATAGTCCCATATTTCATAAAATAAAAGTTGAAGATTTTTTAAAGTTATCAGTAAAAGAAAGAGATGAATTTCTTGATAATAATTATAATGATATTATTATAGAAGAATCAGATTTAAGAAAATATAAGTCAGGAACTATTTATGACATGGCAAATCTCTCTAATGCAAAGAGAGTTCAGATTATAGTTAATAAGTCACATCATGATTTAGATAATATAGATGATGAAGAATATAAAGAGTTGTCTATTGAAGAACTTATAAATGAATCAATATCACAATTGGATGTTGATGATGATACTAAAGAAAGATTGAAGAATATAAGTAGAGAAAGACTTAAACAAGCAGAAAATGAGATGAATGAAGTTTAACATAATAAATAAATTAATTATTATAAAGGATATAGCATTTATTTGTTATATCCTTTAATTATAATTAAAAAAGTTAAACAAATAATTATATGGATAATATAATATTCATAGTAGTATATGTTTTAATAGGATTAATAACATATGGATATTTTTTATATATAACAAAAGATAATGAAAATATAGATAGAAAATATAAGATAAAAATGTTTATTATTTCATTAATTGCGAGTCCATTGATGATCCTGTTTGAATTATTTCTTTTACTATTAAATAGATATGATTACTAAAATATGAAGATAGAAAAAATTGAATTTCGTAATTTATTTTCTTATGGTGAGTAGGTATAGGAAATTAATTATGATGATACAGGAAAGTTAATCCTATTGAAGGGACAAAGTGGCGCTGGAAAGTCAGCCATTCTTTCATTACCATGTTTATTGTTATATGGAAAGTTGGAGAAGGTTCCAAAGACTTCTATAGCAAACCGCATTAATAAGAATGGTTGGATGCGAGGAACAATTAAGCAAGGTTAGCATACTTATGTAATAGAAAGAAAATTTTCACCCAATGGTGTAACTGTTTTTAAAGATAATGAGAATATAGAGAATTACGGTACAAAAGATGCATAGTCATTTATTGATTCTGAAATTATCGATATTCCTCAAGCAACTTATTCAAATATGATTTCTATATCTATGAAATCGTTTAAGTCATTCCTTAAAATGTCACCAGCAGATCGAAAACAAATCATTGATAGAGTTTTTGATTTGGAAATTATTAATGTTGTTTTTGAGAATCTTAAGAAAGATATGAGAGATTTAGGTTCATCTATTAACGCTGATAATTCTACCATATTCTCTTTAAATTAGACTATTCAAAACGCTAATAATGAGTTAATTCAAATTCAGTAGAAAGTATAGTCAAAAGAAAATCAAGATAAGATATAGGAAAATAATTTAATGATAGAAGAAAATAATAAGAAATTAAAAACATTAAATGATGGATATAACCAATATGTTTAGAAACAATAGGAAATATCAAATCAATTTAATGTTATTAAGAATAAGCAAATTGAAAATTCTGTTAATATAAGATAGATTCAAGAGAAGATAAATCTATTTAAATAGGAAAAGTGTCCAACATGTGGATGTTCATTTTCATCTGAATAGTTTAATGAATTAAGAGAAAACCTTAATAAGTTAATGCAAGATAAAATGAATATTGATACTACATTACAAGGATAGATGAAGACACTTACTGATAATAGTAAAGTTGTTACAGATTATCTTAATAAAATTACGTCTGCTGTATCAAAAATTAATTAGAGTATAAATACACTTAATTCCGAAAATCTTGTGATACAAGAGAAATTAAAGTCTAATTCTGAATATAAAGCTGTATAGAATATTATAAAGAAAACAACAGATCAACTTAATGTAATTAAGAAAAGTATTGAAGATAAAAATCAATAGATGTTGGATTTATAGAATTTATCATTGGTTTATTCTATAGATGGTGTAAAGCAAAAGGTAATTAATAATTATCTTCCTTTATTAAATAAAGAGATAGAAGATAATCTTATATTATTAAATGTTCCTTATGGATTAGAATTTGATAGTAAGTTTGACCCACATCTTAAAGACTTGGGAAATGAATTGGATCCGGTTACATTAAGTGATGGTGAGATGACACGTGTAGATATTGTTGTATTATGTAGTTTGTTTAAGTTACTTAAGCGCAGATACCCATCTATTAATACATTTACGTTAGATGAAGTAATATCTACATTGGATAACTCAAATTCTGGAGCTGTATTGGAATTCCTTAAGAATTTTGCAAAAGACAATAAGTTGAATTGCTTTGTTGTTTCACACACTGATTTATACCTTGAGAATTTTGATGAGATAATAGAAGTAGAGAAACATAATGGGTTTTCTAGATTTTCTGTTATGTTAACTTCACAATAAAATAAAAATGTGAAAAGAATAATTACTATAAGTTATTCTTTTCACATTAATTATTTTTTAACAGAAAACATATAATTTGTTAAATATATTTTCTATCATCTATCATATTTTCCACCAAAAATTTTTGACATATATTCACATAAACTTGCATATAAATCTGCATTTGGTAATTTTACTTGTTTATATGTAAAGAAATAATATTCATTTTTTTCTACTAATATATTATTTAATTTTCTTAAAAAATTAATATTAGTATCAGGTGAAACTGTTATTACCCATGCGGTAAATTCATCAAAGTAATATACTCCTTTTATTGCATGATTTCTTAAAAATTCCTCATATTCTTCAAATGTATTATTTGAAATTAAATATATATAATCGCCTTTACTTGTTTCTTTGCATAAATATGTTGCTTCGTTCTCATCATCTTCATCAACATAATCTTCATTAAGTTTTCCTTTTACTGTTTTAGAAATACTTTTCATTATTGACTCATAAAGTCTTTTCTTTTGTATTTTATCCATAATAAAATTTATATTTTTTATTATTTATTATTGAAATATAAATTTAAAAATATTACTTACTATACAATATATTATTTTACATAACTATATTTTATTTTTCTTCTTTTAATTTCCAACACCAACAACCATGATCATTTGCATATGTATGTCCGAATAAACCTGATTTACATTCATTCCAATTTTCATCAGGGTTATAGAAAATACAATTCTTACAATAACGTTGGATATAATTATTCTCTTCCATTTATTAAAAATTTATTTTTATTACTATATTTATTTTTTTATTCCAAATATTATGTGTATCTTTGTATCGTTAATAAAACAATAAACAATTAAAAATAAAAATGAATATGAAAAAGATTAGTTCAAATGCAGTTCATAACTTTACTGTTCGTCTTCTTGTTGTTTCTGAATTTATCGACGACCAGAGAATTTCTGATGTACGTAAAGTAATGAGTACACAGTTGATTTTACCGCTTGGTACAGATAATACTGTATTGAAGAGAGCATACGCATATAATAATGATAAGGACGAAATTAATTTTAAGATTTGGTTCTTGAATACTGTTAAGCAGTGTTGCCCATCAGATATGAGTATCTCGTTTGATGATGCAATGGAGATGACATGGTGTATGTTACTTCAGGCATGTGGTATCATTTATTAATCTTTTAAAATATAATATATTATGGAATATAAGAATAAGAAAATACGTATTGTACGTAAACAAAAAGATGGAATTACTCTTCGTGTAAAAGGTAATGAAGTTAAATTCTCTTGGGACGAATTTAATTCTGGATATAATATTGTTGATAATGTTTATGCCGTTATGAATGATACTATGGTTGAACGTATGAATAAATTGGATGATTTGATTTCTACTGCAACCACTGCATTTTTCATCGTTCAGAATTCTGTTCCTGATATTAAGCAATTGAGTTACGCAGCTGTTCTTACAAATACAATTGAGGAAATTCAGAAACTTCTTAATTGTACAGGACTTGAAGCTATCCAACTTGTTCGTAAGAATATTGATTCAATGAATAGTATGTTCAAATCAGATAAGTCTTCACATACACGTGAATATTATAAGAAGCAAAAAATGGAAATGAATAGAGATAAATTTCCAAAGCGTGTAGAAACGCCAGTGAATTCAACATCATGTGTATTAGAAGATAATCCTGCATTGCTGAAGTTGAAAGAGAAAATGTGTTCATAATAAATAATATTTTTAATTGTTAGACTGAAGTGAGATTAGATAATATTTTTAATCTCACTTTTCTTTTAATTCGTTTAACATTTATTAATATCATGATTATAAACAATAAATGTAATACTTTGTATACTATATAAATTTTATTTTTAATTTAAATTTAATATGGTAAAGAAATACGACGAAAATGCATATGTGGAGTTGATGAATACACTTAATAAACATATTGATGGTGGTAATTCACTTCCTGTATTTACAAAGATGATTAATGAAGTAAATGAACAATTTCCTGGTTTGAAGGATAATTTTATTCATGATATGGGAAAGTTCTTGACACATTGGTTTGAACTTGTTAATGATTGTAAATCATGTTCATTGAAACTTCAGGCAAAGATTTTGAGTATTGATACAATTTCGGAATATAGCGATTTTAATAGATTTGTTTCTTTTTGTTATGATGTAATAGATCAAACAATTAATCCACATACAAATAGATTATATGCATCTGACTTGACTAGTTATCTTGCATGCATTGTTAAAGCTGTTATTCAGACGACACGTAGAGCAAAGGGATTGGACTTAAACAGTAAGAAGTATGGCAACACAACTAAGGATGACACAACAGCAACTGGAACAGCTGAAGCATAAAAATATTAGTAATTTTCCAAATGGTGTTGTACGATTAATTAAAAGGAATAATAATGAGTTTCTTGTAGTAAACATATTTAAATTATGTAATATAAGTGGATGTACTCGTGCAGAATTTTTAGATTTTATTATGCAATATGAAAAGATAGGATGGAAGTTCTATACGAGTTTTTCACAATATGTTTATTTTAAGAAGAAACAAACATTAATAGAAAAAATTAAAAATATATTCAAATAAAGTAGACAATTTGAATTATTTTTAATATAGTTTAAAGATTTTTGAATAAAGATTTTTTAGTAACAAATATTTAATGTAATTTTGTAATGAATAAGACAAAGAAGAATGAGTTTAAGCCTGAGTATAAGTACGAAACGCTTACAGGCAAGTTTACTGATTATCGTGGAATGGTACGTGATTTTACAATGGTTGCAGTTTCAATTCCCATGAAGAATGATGATGCAGTTGTAACACGTCCAATTGAAGTTGAAGATGAATATGAGATTCCTTCAAAGAATGTATTGGACCCAGAAACAGGACAGATCGTTTATGTACCTAAGTCTACTGAGAAGTTTGTAGATGAGTATGATGAGCTTCTTGCACCTATTACTAAGATGCTTTCCGTTGGTGTTGCAACACGTTGTGTACGAGATACACATGATGCAGACCTAGGTGTTCGAATTGCATATGGTAAGGCATTGAAACTTTGGGAGCATACATTGTATGTTTCACATCCTGGTATGATTAATACAAAGATGGTTAAGGCATTGCTTGAGCAAGAAGCAGAGCATTTTAAGAAGGACCCAGGTTCTTATCTTGTAGGATATAATGATGCTAAGGCACGTTATGCAAAGGATGGTAAGATTGCAGAGGTCGAGATGACAGATGAGGAGATTGCTGATACAAAGAAATCAGAAAAGAAGAATTTTCCAGTTAAAGCAACAGATGTAAAGAAGAAGTTTTTGAAGGAAGCTGATGAGAATCAGAAGTAATAATAAAAACATATTAAATAAATAATTTTACGATAGTCATAGGTGATAGAGTTCTTCTATTACTTATGACTATTTTTACATATATAAATATTAACTAAGATAAATGATAACATAAAATATTAATAATTTTAAATAATAAACATTATGGATAATGAAGTTTTAACATTAATGAATATGCTTAATGATAAGTATGTTCATGTATATAGAGATGAAAATAATAATATTATAGTAGATGGTTCTATTATAATATTTGATAAGCAATATGATGAGTTTCCTGTAAAGATTCATCAGATAAATGGTTCTATTAATTGGTATGGTAATATATCGGATGATTCACATGGTTCATTGAAATCGTTAAAGAATTTTCCTGATATTGTAAATGGAAATGTATATATATTTAATAATCCTAAATTAACATCATTAGATGGATGTCCAAAAGAAATTTTAGGTTCATTGGTATGTGATCATTGTAATATTTCTGATATATCAGGAATTGCGAAGAGGATCAATAATTGCTTTATTGCTTCACATAATCCTATTTCTGATATTAGCGTATTAGAAAATGTAAATATTGGAGGTAATATAGAGTTAATAGATACAATATGGAGTAAAACACATAAAGAAGATACATTTATTAAAGATTCATCTGTTATCGTACATGAAGATAATACACCTAAATTATTTTAACAATTTATAATAAATAATTTAAATTTATTATAAATGAGTTATTGTGCATACATTTGATGAAGTCTTTGATGACGAATTTTATAATATAATAGATGAAAGCTATGATGATAGTATATACAATATAATAAAACCTAAATTTGGTGATTTAGTTGTATATAATTATGAAACAAAATAGTTTGATACGATGTCTAAAGAAAGATGTGGTATTGAAGATGATAAAGCTATAGTAGGTATAGTTGTTTAGGTAAATGATGATATGACAATGGATGTATTAATGAAGAATTATTTGACAACTGAACCTTTATTAATACCGTATAGATATGTATAGAATCCTAGTTTTATACCTGCATATTTAAAAGATATGTTTGATAGATATTGTAATAAATATTAGAGAACATCTGTTATAGATTTAAGTTCATTTAGATATAAAATTCCTTAGATTGCTCTATTAGATTTTGTTAATAAAAATTTATATACATTATTAGATATTATTAAAACAATATGGGGTGATGATAGACATGATTAGTTTATAGAAAGACTTTATAAACATGGATTATTATCGCAACATAAAGGAAAATATTATCGATGGATTCCTAAAATAAGTGAAAAACGAAAAATAGAGAATCTTTTAGGATTAACAAGAATTGAATTTTTACCAGTGTTCACATTAAAATACAATTAACTTAATTTAAATGGAAGAAATGTAGGATAATAATATACATAAAAATCTTTATAATAAAACAAGAGAATATGACATACGTGGTATTATGATACCATGTATAGGAGATATTTTATATTATGATACAGTAGATATGCAAACTATCATTTAGGAAGTTAATGATGACAGATATATAAATCCTAGATTTTTACCAATTGGTGTTATTGCTGATATATCAACAGATTTAAAAACAATAAAACTTATAACTCCATATCTTATTAAAGTTTCATTAGACATGAATGAAAGAATATCTGAGAAGAATATAATGAAAGAACTTAAATCTTTTGTTCGGACATATACAAAGGATTTATTTAAGGAAGATATAGAAGATATGAAGTTTAATATTGCCACTACTGCAGATTTACAATTATTAATTAATAATTCTGATGCGGTATTAAAAGGAATAGATTATTTCAATAAACTTAATGTTCCTGAAAATTTAGATATAAAAGAATTAATATCAGATGGAATTCTTATATATGATAATAAAGGAAACATAAAACTCACATATGGCATTAAAGATAATTTCCATATGGAATATAATAAGAAAGATGATGATACTGCATGGAATAATGTTAAGACATTAAAAGATTTTAAAGAAACTAATATGGAAATATTAGATTGTTATATTATTCCAATAGCAACAATTAAATTAGATTAATATAGAGATTATTACTTTAATGTAGTAATCTCTTTTTAATTTATAAACTTTATCTATTATTTTATCTATAAAATAATAGATAAACTATATTTAACAATATATGAAAGATATAAGGAAAATTATTGAAGATAAAAATAATTAGATAAAGCAAGAATATAAAGGTTGTGTATCTGTTTCAAAACTTTGTAATGAATATATAAAGAAAAAATTTGATGATCAAGTGCAAGCAGAAATATGTGCTAAGAAAGGTTTGAATGATCCGAATTATAAATATGCTGGTATGGATGCAACTCAAATTCTGGAAGCATGGCATGCAAAATCATCTGAATCAAAAAGGTATGGTTCACTACTTGATGATTATGCAGGGATGAATCTTAATAATGAAACAGATAAATTAGACTTATGGAAATTAGATAATGGTTATGATTATGATGATAGATTGAAATCTATTTGTAAAGGATTTGATGATTTTTATAATTATATATTAACAAAGACAAATTATAAGTATGTAGCAAGAGAATTACCATTATATTGCAAGACACCAAAAGATGGATTAATTAATGGTAGATTTGATTGTTTATTCTATGACGAGAATACCGATGCATATATTATTATAGATTGGAAAACAACGGATGGAATAACGACATCATCTAAATACGGAAAGAAACTTCAAGGACCTGCATATATGTTAGATGAATGTGATATGAATACATATACAATTCAATTACATATTTATAAGAAAGCATTGGTTGAAACATATGGGTTATCTTCATATGATAAGATAAGTGTTTATGTATGTAACTTACTTAAGCAACCAAATGAACAAGGATTAAATTTTAAATTATTTAAACAAAATTTTGATTTTGATGTTAATAGATTAAATTCATTTATTGATTTTGGAAATCAAAAGTTTAAGTTAATGAAAACAATTCAAGAATCATGTTAGAAGAATCAAACAGTATAATTGATATATTATCTACAAATGATAATGATGTTATTTTAAATAAAGCGAACGAGTATATATTTAAAGTATTTCATGATAATGATATTAATCCACATAATTTATTTTGCGGGTGGTTTTTATTTACAAAGACATGTAAACATTATTTTGATGATTATACTTGGAAAGAACCAATACAAAATAAAATATTAAAATTTTTTAATATTAAAATTAATGAGCAATCATATATTGATGACGAATTAACAAAAATGTTTTGTATATATGTATATTCTCTTAAGTATAAAAGAAAAATAACAGATTATGATAGATTGACCCCAATTGCTGAGACTCTTTCTAATCTGTTGATTAGAACAAAAGAGACTTACTATGGAATAAGAAAATTACTTAGAGATTTATGTTTAGGTTTAATATGTAAACCAAAAGGAATAACAACATATAATGTTATCGAACATTATGAAGATATGATTACTTATAAATTAAATAATGTTGCATATCATTGTTATAGTTGTAAATTAGATGTAAAAGTAGATAATGAGCAAAATAAATTAATAGTGAATATTAACTTTATTAAAACAGATACATATTCTAGATATATGAATTTATTTGAACAAGTTGAACCATTATTTAATTTATTGCAAGAAGATTTAGCATATTTTAATACATATGGATATTTCTATGACATGAAATAAATAATGTAAATATCAAATTGTTTATTTGAAATTATGATAATTAAATCACTATATGAATCATTGGTAAATTGTTTGAATGAAGCACGTGTTTAGAGAACTATAGATAAGAAACTTTGGTTAAGTATAGCATCTACATGTTCACGAAATAAATCAACTGAAGCTGAAAATATTAAACCACGATCAACATAGACGAAAGAATAGTTGTTACCGAGATATGTAGCTGCTCTTCTTATAATGAAGAAGCAATGTCCAGAAAATGAATAGGATATTGATGATATAAAGACATTTAAATTAGTCGGTAAACGTTTACTATAGTTAGGTTGCACAATAGATGAAATAAAGCAAGAGTATATTAATAACGGAGGTAAATTAGTTACTAATATAATTAATGTAAATTCTTAGAAAACTACATAGGTTAATCAAAAACTTAATCAAGAAGTAAAGAAAGAAGATTAGGTTAAAGTTGATAAAACAAAAGAAGTAAAGAATGAGAAACCAAAGGTATAGAAACAATTACCGCCAGGTATTAAATCTTATGATGAAGTATATGATTTTGTAAAACGTTCATATAATGATTTATATGAAATCTGCAGTGAAATATATGATATTCTTGATATGACATATTTTACATTAAAGAAATCTTTTTATAAGATAGAAACTCCTAAATATAAATTGTATTTCAGAGATGTTACAACAGATGAGAATCAGAAACTTTATTACAATGATAAACATTGTGTTTATATAACATGGATAAAAATTGTTAAAACTAAAGTAGTTGAAGGTACATTTTGTATATTAACTAATAATATGACAATTAATGATGACCCTATTGGTAATACTATATAGTTAGATGATAATACAGTAATTACTAAACAATAGTTATATGAAATATGTTTAACTATATTAGCAAAATTAAGATATGCTACATAGAGTAATTATAATAATCCATTATTACCTAAAATAAAAGAGAAAACAACTTCATTCGGTATATTTGGAAATAAATCACGTGATTTTAATTCTATAATAGATAAAGGTGAAATTGAAAAGATATTACCATTTGTAATTAAGAAATATAATACCATGAAAAAATGTAATGATATTCTTGAATTATTTTTATATAAAGCAAGGATGGGTAATAGAAATAGTGGTAAAGTATTAGAATTAGATGAACCTATATATACAGGTAAATTCTTTAATTCATAGGAAACTTTTGATTTGATTGGATATGGCTTTAAACCAGCCGCATAGTTTATTATTCAATTTAAGTATGATGATAAATATACGACACAAATAATATATGGATATGAAGCTAGAGAATATGGACCTCCAGCAAATATTGCATCGTATTATACATCTAACAAAGATTTTTCAGCATATAGGGTAGATATGAAAGAATTACAAAAAGCTTTATGGTATACTATAGCTGTTTTATTATATTATAAAAATAATTATAGTAATGTAATTAAATAAAATAAAGGAAAGGATAGAGAAATACATCTCTATCCTTTTATATTTTAAATACCAACAAAAACTAATTGATTTTTCTTTTGTATATTTTTTATATGATTTACACTTATATGAATCCACTTGGGACCTAATTTTTTATTACCATATTCCCAAATAATCTATCTACATGAAATCTTACCTTTATTCTTTAAGGTGATAATTAAATCCCATAATTTTTTGTTATCTTCATATGTGTTAGAAACTGTATGTATATCAGCAGCAGCACCAAATAAATGATCCGAATTTCTTGCGCCACCAACTTTTGAATTTAACTATGAACAACGGTAACCAGAACTTATGATAATAGGTTTACCATATGCTTCACGTATAGGTTGTAAAATTTTAGTTGCAAGATTTTTTAAATTGATTAATTCCAATTGATTTGGATTATTTTTAATTCCATATTTATTAGCTGTATCTGATTTGATAAGTTCCTCTAAAGAAAAATTATTACTTAATTTCATAATATATAATTTATATATTTAAATATTTATTAATAATCTATATTTATAAAAACAGACTAAAAAGAATATACATTGTATAAATGTTAATATGGATAGTAATATATTTGATACATCATCTTTGACAATTAAGAATATGTCAGATGATGAGTTTTATGAAGAGACAACATCAAAATTGTCTGAGATATTACAACATGAATTTAGAGGAATTCCATATAAGCAACAAATAAAGAAGACAGTAGATGGCTTAAATTTTGCATGTCCATTTTGTGGTGATTCAGCAACAGATGTAAGAAAGAAACGTGCACATTTTATTCTTAAAGGAAATTGGTCTGGAAATTTTAAATGTTTCAATTGTGGAAAATTTATGAAAATTAATAATTTTTTTAGAGCATTTGATGTACCGATGTCATTATCCGCAATTTCTTATGTTAATGAACATGTAACTAATTTAACACCATTCCATACAAATTCAAATGAAGTTACATCAGAAGTTTTAGATAAATCTTCTGTTATACAATATTCCGTAAAGAAAGATTATATAAAGAAATATTTAGGATTATATGAGATTGATAAAAATAATATAAATTCTGTAGAAGGATATAATTATTTAATAGATAGATGTCAATATAATTTTAATAATTTTTTATATGATCCAAGGGGGAAATATATAGTTATTTTAAATATAGTTGATACAGATAAAGTATTCGGTATTCAAATAAGAGATATAACAGGAAAGAAAAAAGCGAAGTATCTTACTATGTCTTTATCAAAAATTCATAATAAGATATTAAAAGATGATATTGAAATACCGTCAAATGTAGAAGCATTATCAACTGTATTTAATATATTTAATATTGATTTATATAGGCCTATTCTTGTTACAGAAGGTCCATTTGATGCATTTCTTTTACCAAATTGTATAGCAACGTCAGGAGCCTCTAAATCCATAGGAATTGATTTACCATTTTGGTTTGTATATGATTCTGATAAAACTGGAAATGAACATGCGATGAAAATGTTAGAGAAAGGATATAATGTTTTTATGTGGGAGAAACTAAAGAAAGATTTAGGATTACCAAATAAAAATCCATATTCATCTAATAAGTTTAAATGGGATATTAATGACGTGATTAAATGGTGTCGTGATAATAATTATACACAAAAGATATATTGGTCTAAATATTTTTCTAATGATATGTTAGATGGATTAGACATTTGATAATAATTATTATATAATATTTAAAAGTAATAACATAAATTTTTAAATTGAATTAATTATGAAGAAAGAGAATATTTCAGAACTCTTGTCTAACGCGGATCAGAAGTTGTTGAAATCTGTTAAGGATGAATTTGGTAAGTTGTCTAATGTAGACAAAAAGAAAGTTATCGATTCTACTAATAGTATTATGGATTCATTCTGTGATGTATTGGGTATAGAGAATAAGTATAAGGTAACAGAAGATATGTTTACTGATTGTAAGGATAAGTGTAAAGATATTAAGTCTAAACTTAAGAATAAAAAAGAAGATCTCAAAGATCTTGCATCAGATACACTTTCAAAACTTGGTATTTCTGATGAGTTTATTAAGAATTGGAAGATTGATGGAGATAAGATTTACATTGATGTTCAAATGCCTATTGAAGATGATAATGTTGCAGATATTGATTTGAATGTTGATGATGGAGGTGTTTCTTACGATGATTCACTTTATACTAGTATTAATAAGGATAATGATCCTGAATATGATGAAGCTGTAAAGCACGGAAAGATTAAAGAGGAAGATCATCCAGAATATTTTGATACTATAGGCGATGACGTAAATATTCCTAAGTATACACGTAAAAATAAAGTAAAGGATAAGAAATCTCGTAAGATTAAGTTTAAGAATAATCTTAATATGCAACAGGTAAAACCTGTAGTAGAGCAAGAACAAGTTAAACCGTCTGTTCTTGATAGACTTAAATCTGAAGCAAAACCTGTTGAAAAGAAGAAAGAGATTGATTGGAATGAAATTAAGAAAATTCTTCTTGATAAGATTTGCGCAATTCTTGAGGATGAAAATACTCATGATTATGTTGTATATCCACGAGAAGGTAATATTCCTGCATCTGTTCAGGTTGATTTACATGAAGTTTGTTCATGTGTAGTGGATAATTATAAAATTCTTGATGATATTGCAGAAGCACTTAAAGAAAAGTATGATTTTCCTGATGTATATATTCATGCAACAGAAGTAAAGGATTCATGTGATAAAGATTCAACAGTAACATTATCAGTGGTAATGACATTGGAAGATTAAATTCTTTCATACTATAATAATTGATGAGTTTAATGCTAACCTATTTTTATAGGTTAGCATTTTTTATTTTATACTGTTTTACTATCTTATAAATATAAAAATGTTTATAGTTATTATTCTAAATTTATTCAGTTAAGAATAATAGATAAATAATAAAAAGAAAATTTATTTAATAAAACATAATATGGGAAAAATTTCTATTGACTTATCTACTATAAAATCAGCTGGTATTTATACTATAGAAATCGATAACTCACAGAGAGAAGTAACTAATCCTACTTCACTTCGTTTGTTACCTGGTTTTAATAACAAAGGTCCATTCAACCGTCCTGTATTCATGCAATATGAATCTGAACGTCAGAAGATCTTTGGTGATATTGACAGTAAGCTTGAGTAGAAAGGTTGTTTCTTTAATAGAATGGCATAGACTATGCTTAAGGAAGGCCCTGTATTAGCTCTTAATTTATTGAAGGTTGATGAATCAATTGATGGTCCTGATTAGGTAAACTATGCAACTATGTCATTAGACTCATGTAAACCTAATCCTAAAGTTGTTAATGCAGGAAAGACATATGGTGAATACGATTATTAGGCGGAAACTATTGATAATAAGTTATATGGTACAACACAAGGTGCAGTAATTCCTTATGTAGGTAAAACTCCATATGCAAGTTTGTTTGACCGTGCTAGATTCTGGGTTCCTTCCAAGAATAATCTTCAAGGTGTTGCAGCTAATGGATTGTTAAGTAATGATCAAGGTTCATATGAACATACGAACTTACTTAATTTTGCTAATACCGGTACAGATGAAATTTCAATTCTTGTTTATAAGCCTGAAAATATTACTGGTTATGATGTAACTGCTAAAGAATGGTGGGGTGGTGATGAGAACATCCCTTATGGATGGATTCGTCCATCAGATTATATTTCTGATTATTTTATTCGAGTTGTTGCTATTAAAGGTAACTGGACAAATTATCCTGTTCTTGCGAGTGATCCTATTTGGAGTAAATATTTTGACAAAACAGGTGTAATTAAATCAAAAGTTTCATCTTTATGTTCAGCAGAAGGCGTAACATTTATTGGTTCTTGGACAGGTACTATTATTCCTGATTTTACTGATAAACAAGGTAATTACATGTATATTGAATCAAAGGTAAATGCTAATACAGAACGTACTGGCCTTTTGATGTCTGTTAATGAAGATGCTCTTCAAGTTATTTCATATGATAAGAATGGCGTTGATGTTGAGACAGGTAATGAAAACGGTACAGGTACATGGGTATTTGATTTCGATGGAAATAAACAAGCAGAATCAGAACTTGGAGAAAGTGAGATTAACGAGTCAGGGTATCTTGTTGATATGGTTGGACATAATCTTCAGACAGGTATTTATTCAGATAATTATTATTTGAATCTTGCACATCCGCAAAGCGATATGAGTGCTTCAGATATAGAAAATGCAGGTATAGTTGTACCTTCATATTATTTCCAAAAGACACAAGCATTTGATCCAGACATTAAAGACCCTACGTTTAATAGTCAGAAAGCATGGTGCTTATCATTTAATGGTAGAGAAACTGCAAATTTAACAGATGATGTAGTACCATCAGCATTAGTTAGAGTTTTATATGCAAACAATGATAAACCAATGAAGGCATTTGCCATTTATAATACAAAAACTAATTAGCCAGTTAAAGCAAAAAATAGCAGATATGGAGCGAACTTTTATATTATATTAGACGAAAATAGTATAAATAAGTTTAAAACATCCACTGGTGATACATTAACAAATTTAATAAAAGAAAAGTTTGTTTATGCGCAACCAAATTTAAATGTTTCATATAATATAAAAGATAAAGTTTATAAGTTAGATTCAACAGGAAAGAAATTTACAACAAATCAAGCTATTGTTTCTGATGTTATATCAACAGATGATAAATCATTATTTATTAAGGAAGTACCAGTCGTAAAAGATACAAATGATATTTACGTATATGAAGATAAAACTTTGTATTATGGTACATATGCAATTCCTTCTGTTGAAAATGAATCAGTACAATTATTTGCTGTAATTGGCGGTAATAAAGCTAATGCTTATGCAGTTATCAGAGATATTGATACAATAACAACAAGTACACAAGGAAATAAATTAGAAAAAGTTTCAATTACTAATTTTAAAGATCATAAAACAGATTCATTTACAAATGCAACAGCAGGAGGATATACTTTCAGTTATGGTGGTAATGATTACTTCATTAGAGGTTTGGAGCAAGTGGATACATTATTCAATAATAAGAATCTCATGTATAAACTTGTTAAATCTGATACTCCTACATATTTCGGTGTAAACTTCTTATCATATAATTATATAACAGAACATATTAATGAAGTTGTTTCTAATGTATATCATGCATGTTATTTCAATGGTTATACAAATAATTCTGAAACTTCTGAAAAAATTAATTTGGTTTATAATGATTTATATGATAATGATGCAGTTCCTGTAACAGATACTAATTTAAATTCATTTATCATTACGGATGATAATGAAGCAAGTAATATTTCAGTTGGTGATTACGTTAATAACATTTCATTCTATAATAATCAAGGTGAAGCAGAAAAATATAATTTGATTCCAGGTATTACAAGAGTTATTACAAAAGTATTTATTAACGTTGATGCTCGAAATGAATTTAATTATAAAGGTACTAAATATCATATTAATGTTAGTAAAACTAGTGACGGTAATTTAATTGAAACAAAATCTGGTAAACGCGGTTTCTATTTGTTCACTACATTAGACCCTGTTTATATTAGTAAGACTAATTATGTTATTCGCTAGAAAGCTATTACAAATGATGTGATTTCACATAACTTAAAGTTTATTCCACTTAAAGGTTTACATATTTCTGCTAAGCACCGTCCAGGTTTTGATGAATATGGTAAACTTGATATTGAAGGAGGTATTGAGAAGATTTATTCAATGCTCGAGGACGACGGAATTCACAGAGGACTTTGTAATCCTAATATGGTTGATTATCGTTATATCGTTGATTCAATGTCATATGGTTTATCAAATGAAATGGGTGGTAAGAAATACCTTGCAATTCTCGCTAAAGATCGTATGAAGACAACCGCATTGCTTAATCTTCCATCTAAGAGACAGTTTGAACTTTCTATAGATCCATGTTTCTGCGATACTTATGATTAGGGTGTTTATACAAAACCTTCATTCGATACTAAGTATATTCCTCAAGGTGGTAATACTGATATGTATTCAACTACAATGTTTACACTTCCTACAGAAGATGATGGTTCTAAGTTCGCAGCAGCTTTCTGGCCTCACTTAGTATATAATGTAAACGGTAGAAAGATTAATGTTCCACCTGCAGCTGATGTATGTAACGTGCTTATCCGTAAGTTCAACGGAGGTGATCCGTATGTAATTGCAGCTAATAGAAACGGTATCATTAGAAATTCTGATGTTTCTGGTATTGAGTTTAATGCAGATACTACAGATAGAAATTATCTTGAACCATTCGGAGTTAATACAATTATTCAGGAAGGTAATAATATACTTATCTACGGTAATCAAACATGTTATCAAACAACAAAGAGTGATTTCAATAAGTTACATGTTCGCGAGAACCTTAATACTCTTGAAATTGCATGTGAGGATGTTCTTAAGCAATATAACTTCTTGTATAACACTCCAGCAGTTCGTGCTTCAGTTGTTACTGCGCTTACTCCAATTCTCGAAACTATGAAATTGTCTAATGCGATTGAAAGTTATGAAATCGTATGTGATGAGTCAAACAACACACCGGACATCATAGCAGAAGATTTTGGAATAGTGGACATAAGTGTTATAATGTCACATGGAATGGAACGCATTGTCCAAAGAATTACGTTGAATCGTAGAGATACATTACAAAATTCATAATATATTTAAATAGGTTAGAATTATATATTCTAACCTATTTTTTATTTTTAATCTTTTTATATAACTTTTTCCATAATTTATTATATAATATATAAATATTAAAATTTTGTCAATGAATGATAATTTAATAATACAGCGATTTATAACAAGTAAAGATAAAATTAATCCTCATTATAAACAAATTATAAATAGTAATCAAGAAATAAAAAATTATTTAGATAATCGTTATACTGATGGTAATGATGATTATTGCGAAACATTATATAGAATTCAACATCATATAGAAACACATCCAGTATGTCCAAATTGTGGGAAATATGTTAGATATATAAATGGAACGGGCTATAGAGAATCATGTTCAGTAAGTTGTAGTAAAAAATATATAAAAGAAAAAAGTAATAATATTATTACAGATGATATAATTAAAAATGATTATTTAGAGAATAATAAGATAAACACAAATAAATTACAAATTAAATATATTAAAGAACATGGATATGAGAATTATTTATTAAATAGATATAAAGATACTAAAAATTTTGGGGAAGTAATTTATAGAATATGTAATAATATATTTGAAATACCCAAGTGTAAAGTATGTAATAAACAAGTAAAATTTTTAAGTTTAATAAATGGTTATGATGATGTATGTTCAGATAGATGTAAAAATATTTCATTATTACCAGAAATAACTGATGATTATATAAAATCATTAGATAAGAAAGGCGGTTTATTTAAAGGTATATGGTATGGTCATGATAAAATTGAGGAATATTTAAAAAATAAGTTTAAAGAAGAATATAGGTCATATGATGAAGCAATTTATATGGTATTAGAAAATTTAAAACATATTCCAAGATGCCCAGTTTGTGGGAAACTTTTAATGTTTAAAAAAGATAGATCTCAGTTTAGTAGTAGATTTATGAAATATTGTTCACATGAATGTCAATCAATAGGTAAACGTTTAAAAACAATTAATAAGATAAAAAAATTAACAGGGTTTAATATTGAGTTAATTAATAACAATCAATATAAATTTATTAATGTATGTGATATTCATAAAGAATTCATTTTAACACATGATCAATTTCATAATAGGTGTTCAACGACAAGATATATGTATGGAGTATTATGTCCAATTTGTAATCCTGAAAGAAATCCACAAACTTCTATTGAAACTATTATGAAAGATATATTAGATAATTTAAAAATAAATTATATTCAACATGATAGAAAAATAATAGCTCCAAAAGAATTGGATTTTTATTTACCTGATTATAAAATAGGAATAGAATGTAATGGCACATATTGGCACAGTACAGATAAAAAAGATAAAGATTATCATATAAACAAATATAATTTATGTAAAGATAAAGATATACAATTATTATCGTTTTGGGAATATGATATTAAACATAATGAAAGTTTTATTACTAATATTCTAAAGATATATACAGATAAAATAGATAATTATATTATATTAAATAATAATTATGAAATTAAGTCTATTGATAATAAAACATATAAGAATTTTTTAAAAACTTATGATTTGGATAGAAATAATAAAAGAGTTTCTGAAAAGTATGGATTATTTGTAAATGATAAATTAATATATGTTATAGGATTTAATTATAATAAAACAAATATGCATATTATTAAAATATGTTCAAGGTATAATTATTATATAAATGATATTATATATTATTTTATAAAGTTTTTAAAATATGATAATAAAATAATTATAGATGTTAATAATGATATTGGTGATATTTATAATATAAAGAAATATAGTAATTATTTAAAAACTGTTGATAATTATACAGAATTTAAAGTTAAGAAAGATGATACAGTATTAGCAAAAAAGAATGATAAATTTATAGTAAAATGTTATGGTAGTGGAATAATACAATATGAATTTAATAAATGCTAATTTATGAACTATTGTATATTTTTATTATATAGTAATATAGAGTTATTAAATAATGAAGGTTATGAAGACAAATATTAATATAAAGAATAAGAAAGCATATTTTGATTATACTTTTATAGAGACATTTATAGCAGGTATTATATTAACAGGAACAGAGATTAAATCTATAAGGCAAGGTAAAGCATCTCTTGTAGATACATTCTGTTATGTTAAAGATAATAGGGAAGTATGGATGACAAATTCTTATATAGCACCATATGAAAATAGTGGATATATTAAACATGAAGAAAGACGTCAGAGAAAACTTCTTCTGAATAAGAATGAGATTAAAAGATTATATAGGGAAACAAGAATTCCGGGTATTACAATTGTTCCTGTGAGAATGTTTATAAATGAAAGAGGATTATGTAAAGTAGAGATTGCTTTATGTAAAGGTAAAAAAGAATATGATAAGAGAGATTCTATTAAGGAAAAAGATAATAAGAGAAATCTTGATAGAGTTATGAAGAATTATACATATGTTAATTAAATTATAGAATATCATATTGTAATATTAGTTAATTGATAAATATATTAAAGTATATTTTTCTAATCTAATCATGAAATATATAAAATTATGTGGTACTAAAAAAGCATTAGACGAAACAATATGTTCAATTAAACATGGAGATGGCGCTTATGTATTTAATGTAAAGAATACATCAGATAATTTAACATTTTATAATGAAATACATCCAGGACCAAACTGTATACATGTTGAAAATATAAATATGAAGCCATTAAAGATTGATTCATCATCAATTAAATAGAATTTTGAAATTGGAGATGTTTTATATTCAACACTTGATGGTAAATTAACATTAGATGAAACAACAGATGATAAGAAAAATATAGCTATTGCTATTTGTGTAATTCCTTCTGTTTTGGAAAATTTTGAAAAAGGTGATCAATCAGATGACGCTGTTGAAACTGCACGATTTATTGCTCTTGAATATATGACATATGATATAGAGCATCTTGAGTTAACAAGAGATACTGATTAGGAAAATCGAAAAATAATGTTTGGTAATTATAGTGTAACAATAGGAAATAGATATGGAGATAAAACTTCATGTGTTGGTGGTAAAATAAATACATAGAAATGTTTAGATAAGTCATATAATTAGGATTCACGTTTATGTAATGGAATTACTAATAATCCTGGTGCTGGATATTGTCCAGCAGCATGTTCTTGTGTTGCATATTCAACAATAGGTACAAAACCAGGAGATTGGTATTTACCTTCACCTGGTGAAATGACAGCGTTTATTAATAATAAAACACTTATAAATAATAAGAAGAAATAGTTAAACGGAACTACATTTGGTAATTATTATTATTGGACTTGCTTAGAGTATAATAATAATTATAATTATTGTGTACATTTTAGTGATCCAACGCCACGCTGGCAAGGTGCGAAAAATGTAACTGCACATGTTATTTCTTTTTTATCAGTTTCATTATAATATAATTTTATGTAATATATTAAAACTAAAATCTAATTTTACAGTATAAATTATTGTAAAATTAGATTTTTTATTTTTATGGAAAAGTATAATGTATTCCTTGGAGGAACATGTGCGGAATCTACATGGAGAGATTAGTTAATGCCTATGTTGGATTAGTATAATATAACATATTTTAACCCTGTAGTTGATGATTGGACAGAAGAATGTCAGGTAATCGAGAATTGGCATAAAGAGAACGATGATTATAATTTGTTTGTAATTACGAAAGAAATGCAAGGTTGTTTCTCTATTGCAGAAGTTGTTGATTTATCTAATAAGAAACCCGCATAGACTTTATTCTGCGTCTTATATGATGGAATGGAAAAGTTTATGGTTAAATCATGTAAAGCTACATCTGATCTTGTTAAAAAGAATGGAGGAATTATATTAGATACATTGGAAGATATTGCAGATTATCTTAATGGAAAGATTAACCAAACAACAGATAATGATATGTTTGAATATACTAATATACAAGAGATTAAACCAGATTCCGAAGTTCAAGATATTAATGATGAATTTAATGATGTTCCAAAGATATTTCTTGCAGGAACAATAGATATGGGAAATTCGGTAGATTGGTAGAATTATCTTTGTAAATTCCTTGATGAACATAATAAGAGATGCGTGATATTTAATCCTCGAAGAAATGTTTGGCCTGATTATAAATCAGATGAATTCGAATATCAAGTTAATTGGGAATTAAATCATCTTGAAGAATCTGATATTATATTGATGAATATTTTAGGAACAAGTAAATCTCCTATTACATTATTGGAGATGGGATTGTTTATGAAATCAGGGAAGTTGGTAGTTATATGTGAAAAAGATTTTTATAGATATGGTAATGTTGAAATAACATGTCATAAATATAATGTTCCGTTATATAATAATTTAGAGGAATATCTAAATAATAATATAAATTAATTATGAAAAAACTTAATATTAAGAAGATATTAAAGAATACATGGTTATGTATTAAATATCCATTTTTGTATCCAAGAAATAGATTTACAGATGAACATTATAATAATAGAAAAATATCAAATAAAATTTGGGATTTAAGAAATAATGGTATTAAAACAATATCAATAAAAGTATTAAAAGAAGATGATTTTAATAACGAATTAAAATCATTATTAGTAAAAAAAGATAATGTTGATAGGAAAACTACAATATCTTTTGATTATAAAGGTTCCAATATAACATTAAGGCATCATAATATTCCAAATTGTTCTATAGAGTTAACAGTAATTCGTGATGGTAAAGAAATATATAATACTATATATAAGTTAGATGAATATCATATTATATATAATGCATTATTTTATATAACAACAAGGAAAACATTATCAGGAGATATTATAAATCCTGTTATATATGTTTCGGTTAAATCAATAGATGATGCTAAAGATAATTTATTTAAATATGTAACAGTTAATATAATTAAATATGCAAATATTAAATTATATCTATATAAGAAATTAAATTCATTTTTAGGATTATTTCATATATTACCATCTTATACAGAATTAGATTCATTAGATAAAGGATGGAGAATAAGATTTGGTGAAGATATATGTAGAGACATAAGGAATAGTTTATTGCATACATATACTAAAGAAATTAAAAATAAAATTTTTATTTCTTATATAATAGCATATGTAAAAGGAATACGTATGTTATTGAATTACAGGATTGAACAGATTAAAGAGAAATACGGAAGTCTCCGTTGGTATTCTATGGGAGATACAGAAGAAATACATAATATTATAAACAAATATGAAACTATTTCTTATAATACATGTATAGTATGCGGTAAACCTGCAAAATATATAACTAAAGGATGGATTTGTCCTTATTGTGAAGAACATGTTCCAGATAAAGATAGAGCAAGTTTAATAAAAAAAGGTGAAACTCCATATGAAACTATTAATAATGAAAATCCTTTTTAATTATGAGTAATAAGATTTTAAAATTACCGGGAAATGTATATTATGAAGTTGTTTCAAATAATGAGAAAAACTGTGATAATTGTTCATTTGCTGGAAATTGTGGAAATTGTTGGTTAACATGTAACGGTTATCAGTGTGATATAGATAATAAGAAATTTATATATCGACGATTACCAGATTTATTTAGTGGTTATCAAAATGATGATAATTATAAACAGATATTAGATATTGTAGAAAATACAAAGGTAAATGATTTTCTATCAGAACAAGAACAAGATATGATTAAGTTGGTTATTAATACATATCTTAAACATGATGAACATTATCTCGTGAAAGATGGTAGAATTCTCTATAACAAGACTTTTGCATTGAGACTATATAATTTCTTATCTGATATAAAATCGGATGATAAAGAAGAAATAAACAAGCTTAATGGAAGTGTTTCATTTGCTAAGGGATTATTGAATTTACAATTGAAAACTTGTACAGATGAAAAAGAGTTTGATTATTTCAGGAATGTAGGACTGTGTGATGAGAATAATAATGTTAAATTAGTTTAATATATTATGGAAGAAATAATGGATGCATTACGGATAAAGGATAATAAATCCGTAAAGGTAAAAAGAATGTCGAAGATTCAATGGATTGATATTGAAACAAATGAAACTTATTTGCTTCATATAGATATTGAACTTTTATACTGAAAAATATTTTAAAAATTTATTGATAAAAATCAAACTTTTGAATATTTTATCAATAAATATTATAATCAATAACGTAATTTAAAATTTATTTTAACTATCTGGTCCTGTCTGTTTGTGAAAATCGTCAGGACTTCTTTTTATTTAACATAACTAATTAATATTTTATGCAAACATTAAAAATTAAATATAAATCTGAATATTCAGAATTAATAAAGAAATATATACGTTAGTATAATTCTGTATATAGGGTTACGTATAATAAATTAAATAAATCAGAAAAAGTCACATATAAAATATTATCAAAACTGAATAATATAGAATTATTAGATAGTTGGTTTATATTATCTGCATTAACTGATGCAAAAATATTAATGTCTATTAAAGGTAAAGGTAATCGTAAATTTAAATTAAGCTATAATTTGACATCAGTTATTTTAAAGTTAAAAGATAAAAAATAAATTTTAAATTGATTTTTTAATTCCAAAAATTATGTGTATCTTTGTATTGTTAATAAAATAAGATAATAAACAATTAAAAATAATATAAAGAATTATGACACAGAAATCATCAATAGAAAGACAGCATGAATTTGATATTGCATATATGAACATGGCTCTCGCTATGAGTAAGCTTTCATATGCAATTAAGAAACAAGTAGGTTGTATTATCGTATCTAAGGATGATCAGGTAATTTCCCAAGGATTTAATGGTATGCCTATTGGAATGCCTAATATCTGTGAGGAAATCTATAATATCAATACAGGTGAACATACAACACTTGAAACTCCTGAATCATATCATGATAAGAAGAAGCAAGAGGAAATTCTTGTACAATATCGTAATATCAATAAAGGTATGATGCCAGGCTTTCGACTTATTACAAAGGATATTACCTTGCATGCTGAAAGCAATGCAGTAACGAAACTTGCTAAGTATAATTCATCAGCAAAAGGTGGAACCGTATATGTAACACTTTCTCCTTGTATTCATTGTGCTAAACTTTTGGTACAATCAGAGGTATCTCGTGTTGTTTATCTTAATAATTATAAGAGTGATGCAGGTATTAAACTTTTGGAAGAATGTGGCATTGTAGTAGAGAAACTTAATATTGATGAGTAATGAATATAGATAAATTAAAAAAAGATATATCAATATCTATTAAAGATACATTAAAAAAATATAATTTTAATGATTCCAAAATTAATGATATTTTGGAATCATTAAATTCATATATGGATGAAGGAATAGAGTTTGATGATGAAACACATATTGTTTCATTCAATCCAAATCATCAAGAATATGTAGATACAAATGATCCTTGGAACCCGAAACCTATATATAATGAAGTAGAAGGTTATAAGGTAATTTCGATATTTAAACGTAAAGAAACAGAAGATAGATATGATGGTAATCCATTAATTTATGCATTAAAAGGTTTGCATGGATGGAAATTTTCAAATCCATCATATGATATATTTGCTTTATTACGTAGATTCGTTGCAGTTACAAAAGAATTAAAAGAAAAGTTTGATGTAATTATTACTATACCTTCTTCAAATAAATTAAATACAGAAGTATTATATAGAGTTAAAAAACTTATTACGTGCGAACATACATATACTGATTTTTTCCAGAAGCTTGATGCAAATGACGTATATGAAGGTTTTTTAAATACTGATTGGTTTGATACTCATTGTAAAAATAAAGAAGAGGAAGAAAAAATACATAAGTTAATATCAAGATCAATACGGCATATGAATTTACCAAAAAATAAAAATGGCAATGATGGAATATTTTCATATAAATTTTTAGGTAAACCATTAAGGAATGCAATTATTCAATCTATGTATATTAATGATATATATAAAGATGAAATTACATATGGAAAATATCTTAATGATAAGAAGATATTGGTTATAGATGATACAGTTACATCAGGTAAAACTATATCAGATTCTGCTGATGCTATATTGGAAACTTATGCACCAAAATCAATAACATTTTTAACTTTATTTTCTCCATTAACAAAAAATTAATATTTTTTTGAAAAAAAGTTTCAAAAATGAGAGACTTTTGAAAAAAATTTAGATATATATAATAAAGAAATAATTTTTAAAAACAAAAAAACTATGAAGCAATTTAATAACATATATAAAAATAACGTTGATATTTATGCCGATTCATTTAATTGGTATGAACAAGATTGTTATGCAGATATGTTACGAGATATTGTGATTAGTTAATACGTTTATAAATAAAGAAATAATAGTAAAACTATTAATATATTTTAAATCTTGAAACATTCTGCAATAAACAGAGAGTTTCAAGATTTTTTTCATTTATTATAGAAATACACAGATGTGCGAGTGGTTGATGCAGTTGGTCTCCAAAACCAATAACGGTATATATGTACTGTTCGAGGGTTCGAATCCTTCTCTGTGTGCAAATTAAAAATTTATACAAATAAAATAAGAATAATATGACAAAGTTAATACGACATATACATAAGCATCGAATACAGTTATAAATTGTTGATCTTATATTATACATTATTATATATAGGATTGACATAAGAAATCATGTTCCTATATGTTTAATGATATATTGTTGTATTATATTTAGGAACACTCCATAGTGGGGTGTAACTCAACGGTCAGAGTGGTATTCTTATTAAGAATACTGGTAGTGGGTTCAACTCCCACCACCCCAACTAAAAAATAAATTAAATTAGAAAAATGGAAAAGATTAATTTAAAATCTTTAGTTAAGGGTACAGCAGACATTGTTTGTGTAAATTCAGGTGGTATTGTTGTTTATAACATTACATCAGATGATAATCATATATATTAGATAGAAATAGATTTATCAGATAAACATGATGTAGGTGAAACAGCAGCATTCTTACCACATTATGATAGAGCACTTATTCTTATGAGATGGATTAGACGTTCTATAGATAATGATACTATAATAAAGATTAAATAAAAATATTTTTGATTTTTTATCAGACAAATTTTTTTATTTGAAATATATTATGTATCTTTGTATTGTTAATAAAATAACAAACAAAAATTGTTCTTTGAAATATTGATAACAAAATAAGAAAATAATTTTTTGAAAATTTTTCTTAGAATATTTTTTAATTCAAAATAAAGATGTATCTTTGAATTGTAATTAAAAAATAAAGTTCTTTGAAATTTTGATAGACAAATATAGAAATTATTCATATAATATATGTTATGTTTAATGTTACTGAGAAGTTAATCAGATATAATATTGAACTTCAAATTTAAAAGTAACTTCATAAATAATTTCATTATTGTTTATGTGAGGAAACAAACATAACTATATGAATTTATAATAATGATGCTGCCAAAGAAAAATATGATTGAAAAATATCAGGCTCTATATAAGATTTCTTATATTAGACTGCTTGTCCAAAGTGCATCAGGAGATATATATAGAATATTAAAGTCCTTTTAATATTGCTATTGCTTTCAAAAAGATATATCTCCACGAGCTGAATAGAACAAATGAACGACTCAAGCTAATGTTTGGTTATATACATAAATCTTATAAGAATAAGAAGTGTCACTGTAACGGTCGGATGTGTAGTTAACTGACTTTAAAGTTATATTTGGGTATTTAGCTGGAAGGTCAAGCATCTGACTGTTAATCAGAAGACGTGGGTTCGATTCCCTCAGTACCCGCAAGTTAAAAACATAACATTTTATATATGAAGGCTCGTACCTTTCAAATTCAGATGATACCGTCAAGGCGGAGATATATAATGTTTCTGAATATGTTTTTTGATGATTGATTAAATAATAACGTAGTTTAACGGTAAATGAAGTCTTACGTTAAAGTAAGGGTTAAACAATTTAAGAAATAAAAACAGCGCTATTTCTTTTATTTCTTAAAAAGAAGGGTTCATCACTGCGTATTGCAACTATGAAGTAAGGGAAGTGCAACTCCACCCTGTTAGTTATTTAATCTTATTTTTAATTTAAATTAAATTTTTATTATAGTATACCACTTGTGAAAGCAGTATACTAGATTTAGATGGTTAACTCAGTGGTTAGAGTTCTCGGCTTACATCCGAGCTGTCAGGAGTTCGAATCTCTTACCATCTACCTTTTGGGTTTGTCTTTCGTATAGACATGGTATTACTATGGTCCTAAAGAAAAGAGAAGTAACGAGGTATGAAAATGAAATATAGATAAGGGGAAAGGAGCATTAACTGCGAGTGCAGTGTGCAAAATGGAACTGGAGTGAAAGATGATTAGTGAAGCGAAAATTGAAGTATGTATTGTAAGGATAAAGGTGTGTTCGAATCCATCAAGACAACTAATAAAAATATTTATAATTTAAATAGACTTTTATATGTTTATTCAATATAAATATTGAATCATAAAATATGAAGATATTTATGTTTTATATATTGAGTATTTATGAATTGAGTCGTTAGAAGAATTTAATTTATAAATTATGTATGTAAAAATTAAATAAATTCATATTTTTAAAAAGATAAGATTTAGATAATTATTTTTCTATATAGTTAATATATAGTTTTTAAGGTTAACTTCATATATATTATAAAATTTATATATGTTATTAAGTTAAATATCTAAATATTGTTTTTAACTCAAAAGAATTTTATAGGGTATTATCTAAATCTCTATAAATTGGGGGTATAGCTCAGTTGGCTAGAGCATCTGCTTTGCACGCAGAGGGTCATGGTTTCGAGTACCATTATCTCCACGCTAGGTGTGAAACATTACAGTAATAAGGATTAAACTATATTATTAGACAATATACTTAATTACTTATTAAATAAATGAATTAAAGTAAACATGTAGAATATATTATTAAGTCTAAATATAAAATATATTTGAAGGCGTATGTTAATTTCATTCTGGTTAGAACCTATTTTAAATCCTATAGGTGAACGGGCAGCGGTGAATGTTTCAGGTAAAATTTAATGAAATATATTATCCCACAGGGCAAGGGCGTGCTATTAAAATACCGTAAAGCCGGTAAGCTATAAGAGTATTAAAAGGTTCAATTCCTTTTGTATATTTCATTAATTTTGGGTGAGTGTCCCGAGTGGCAAAGGGGGCTGACTGTAAATCAGCTGTCATTTGACTTCGTAGGTTCGAGTCCTACCTCACCCACAAATATGTCAGAATTAAAAGAATATATATGTGAATCTTGTAATAAAAAGTTTTATTCTACTAAGACTTTTAGAAAAGATAGACATATAAAATGTGATGAATGTAAACAAAAACGTAAACATTCTAAAGAAAATGAATTAAATAGTATATTAGATTGTTCTAAAAGAACAATATCTAAAATATTGAAACGTTCAAAAATAGGATGTGCAATATGTGGGTGGAATGAATCTACTTGTGATATTCATCATATAATAGAAAAATCTAATGGTGGAACTGATGATATTTCTAATTTAATTATTGTATGTCCAAATCATCATAGAATGATACATACGAATAAATGCTATTCAATAGATTATTTACAAAGTTTATCTATTAAAAATACATTTAATAATTGGAAAGATTATTATCATCCAGAAAGATAATTAGTTATGTAAGTTAAGATATGGTGCGTTAGTTCAGTTTGGTCAGAATGCTACACTGTCACTGTAGAGGTCACGGATTCGAGTTCCGTACGCACCGCAAAAATTTGGTTATATAGTTCAAAATAGGTGGAGTAGTTAATAACTGGTAATTGACATGAATATCTATTGGAAGTAATATAAAAACTAATATGAGATGTTTGCGGATCAAATGGTATTATTCTTAAGCTCTTTTACCGTTATTAGTTTTTATATTATGAGTAAGTAGAGAATACAATAATTATCGTTTACTCATAGAATACCCTGGGTCGAGGGAGATTAATGGTTCGAATCCATTTATAACCGCTATGAATATTATTAGATATGTTTATTGAAACATTGGACTATAGTATAATGGTAGTACAGAAGATTTTGGTTCTTCTAGACTGGGTCCGAATCCCGGTAGTCCAACGATTTTAGTGAATATTTAAAAATAATAAAAATATTATATTGCGGGATGGAGCAGTTGGTAGCTTGTCTGGCTCATAACCCGAAGGTCGTGTGTTCGAGTCACACTCCCGCTACTATTAAATGGACCTTGCGTATGGCTGGTGCCTGTACATTGGACTGAATTAACAGAATAAACTGTATAAAATTAATCTCTATATATTATATTTTATGGATATAAAATTATTAGTTCGACTCTAATTATAGAGACAATCCAGGGGTTGTGGTTCGATTCCACAAGGGTCCACTTTAACTGAAAAATCATATATACAGTTCGAATAAATAAAATTAATTTTATTATGAATTGCGAAAATTGTGGGAAATATTATATTAAACCTATTTATGGTTCTGGACGATTTTGTTGTGGAAGTTGTAGATGTGCATATACAAATAAACATAGGAAAATATCTAACGAAACAAAAGAAAAAATATCAGAGTCATTAAAAAGGTATTATAATATAAAAAATGATATAAAAATTAAAAAATATTTTTGCGGTACATTATAGTTAAATAATGAAAACCCTGAAATATCAAAACATTAGTCATCAAAATGGTTTAATAAATTAATACCATTTGGATTAAATATTAATACATTATATACAAAAAAATTTGTTGATGAATATAATAAAGTTAAAGATTTATTATATACTGAATATGTAATTAATCAATTATCACCAAAAGATATTTATATTAAATATAATTGTAAAAAATATATAAATAATTCTGAAACTTTATTACATCTATTTAAATCATATAATTTTCCTATACGACATTTTAGTGAATCAACAACAGTATCATATTTACATGGTAAATTAAAAGGACCCACACATACATTAGGTAAAGATTGCTATCATATTACATGGAATAATAAAAAAGTATATTTACGAAGTACATATGAATTAGATTATGCATTATATTTAGATTCAAAACAAATTGATTATGATGTTGAATGTAAGAGAATAAAATATTATGATTCTATTAAATAGAAATATAGATGCGCAATACCAGATTTTTATATTTCAAATAAAAATTTATTAGTTGAAGTAAAATCTAATTATACATTAGATATTTAGAATATGAAAGATAAATTTAATGAATATATAAAATTAGGATATAATGTTAAATTAATACTAGAACATAAAGAAACAGATTTATATAAATTATAAAATAATTATTAGAAATATACTTTACAGTTTTAATGTCGTATATTATCTAATAATGATATAAACAAGTATAGACTTCCAAGTAGAATAATGAGTAAGTTTATAATTATATGCTAGCTAATTTATAGACAGAAGAACTGATAAGGGTTACAGGTCAATTATTGAAAGGAATTGGTTTGAACATTAGTTCATAGATGTGAAGAGCAGCAGATTTCGTAAGAAGCCATAAGTTGACACACAACAATTTCGTAAAACAGCGCAAGTGCCTAATAGCGAGTATTCCTTTATATAAAGGGTGAAAAAGTCTGTGTCTCGTAAATCTACTTGTTTA